CTCTTGATATTGATTCAACTGTAGTAACATTAACAGGTACACAAACTCTTACAAACAAGACACTAACATCACCAACATTAACAACTCCTGATCTTGGAACTCCATCAGCAGGAACTTTAACAAATGCAACTGGTCTTCCAGTAGCAACTGGTATTTCAGGTCTTGGAACTAGCGTAGCAACATTCCTTGCTACACCATCTAGTGCCAACTTAGCAGCAGCAGTAACTGGTGAAACAGGAACTGGCGCACTAGTATTTGCTGAGAGTCCAACTTTGGTAACTCCAGCACTTGGAACTCCAGCGTCTGGAACAATGACAAACGTAACTGGATTACCTATTTCAACTGGTGTATCTGGTCTTGGAACTGGCGTAGCAACATTTCTTGCAACTCCATCTTCTGCAAACCTTGCATCAGCATTAACTGATGAATCAGGATCTTCAACAGTAGCATTTACTAACAGTCCAACTTTTGTTACACCAAACATTGGTGCAGCAACAGCAACAAGTATTACACTTGACGATGCACTAATAGGTTCTGCAGCAAACGTTGCTGGAACTTCAGCAACTACAATTGACTCATGGTCAACAAGCACTTACCGATCTGCAAAATATATTGTACAGATGATAAAAGGTAGTGATATTGAAGTAATTGAGTTACTTGTTACAGTTGATGGATCAAACAACGTTTACTTAACAGAGTATGCAGATGTAATCAGCAATGCTGAACTAGGAACAACTAACGCTGTTTACAGTGGTGGAAACGTTCTTCTTCAGGTAACTGGTGCATCAGCATCTACCGCTGTTAAAGTACACAAGATTTATATTGAAGTATAACTAGAATAGAGGTTATAAGTGGCAACAGTAAATAAAGACTTCAGAGTAAAGCACGGCATTATTGTAGCCGATGGCGGAACTTTTGGATCAACAGTCACAGTTGCCACTCCTACCTTAGATACACATGCAACAACAAAACTATATGTAGATACAGCAGTTGGATCACCAACTATTGGAACAACACAGCCAGGATCTCCAGCAAATGGAAATTTATGGTTTGATACAGTAACAGAACGTATTCACGTATACTACAATAGTGAGTGGATTGCAATTGCTACCCTTGAAGATTCTGAAATATTGCCTAACCATATTCATGACACAGCAATTGATGGAACTGGGTTGGTTGTAAGTAGATTTATTGATGCTGGGTTTTATTATGAGCCTGGCGTTCTTGTAAGTGCTGGACTTTACAACACTACAGATTTTGAAGCAACGTATGACGGTGGTACAGCAACAGATAACTTTAACTAATTATCTGTTATAATATAACTAAGTATAAGGAGTAATAAATGGCAACCAGAATGCAACAGCGTAGAGGAACTGCAGCGCAGTGGATCTCTACAAACTCAGGAGCAGGACCAGTATTAAATGCTGGTGAAATGGGCTGGGAATCAGATACAAATAAATTTAAAATTGGTGACGGTGTAAATAACTGGACAAGCCTAGACTACTTCTCCGACATTAACTCTACTGTTAACCCTGCTTTTGGTACAAGCATTGTTTTTGAAGGTGCTACTGCTGACTCTTACGAGACTACCGTTGCAGTAACAGACCCAACTGCTGACAGAACAATCACTCTTCCAGACGCTACTGGAACTGTAGCACTTACAAGTGATATCACATTAACAGCATCATCAACAACCACACTTTCAAACAAATCAATCTCACTTGGCTCAAACACAGTTACATCAACTCTCGCTCAGTTAAATACTGCAGTATCTGATGCAGATGTAGCGTCACTTGCAGGAACAGAAACTCTTACAAATAAAACTTTAACAAGCCCAATCTTAACTACACCAAATATTGGAGTAGCATCTGGTACATCACTAACGCTAACTGGTGATTTAACAGTTCAAGGAACTACTACAACTATTGATTCAACTACAATTGCTGTTAAAACTGCTTTTGTTTTTGAAGGTGCAACAAACGATTCTTATGAAACCACACTTACAGTAACAGACCCTACAGCAGATAGAACAGTAACTATTCCAGATGCAACAGACACATTAGTAGGACGTGCAACTACAGATACGCTTACTAATAAATCAATTTCACTTGCTTCAAACACAGTTACATCAACTCTCGCTCAGTTAAACACTGCAGTTAGTGATGCAGATGTAGCCTCCCTTGCTGGATCTGAAACACTTACAAATAAGACAGTTGCTCTTGGCTCAAATACAGTATCAGGAACTTTAGCACAATTCAATACCGCCGTCACGGATGCTGACTTTGCATCTTTAGCGGGTAGTGAAACACTTACAAATAAGACTATTAGCATTGCTTCAAATACCTTAACTGGAGTTGCCCCACTTGCCTCACCTACATTTACAGGAACTGTAACGCTGCCATCAGGCACAGTTACTTCAACAATGATTCTTGATGGAACTATTGCAACTGCAGATATTGCAGATTCTGCAGTAACATCAGCAAAGATTGCAAATGACACAATTGTAGATGCAGACATTAACTCTGCTGCTGCCATTGCAACATCTAAAATCTCAGGACTTGATACAGCACTTGGCCTAAAGGCTCCACTTGCAGCACCAGCATTCACAGGAACTGCAACAGCAGTTAACTTAACAATTTCTGGGGACTTGACAGTAAACGGAACTACGACAAACCTTAATTCAACTAACTTAGTTGTTGAAGATAAGAATATTGTTCTTGGAGATACAGCAACCCCTACAGATGTAACTGCTGATGGTGGCGGTATAACACTAAAAGGCCTATCAGATAAGACATTTAACTGGGTAGACGCTACAGATGCTTGGACCTCATCAGAACACATCAACCTTGCTTCTGGCAAGTCATATTCTATTAATGGAACTGCTCTTAAAGATGTATCTGAAACTCTTTCAAATAAAACACTAGCAAGTGCAGTAGCAACAACAGCACTTACTCTTAATGCTACAGCAGAACTTAGATTAGCAGATACAGACTCAAGTCACTATGTTGGTTTTAAGGCTCCAGGAACTGTTACAACAAATAAGGTTTGGACACTTCCTTCAGCAGATGGAACTGCCAATCAAGTCTTAACAACAAATGGTTCTGGAATTTTATCATTTGCCTCTGCTTCAGCAGGAGTAGATGAAGCAATTATAATTATGGGTGCTTACTAAAATACAAAGCACTAACTCTTAACTAGAGATTAACACGCCTTAAACAAGCGTGTTTTTCTTTTTAATTCTATGATATACTTAACACTACTTTGGATTCTGCAAAGTACTTATATTATTAATAGAAAGTTGGAACATAAGTGTCAGATATCTTTTCTTTTCGTTTGTCAGATGAGTTTGTAAATAAATATACTGAGGTACCAGCCCCATTTGGCTTTTCAGATGCTGGGTCAAACTCTTTAGGAGAGATTACCTTCATACGCACATACTCTAGGATGAAAGAAGATGGAACAAAAGAAAGATGGCATGAGGTTTGCAAGCGGGTAATTGAAGGAATGTACTCTGTACAAAAAAACCATGCTAAAGATAATCGCCTCCCATGGAACGATAACAAGGCTCAGAAGTCTGCCCAAGAAGCCTTTCAAAGAATGTTTGAATTAAAGTGGACACCACCAGGTCGTGGTCTTTGGGCATTTGGAACCCCTATGACTATGGAAAAACGTAACTCTGCTTCTTTGCAGAACTGCGCTATGGTCTCTACTCGTGATATTGATCGTAATGATCCAGGAGCATTATTTGCTTGGGTTATGGATGCATTAATGCTTGGTATAGGTGTAGGGTTTGATACCGTCGGTCAAGATAAAGAAATGTCTATCTATGCTCCAACAGAACCAGAAAATGTATGGGATATTCCAGATACTCGTGAAGGTTGGGTTGACTCAGTAAGAATGCTTTTAAATTCATACCTACGACCTAATCAGGCTATACAGAAGTTTAACTATGACCTTATCCGTCCACTAGGAGCACCCATAAAGGGCTTTGGTGGGGTTGCTAGCGGTCCAGAACCACTCATTGCACTACACAGTAAGATAGACAGGGTAATTGGCGGTAGACCAGGAGAAACTCTTGATTCTCGTGCAATAGTAGACATTGTAAACCTTATTGGTACATGCGTTGTTTCTGGTAATGTTCGTCGTTCCGCTACTTTGGCTTTAGGAAATGCTGAAGATAAAGATTTTATTAATTTAAAAAATGCAGAGGTTTTTCCAGATAGAAACTCATTTGATTCAGAGAATCCAGGATGGGCTTGGATGTCTAATAATTCTATCTCTGCAGAAGTTGGAACAAAGTATGAAGACTATGTTGATTTAATTGCAGACAATGGTGAGCCAGGATTTATTTGGCTAGATGTTGCTAGAGATTATGGAAGATTGGCTGACGCTCCAGATTATAAAGATTCTCGTGTTATGGGATTCAACCCATGCGCTGAACAACCATTAGAAAGTTATGAATTATGCACACTTGTAGAAGTTCATCTAAATCGTCATGAAGATAAAGAAGACTTTTTACGTACGCTAAAGTTTGCTTATTTATACGGTAAAACCGTTACGCTTATGCCAACACATTGGCAAGTTACAAATGGAATTATGCAACGTAATCGTCGTATTGGAACATCGCTTACTGGTATTGCATCTTTTGCAGATAAAAAAGGTATGCCAGTAATTCGTGAGTGGATGGACGAGGGGTATCAAAAGATTCGCTCATACGATCATACCTATTCAGAATGGTTATGTGTACGTGAATCAATTCGTGTAACTACCGTCAAACCTTCAGGATCTGTTTCATTGTTATCTGGTGCAACACCAGGAGTCCATTGGGGTCCAGGAGGAGAGTTCTATCTTCGTGCTATAAGGTTTGGTAATACAGATCCAATGGTGCATTTATTTAAAGCGGCAGGGTATAAAATTGAAGATGACGTAGTATCAGCAAACACTTCAGTAGTATATTTCCCAGTAGCATCTGGACATCCTCGTTCTGAGAAGGATGTAAGTCTTTTTGAAAAAATTGGTTTGGCTGCTACTGCTCAAAAGTATTGGTCTGATAATGGAGTATCTGTAACTTTATCATTTGATAAGGAGTCTGAGACTAAACATATTGCTCCAGCATTACATATGTATGAGGGTCAATTAAAGGCAGTTTCATTTTTACCTATGGGTAATAAAACTTATCCTCAACAACCATATACAAACATTACAAGAGAAGAGTATAACTCTTATGTTGGTAAAATTGGTAAAATTGATTGGTCTGCTATTTATGATGGCAAGGATAACCTTGATGCAGAGTCTGAAAAGTATTGCTCAACAGACGCTTGCGAAATCAAACTATATTAGTCTTCATCCTGCTATAATAAGGGGATAGGAGAAATATGTCTACCCCATCAAATTTATATGCAGAAAAAGTATATTCTGAGCATCCGCTAGTTTTGTGGGCATTAGACGACACTCTTGACTATAAAAGTTTAATTACTGAAGCGCAACGTAATCTTACAACGCTGTGGACAAAAACAAACTGCGTCTCTGCAACATCGTCAGAAGACTTAACTGAGCCATTTGTAGATAGTCATTTATCAAGAATTAGAGTTAACGTTCCAGTAACAGAAACACTTGAATCATCAGTCATTAGCCCAAATATTCTTAATATTAATACTCTTGCAGATCTTGGAACATTTACTATTGGATCATACTTTTACTCAAATAGCGTTTATTTGCAGAGTGTTTCTATAGGCTATGAATATACAAACCCAGCCACTTCAACCATAGTCCAAAATTTAAAAACCTTTACTAGCACACTTTATCAAAAGTGGGGATTTATTTCTGAGACTTTTGAAATTCCAAATATTTCTGCACAATTACGAATTGTTATTAAAATTAAAATTTTTGAAGGTTCAGGAACATCAGCAGATAATGAATTTTATATAAATGGTATTACTTTTGGGCAGTGGAATGAAGAATTTAATACATATTCTCTAAATGGAATAACAGAAACCACAGTTCCAGCAACAATAAGCATCTATGGCGGATATGATGCAGTAGAGGCACAAGCATATGGAGTTGCAGAAGACTCTGGATACTATATTACTGAAGGTGGTTTAAAGTGTAAAAATGCTGGCATTCCTTTAGTTTACGGTGCAAGCGGAGTGACAAGGTTAGAGCCAAATACTGAAGCATCTTTAATACTTCCAGGTAAAGGATTTTTAAATAAAAAAGGACAGTATAACGATTATACAATTGAGTTCTGGGCAAGAATAGCAGTAAACACATCTACACCATTTAAAATATTTGGACCAATAGCATCCGAAGATGGCCTGTATGTTGAAGATGGATTTTTAACATTAGTTATTGGTGATCAGTTTGCATCACACTTCGTTGGTGAGTGGTTTAGACCAATGCTTATTCATATTCGTTTAATTAAAGATTCTGCATCTTTATTGGTTAATGGTGAAGAAGTTTTATCATTATCTTTAGATACTGCTAATTTAACTCTTCCAGCAGAACTTGATAATATCGGAGATAGTCAAGACTGGGTAGGATTCTATGCAAGCAATACTGTGTATCCTTTTGAAATTGATTGTGTTGCCGTATATTCTTATCAGGTTCCAATTACAATTGCAAAACGCAGGTGGGTTTATGGACAAGGAGTTGTTTCTGCAGAAGGAATAAACTCATCATATGGAGGAACAACCGCTTTTGTAGATTATCCATTTGCAAATTACACTGCTAACTATAATTATCCAGATTTTGCTGGTTGGGATCAAGGAAGTTTTGATAACTTAGCAACTACTCAAACAAGTTTAAGAACGCCAGAATATTCTTTACCAGAAATATTTTTAGGTACTAAAACATTGCAAGAACTATATGATGATAACAAAGACGCACAAGATAACGAGTCTGGTCCCGTCATTACTGATAAATTTTTGTCCTTTAGACCTAATAATACCTGGAATTCCGTTGATTCATATATTAATTTTTCAAGATTTAACTTATTGTCAAGTGAAGTTGAGAGTTGTTATGGAGTCTTTAGTTCTCACAACCTAGCATCAAATGAGATATTATTTAAAATATATAACCCTTTAAACAATAACTATTTTACAATTCTTAAAGACGGAAATTTAATTAAATATTCTTTAACCTATAACGGAACCACTCAACTCCTATCTACCTCTACAACAATAACTGCTAATAGTCTTTTTGCAGTTGGATTTAACATAAAAACATTATCAGAAAAATTTGGCAGTGATATAAGTTCTTTTTTTGGAAATCAAAGTTCACTAAAAATGTATGTTTGTGGAGATAATTCTGGAGACTATACCTTTACAGGAAGACTTTATTCTATTGGATTGGGAACAACTTTAAATTCTACAAAAATAACAGACTATATTGACACAAACGGTTTTATTGAATTAGACAAAGGACAGCAGTTAATTGATCACACAGCCAGTTACACAGTCCTTCCTTCGGAGGCGTATGAGAAGTATTTCTTAGACATAGGGGTTGCAGGGTATTGGCAAGATTACCTACCTCTTTCTTACTTTGCTCAATTTGTAAAAAATAGCAATGATGAAAAATTTTATGAAATAGATTTTTTACAATTTAACTTGGGATACCCAACAACCACCACCTTACAGCAAGAGTCTGGAACGTCCTCTTCGTATTATAATACAGATGGCGCACAAATAAAAAGTTATGCAACATTTCAATATGTTGCGGATGGTGCAAACATTCCTACTTCTTTTGCTAATGAAGAACCACCAGGTGAATACAAAATACTTGACTTAAATAACTACGAAAACTGGGAAACAACAAAGTTTGAAATTTTAAACAATACATTGATTTACCCAATTAAAACCACAGACTTTAATAAAATTGCAATTGTCTATAGTCTTGAATTTAACAGTCGTGGAGTTTTGACTAAGCCAATCCTATTAAATAAGTTACAGTTGGCCTCTCAAGCATTTAATGATAACTCCTTTAATCCAGTAGGAACAAGGTTTGGAGTAGACTTATTTCCATATAAAAAAAACGGAATCTACTTTGATTACAAATCTAAAAATCCGTTTAGCATATATAAAGAAAGCACCCCATATCTATATTTAACAAAAACATCTGGAATTGAAGTACGTGGTGAAATAGATATTTTAGAAAATCGTGGACTAAATCTTCCAATTAACAAAGAATTGGCAACAGCCTATAAAGTAAGCGCTATGCAATTGTGGTTAAGATATGATCAGGACACATTTCCAATAACCGCAACAGAGATTTTTGAAATTAACCATAAAGGCGGAACCCTTAAATTTTACCTACAGGCAAACAGCCCCGACCTAGATAGAGGTAGGATATTTGTTTTGAATCAAAACGGTGTTCCTTATAATGGTGTTGGATTTTATTTAAATGGTAGTCTGGTAAGAGAGCCCGTCTTATCTCTTAAGGAGTGGTCCTCAATAGGTGTAGCATTTTTAACCTCTCTTGTCTATAATTCATATCTTGGAAGCATAAATTTAACGGGGCCAGTATTATTTAATAACATTGCATATTATCAGGCAAACAGCCTATTAGAGGTTGAAAGTAGGACAATAAGAACTTGGTTTCAGGCACTAACAGACGGTATTGCAACAAATGATTGGCAGTTTTGGTCCAGTAACTTTACATGGGATGGAATGTTAGTAATAGGATCATCAGAGTTCTATGGAATTAATCCCTCAGATATTTATAAAACATATATAGGCACAAATAAAATAATTGTTGATGACGGAGAGGGACTGGTCTATCAGCCTGAAAAATTAAATATATATGCAGGTACAGAGTGGTCAACCAACGTCTCCACACCAGTATAGTCTGATATACTTATGGTTATGGAATCCTTAATTAATCCAAAAACTGGTAAGCCTTATGTTAAAAATGTACGCCGTCAGGTAATAGATAAGCACTACGACTGGGGTCTTTACGTATATAAGACATCCGCTGGTAAATGGTTTACAGACGACGAAGGCTCAGTTTTAAACATACCGTCTGACCGTGGAGATCTTACAAAAATTGCAGAATTAAAAAAGGTTGCAATACACAATGGAGATGATGGACTTGGCAAAGCGGTATTTGTTCCAGGGTTGACTCAAGTTAGTGAAGAAGAGTATTCCGAACAAAAAGCAAGAATGAAAGAAGGCTTGATCCCTTCAATGAATGATTTAGGCGCTTGGCATGCAGCCCAGCAGACATTAGAAAAACATGGAAGAGGGGCTATGGATGAGTGAAGAACAGTATATCCGTGCAAGTCTTAACACAGAAGAAAAAGAAGACAGCATCTTTAAATCGCATGATCCCTTTAACAGAACTTGGGATGTTTTAAAAGATTATGTTGGGCTTGACCAAAACTTTCGTCGTAGAACAACTCGTAATTTAACAAAATATGCTGCACCAGAATTTAATGAAGCATACCTAGACGCAGCAAACGCAACTCCATCGGGAGTAAATGCGGGATCTAAACAAATCAATCCAGGCACGGTATATAGAAATGGTTACGGACTGTTTGACGTAATCACCCCTCCATATAACATGTACGAATTAGCCAACTTCTATGACACATCTTTTGCCAACCATGCTGCTATTGACGCTAAAGTAGAAAACATTGTTGGTCTTGGATATCGCTTTGATATTTCAGATAGAACGTTATTAAGGTTTGAAATGAACGACGATGCAGGTGCGGTAAGCCGTGCTCGTAGTCGTATTGAAAGAGCCAAGATTCAAGTACGTGACTGGCTAGAAAATTTAAATGATGATGACAGTTTTACAAAAACAATGGAAAAGGTTTACACAGATCTTCAGGCAACAGGTAATGGATTCATTGAAATAGGTAGAACAACCGCTGGAGAAATTGGTTATATTGGCCATATTCCAGCAACAACTGTTCGTATACGACGCTTGCGTGATGGGTTTGTCCAGATTATTGGTCAAAAGGTGGTTTACTTTAGAAATTTTGGAGCAAAGAATGCAAATCCTTTAGGCACAGATCCACGGCCTAATGAGATAATTCATTTAAAACAATACTCACCTTTAAATACATTTTATGGGGTTCCAGATATTATTGCAGCAATGCCATCTCTTATTGGAGATCAACTTGCATCTCAATATAATATTGACTACTTTGAAAACAAGGCTGTTCCAAGATATGTTGTAACCCTAAAGGGTGCAAAACTTTCAGGGGATGCTGAAGATAAGATGTTTAGATTTTTACAAACTGGACTTAAGGCTCAGTCACATAGAACTCTTTATATTCCTCTTCCTGGAGACACAGAAGGTAATAAGGTTGAGTTTAAGATGGAGCCAATTGAAAACGGCATTCAGGACGGCTCATTTAAAGAGTATCGCAAACAAAACCGTGATGATATCCTAATTGCTCATCAAGTTCCTATTTCAAAACTAGGTGGTGCAGACTCTGGAGGCATTGCAGCAGCACTTTCTCAAGACCGCACATTTAAAGAACAGGTTTCTCGCCCAGCACAAAGACATTTAGAGAAGGTTGTAAATAAAATTATAAGGGAAAAGACAGATATTCTTGAACTTAAGTTTAACGAATTAACCCTAACCGATGAAATTGCACAATCTCAAATCCTTGAAAGATATGTAAAGACTCAGGTTATGACTCCAAACGAGGCTCGTGAAATGTTAGACTTGCCACTAAGAGCAGATGGAGATACTCCATTTGTTATGTCTCCAAGACAAGCAACTGATGCTAGAGCAAATTTAGCAGGGGATCGCCAAAGAGATTCAGAAAGAACAAATAACAATTCTGATTCGCCAACTACAATATCTGGTCGCAATGCACAGGGTGAAGGTAGATCGTCTCAATAGTTGAGAAACTTCTTTAAAGCGGTGCTATAATTATAACGTTATGTTAATAAATAAGGCTCATTGGGAAACTAAAGGTGACAGTGTTCGCCTTTCAATGCCCATCGGAAAAGTAGATGTTGAGCGCCGTATGGTCTCTGGTTTTGCAACCCTTGACAACGTTGATCGCCAAAATGATATTGTAACAACAGAGTCTAGTATAGATGCTTTTAAGAATTTTCGTGGCAACCTTCGTGAAATGCATCAGCCAAGTGCTGTTGGTAAAATTGTTTCTTTTAAAGAAGATAAGTATTTTGATCCAAGCACTAAAAAGTTTTATAGCGGAGTTTATGTTTCTGCTTACGTTTCAAAAGGTGCACAGAATGCATGGGAAAAAGTTTTAGATGGAACCTATACTGGTTTTTCAATAGGTGGAAACATTAAAGAATGGGATGACGCTTACGACGAGAAAATAGATAAGACAATTCGTGTAATTAAAACTTATGAGTTGTCAGAACTCTCTCTTGTAGATAACCCAGCAAATCAATTTGCAAACATAGTTTCTATTGAAAAAATTAATGGGCAAAACGTAGTTGATGGATATTTATCAAAAACAGAAATTGAAAATGTATTTTGGGACTCAGAAAACGGTATTGTAATGGTATCTGATTCTGACTCTGCAACAAGTCCAGTAAATGGTAATGCAATGCAGAATATTGGGTTTATAGAAAAAAATGATAAAGATACAGAAAAACTAATAAAATTCTTAGTTGATAGTGCTAAAGGCATTAATACAATTAAGATTACTAAGGAGGTAAAACTAATGACAGAATCAACAGACACAGTTTCAGAAACTGTAGTTGAAAATGCAGAGGTTGCTCCAGAGGCACAAGCAGCAGAGGTAGTAGCAGAAGCAACAGAAATTGTTGCAGAAGCAGTAGAAACCCCTGCAGTCGTTGAAGAGGCACCAGCAGTTGAAGAAATTGCTCTTGCTAAGTCAGATGACGCTAGTGCAGAATCTTCTGTTGCAAAAGCAGCAGTTGAAGTAGAGACTGTGGTGGAAAAATCCGTTGCAGATGTTAAAGAAGAAGTTGCTAAAGCAGTTTCAGAAATTAATAGTTCTCTTACTAATGCCTTTGGCGATCTTGCTGCAACTATCAAATCTCTTAACGAGAAGGTAACAGCAGTAACAAAATCTCTTGAATCGGTAACATCTGATGTTAATGGAATCAAGAACAACTTTAACGAGTTTGGCAAGCGAGTAGATCTTGTAGAACAAGACACCGCTTTCCGCAAGTCTGGCGATCTAGGCGAGATCGTACAGGAATCACCACAAGTGATTCATAAAACCCTATGGGGCGGTCGTTTCCTCACAAATGCCGACCTGTTTAACTAAGGTAAAAAATCACTAGGAGGTGAAAATAATGTCGGAACAAAACACAAATATAGAAAAAAACTATCCAGGTGCTGGAGATGGCGCAGAGATTAACTCAGCGGGATCATTAGTATCGGGTGGTGTTGGAAGTGCAACTGGTCTGAATGCTGCAGGAGGATCTGTAGGTTCACAACTTGGTAACACTGCAACTGCTGGCTTCGGTTCAACAACTGGAGATAATGCAGTTAATCCAACAGGTAACGCAGGAGGTATTCTGCGCCCTGAACAAGCACAACGCTTTATTGATTACGTATGGGATGCAACTGTCCTTGCTAAAGATGGCCGTCGTGTCACCATGAGAGCAAACACCATGGAAATTGAAAAAGTCAACGTTGGAGAACGTGTAATTCGTGCAGCATCACAAGGCTCACCAAACTACACAAACACTGGCGCTAGATTTACAAAAGTTGAACTAACAACAAAAAAGATTCGTCTTGATTGGGAAGTAGCAACTGAAGCACTTGAAGACAATATTGAAGGCGGAGCATTGGAAGATCGTCTAGTACGATTAATGACCAACGCATTCGGTAACGATATTGAAGATCTTGCTATCAACGGTGATGGAGCAACAGGAGATTTCTTGTCCATCATGTCTGGTTTCGTAAAGCAAACTCGTGGAACAGTAGGAAATGCTGCTCACGAATATGCTGCAACCGTAGCAGACAATAACTTTACCACAACAGTAATGCAAGGCTTGCTATTAGCAATGCCTCGTAAGTACCGTGCCCTTAAGAGCAATCTTAAGTTCTACGCAGGTACTGATGCTTTTGCTGGTATTGTTCGTAACAACGGTACACTAGCAGATGCTATTTCAGCAGCGTTCTCTGATCGCACTGGTAGCACACCGCAAAACCGTCAAGATTACATGGATGGTGCTGCACAGACATTTGGTAATGCACGTACAACTCGTGTACTAGGTGTAGATGTACTAGAAGTTCCTTACTACCCAGCAGGTTATGTTGATTTAACATTCCCTTCTAACCGTGTATGGGGCTTCCAGAGAGACATCACTGTAAACCGTGAATACAAACCAAAGAAAGACACAATTGAATACACAGTATTCGTACGATTTGGTCTTGCTTGGGAAGAACTAGATGCAGTCGCTTATGTTGACTCAGATAGTGCTGATTCCTAAAATATAGTCATCACGTACTAGGGAGGGCGGAATAAAAACCGCCCTCCTTATTGTCATTCTGATGGTATAATTACAAGTGAGCACTGGAGAAAAAAATGAATTTAACAATGGATCAGTTAAAAGATAAAACAGTAATGGCATTAAAAGCATATGCAAAGAAAAATAACATAGAATTATTTGAATCAAATACAAAACTTGAAATTTTAGAAATTTTGGCTAGTTGGATTCCGCCAGAAGTAAAAGAAGAAACTGCAGAAAAAGCAGGTAAAAATAAAGACTTAACAAACAAAATAGCATTACACTCAGACAGAAATCTTCATATGGAAGGCTTGGGTGCATTAGTTGTGGGGTATAACATAGTCTCAAAGGAGGCATCGGAAAAGTGGCTTACTCACAGGTTAGTACGAATAGCACAACCTGAAGAAGTAGCATCTTATTACGCTAAAGTATAATGTCAGTAGTCCTTCGTTTACCCCCGTATCCTTTAACTGTTAAATACACAGTTCCAGACGCTAATGCCAAATACGTTATAGTTGTTCAAGATGTTGCAGAGCAATCAGAAACTACTTCTTATAGAACATCAAATGCCAGCAAGGAAGTTACTTATACACTAGATGATGATTTTATTAAATATGATAAATCGTATGCCCTGACAATTCATGAAGATTTAGAAGAAAGTGGCATGGTCGTAGCAGATCGTGGAGACATAGTCGTTGAAGATAACCTAGAAATAAAGCGTCCATACGTAAGCCCTACAATTTTAGCATCAATAAATAATCAAACATCTGCAACAGAAATTGCTAAATATACAGAGTATGAAAAATTAGCAAGAGCAATTATTGACTCAATAACTGGTGGTTTTTATTATGAACGTGGATTTATTGAGATTGTTGGACAAGAAGTAGACTATATTCCACTTTGGAAAAGAGTACACAAAATATTAAGAGTGTATGAAAACTCACAATTAGTTTATGATGTATACAACGAAGATGGACCAACTATAGGAGACTACACATACGTAATTACTAAAGATAAGACCGCACTTACAAAAGACCCAACAGCATCAAGTGGTGCAATAAATAGAGCAGAACAACGACCAGCAAGAATGCCACTTGGAACGTCAGACTCTTTTTCACTTTTTGATACAGAAGACAGTGGAAACACTATGACCGTAACTCCTGGAGTAGCATTTCCAGCAGGCATAGATCTTATATTATTATTAGAAACTGGATACAAGGTAGTACCTATTGATATTCAAGATGCTACAAAATTATTAGTTGAAGATATTAGATGCGGTAAATTAGATTATTATAAGAGATATATTAAGAACTACAGCACTGATCAATTTAAAATTGAATACGATAAAAGAATGATTGAGGGTACTGGAAATATTATTGTAGACAAGATTTTGTCTAAATATGTCAATAATGTTGTTCGTCCTGGAGTGTTGTAATGGATGCATGCGAAGTCACAGACTTTATGTTTCCAATGAAGGCTGATATCTACTTTCCTATTCTTGCACAAGGTGGCTATGGTCAACCTACAAAAAACTGGGTATACGATAGAACAATTACCTGTAACGCTACATCTGGAGGTAGGTTAAGAACAGAAGATGTCAAACCAGATAATTTTTTAAAATATGAAAACAAACTCATTGCAAGAACAAAAGAAGATCCAAGACTTTCTTCAAATAATGCAAATAACGCAATAACAAATATACTTATAACAAATATTAGAGATGCATCAGATACTATTATCTACAAAGAAACAGCGGGAGCAAGATCAGGCAAAGGAACAATTTATGAAGTAGCAACAGTTGAACCATTTGCTGGCCCATTTGGATATACAGAATATTATACAATGTTCTGGCGCAGGGCTGAAAATCAGACTGTAGGTGATTAATGATAGCAATAACAAACACAACATCCTTTACTAAACAAATGAATAATATTGTTAATTATTCTTTTGGATTTTTAGAAGGCGTTGATCGTGGTAAAAAAATATTTTTTGATAGACTAGGCAAAGGAACTATTGAAGCATTAGCGCAATACATTGATGTACAAGCCAGAGCCAATCCAAAAACACTACATCATGTTTATGAGTGGAATCAAATTAGTAGTCCAGGTGCAAGACTATTTAATTTACAATATACCGTTAGCAACTTAGGACTTTCTGTTAACTCTACATTTAGACAATCAAGAAGTGTTTCTGAAAATATGACTACTCCTTTTTATAATAAAGCAAAAATTATGGAAAAGGGTATTCCAGTAACAATAAGGCCAACAAAATCTAAAGTTTTAAAATTTAATGGTCCTAATGGAGAGATATTCACAAGCAGGCCAGTTAAAGTTGATAACCCAGGAGGAGACTTTGTTATTGGTGGTTTTGAATCTGCATTTGATGAGTTTATGATTAGATATTTTAAACAATCTTTTTTAAGAGCATCTGGAGTTTATGACTATATTAAAAAACCAACATTGTATAAGAAAAACTTTAAATCTGGTTCAGTGGCAGGTAGAAGTAAAGGAATTGACACAGGATTTAAATGGATAACCAATGCAACAATTGGGGTAGAATAAGACTATGACTATATTAACTGACACTGGATTTCCACCAACTTTTTTAAACAGATATATTTTGTCTGAGTTAGAGCATTATGAACTTATAGCAGAATCAGAAGGACTAAGTCCAATGGTTCCAGCACAGTTTCCAACAAACATTGAGGACTTGTATAACGATAGCATTCAAATTAGACAAACAGAAAGTCCTATCTTAATTGTTTACGATAGACTGATGAGGTTTAGACCTACCCCGTTTTATTTACAAAAAAGAGAACAATTGATATATTTTATTTATTCTACAGACGTTAGTAAGTTAATAGATTGTGTTCGTGTTATATCTAATGCCCTTGATCGGGAAGATTCTTCAGCAGAAGACGTAAATTCTTATAACTTTATTAATCCAACCTTAAGCAGTCCACTAGTCACAATCTCTACTAAAACCATATCAAATAAGGCACTTACAAGTAAATTTGCTACAATAACAACATCTACAGCCCATGGCTTTGTGGCAGGAGATGCTGTGACAATCACAGGGCTAGATGCTACATTTAACGGTACCTATTTTATTAAAAGTGTTCCATCAGCAACAACATTTAAATTTTCTAAAAATGCAGCAAATGTTGGTTCAGTGGCAGCATCAGGGTCTGTTTCAAAACAAGACTATACTCCATTTAATATTTTGTTCCACAGTACCAGGGTATATCAAGCAGACGAAAGCAGAGACGTAGCAGAACTAGCCTCAGCAAGAACCCTTTTTGTAAATAAGTTAATTGTTGAGTATGACTATCATATTTCGGTTGACCCAGACTCTAGGTATACATAAAAAGCGGTATAATTACTTTTAGAGGAAACACGCCAAACAACTTAATAAATACTTTATGAAAGAGGTGAATAAATATGCCATATAGCCGTGGTACGTCAAATAACGTTATTGTGGGTGCAGCAGCATTCTTCATTAACGATAACACATTGACCCCGTCAACTTTAACATCATTAGCAGTAATTGATTCAAGTGAGTCTTACAAGACCACACTTTCAGCATCTGCTTCTTATACAAACGTTGGCTACACAATGAACGGTCTTGAATTACAGTTCCAACCAGACTTCGGTGAAGTTCAGGTAGATCAAATTCTTGACGTTGCAAGACTATACAAGCAAGGTATGCAGGTAAATCTTGCTACCGCTTTTGCTGAAGCAACTCTAGAAAACTTGCTTATTGCATTAGCATACTCTGATGCTAGACTTACAGGAAATAAAAACGCATCTACAGGTCAGACACTGAACCTGAGTGCAGGAGACATTGGAGATGTTCCAGTAGAACGAGGAATCGTTGCTGTTGGTCCAGGATCTGGTGACCCAACAACATTTGAGGATAAAGAACGCATCTATGCAGCATATCGTGCTCTTTCAATTGAGAACGTAACTGTATCAGCAAAGCGTGATGAACCATCAATGTTTGAGGTTTCATTCCGTCTTCTTCCTGAAGATACTTCAGGTTCATACGGTAAGATCATTGATCGTACCTTTGGACAATCATAATCTAAATTTAGATTAACTCAAGACCCACCTTTAATTAGGTGGGTTTTTTGTTTTCCCTGTGATAGAATAGAAAGATTATGGCAACAACTGTTTATAAAAATAAGATAATTAAACTCGTTGATGGTACAGAACTAGAGATCGTTCCATTAAAAATAAAATATTTACGTGAGTTTATGGAGGCATTTGAGTACGTTAAAACTGCCAAAAATGATGATGAAGCCATAGATTTTTTAGTTGAGTGTGTAAGAATTACAATGAAACAATATTATCCAGATATAAAATTAACAAAGTCTGATGTAGAAGATAGCCTAGATATGCCCACCATATACACAGTGTTAGATATTTCTGCGGGTATAAAAATTAATCAAAAATCTGAAGAAACAGTAAAAGACCAAGCAACAGACAGTGGCTCAAGTTGGTCAGAGTTAGACCTTGCTAAGATTGAATCTGAGGTATTTTTATTGGGTATATGGAAAGACTATCGGGACTTAGAAGAGTCTTTGTCTATGCCCGAATTAATTGCAACTCTTTCAAGTCGTAGAGAACTTGAATATCAAGAAAAAAAATTCTTGGCTGCCATTCAAGGAGTAGATTTAGATGCTCAGTCTGGAGAATCAAAGGGGCAAAAAGAATGGGACGACATGAAGGCTAGAGTATTTAGTCAAGGCAAAGCAAAAGATGGTAACGACATTCTGGCTCTTCAAGGACAAAATGCCAGAAGTGCAGGGTTTGGTATTGGCTATGGGCTAGATTACGAAGATTTAACAAAATAAAATAATAAAAAAATAAGTTCTAGCATGCTATAATTGACATAACCTATAGGAGGAAAACAATGGCAACAACTACGTATGAGGAACAAACTCTTACACTAATTGATGGCACAAAGGTTACAGTACGTCCTCTAAAAATCTCTCTACTTCGTCCGTTTATGAAGAAGTTTGAGGGTGTGGGAGCGGTGGCGGAAGATAACGGCAAATCTATGGACATTCTTATGGAATGCGTACAGATTGCAATGAAGCAATACAAGCCAGAACTCTCTGAAGACGTAAAAAAACTAGAGGAGAATATTGATCTCCCAACTGTTTACAAGATCGTAGAAGCAGCATCAGGTATTAAACTTGCTGAAGTTTCAGACGTTCTTGGCGTAACTATGGCTGAATAATTAAAAGAGGTGTGAAACTAAATGGCTGATGTTAATGCTAATATTGACATTAATATTGATTCGTCTAATGCATTATCACAGTTAAAAGCATTACAACGTCAGATATCGCAGTTTCACACCTCAATAGCCAGATCAAGTGAGGCAGCAGCCCTTGCTCAAAAGGGTTTACAAAAAAATCTTTTAAATAGTATAAATGCTATCAGTGGTTTTAGTGCTGAGATGCGAACAGTTAAAACATCTGCAGAGTCATTCACCCACTCACTAGAAACAAATAAATTTTCAATGCGTGAGTACTTCCGTTATGCGGGAGCATCTACAAAAACATTTGGAAGATTATTTAAATCAGAATTTGACACAATTGGTAAAGTAGCCGAAGAACGTACCAAGAGACTACAAACCCAATATATTAAAATGGGTCGTGACACCAACGGGGCAATGAAGGCAATGAGCATTATGCCTACCCAGTTGAATATGAGCGACTATACAACTAAGGTTCAGATAGCCGCACAGAAACAAGCACTATTTAATCAGTTAATGAAACAAGGATCTACCAATCTTTTAAACTTTGGTAAGAATACACAATGGGCTGGTCGTCAGTTAATGGTTGGTTTTACCCTGCCATTAATGCTTATAGGCTCAGCAGCAACAAAAACTTTTATGGAAATGGAAGCCCAAGCACTTAAATTTAGAAAAGTTTATGGAGATTTGTTTACACCGCAGGCTGAAACTCAAGCAGCACTAACTAATATTACAGAACTAGGAAAACAATTTACCAAGTATGGTGTGGCAGTTTCTGCAACCGTTGGTTTAGCAGCGGAGGCTGCAGCAGCAGGTTTTCAAGGATTAGACTTACAACGTCAAACTACACAAGCAACACGGCTTTCTATTCTTGGTCAAGTTGATAGTCAAAAAGCACTTGAAACAACTATTGCATTACAAAATGCTTTTGGTATGTCATCTGAAAGTCTTGCAGATTCTATTAACTTTTTAAACGCAGTAGAAAACCAGACAGTTGTATCTCTTGATGACATCACTACAGCAATTCCAAAGGTAGCACCAGTTATTCAACAATTAGGTGGAGATGTAAAGGATTTAACATTCTTTATTGCAGCAATGAAAGAAGGTGGAATTAATGCATCAGAAGGTGCAAACGCACTTAAGTCTGGCCTTGCAGCATTAATTAACCCAACTAAAAAAGCATCAGAAATGCTTGCCTCATATGGAATTAATGCAACAGCAATTGTTGACAAGAATAAGGGTAATCTTAAAGCAACTGTTATTGGTTTTGCAGAAGCATTAAATAGATTAGATCCACTTGCAAGAGCAAGGGCAATTGAACAAATGTTTGGTAAATTCCAGTTTGCTCGTCTATCAACATTATTTGCTAACGTAACAAAAGAAGGAAACCAGGCTTCTCGTGTTCTTGATTTAGCAAACTCATCTGTTGAACAACTTTCAGCATTGTCTGAAAAAGAATTAGGACAAACTGCAGATTCTTCTATGAATAAATTTAAAAAGAGTGTTGAAGATCTTAAAATTGCACTTGTTCCAGTTGGTGAAACTTTCTTACAAACGTTTACGCCACTTATTGATTTTATTGGAAATATTCTTGAAAAATTTGGTAATTTATCTAATGGAACAAAAAAAATAATTACTTTATTGACAGTTGGTATTGGTGCAATAGGCCCAGTAATACTTATGACATTTGGTTTAATTGCAAACCTAGTTGCAAATGGTATTAAATTATTTGCAACATTACGTGGTGGATATCAAAGGTTAACTGGTCAATCCCAAATATTAGGAGAACAAACACAGTACATGACTATGGAGCAGTTAGATGCAGCAGCAGCAGCACACTCTCTTAATCAAACACATGCTACATTAACACAAACTTTTACAGCAGAACGAACAGCAATTAATCAATTAATTTCATCATATAATTCAGCAGCAACAGCAGCAAGAAACTTTTCAATGAACAATCCTGGAATGATGATGCCAGGGCGAGGTGCTAGAAAATTTGCAAGCGGTATTGTAAGTGTTCCAGGACCAAAGGGAGCAGGAGATGTAGTTCCAGCAATGCTGTCTCCAGGGGAATCAGTTATTCCAGCAGACATGACAAAGAAATATGCACCATTAATTAATGGAATGATTGCAAATAACATACCTGGATATGAAATTGGTAAAGGATTTAAAAATGCAACAATGTTTTTACCAGAATCAATTAATACACTTATGGGGCAGTCAAGTGGAAAAGGCGTTCCAACTGGAGATGTTTCCAAATATTTAGGTCAAGCAGGTGGATCATCAATGGCACCACTTGTTGCTGTCATTGCAAGAGAAATTAAAGTTGGTCTTAATAACCCTAAATTTAAACAAGAATGGTCTACTATAGCAAGTCTTTTTGCACAAACAGCAACAGATGCATTAAATCAATCTGGAAAACAGTTTATTAAAGATGCAGATCTTGAGCAAATAGTTGTACCAGCACTTCGTGAAGCAGCAAAAGGAATACAGGTTGCTGGAAAAGATATTGATGTTGCACTTGAAAATGCTATTAATCAAATTAGAACCGTAGGTCCAGTAGGTGTAGGGTCTGGATCTTTAGGCGGAATTGGAAGAACAACTTTTGCAGGATCATACAGAGGAGCAAGAACTGTAGCACAAAAGTTTGCTGCAGAAGAAAATCCATCAGCATTTAAACAAACAGAAAGACTATCTCAAAGTAGAGGAACAACTGTTAAATCCTTCCAAACATTAAATCCAATGTTAAATAAATGGGAAGTTGCAACAATGTCCCATATTACAACATCTGTTACTGCAAGTGCAGAAGAATTAACAAAAAAGATGACTCCATATCTTGGAGATGTTGGAGAAAAAATAACCAAGGCAATTACAAAAGATATTACAAAAGGAGCAATTCAAGCAGCAGGAACAGGGCAACAGCCTTTTGCAAACTCACCAAAATTTGAACCAAAAACAGATCTTAGTAGAGGTGGCTCATATAGAGGAACAATTAGCAGTTTTGTAACTCAGGAAACCATAAGAAAAAATGAAGAACGTGCAAAACTTTTAGCAAGTACTGGCGGTGGTACAAACCTGGTTGCTGGAATAAGAACAGCACAACAGGCAAAGTATGATAAAGAAGACGCTGCTCTTTTAGAAGCAATGGGAGTAAAAAATGCAAGATCTGCAATTACTGCTACAGAAAAAGAGGCTCAAACAGCATCTCCATCTAGAAGAACAAGAAAAATTGGACAAGACATTGCTCGTGGTCTTGAAGTTGGAATGGCAGACAGACAAGACGATGTTGCATTAGCAGGTTCTCAATTAGGTCAGGCTGCTACAAGTGGAACTGGCAGGGGATCTAGAAGAGTCGCATCTAGACCACAAGGTGCACCAGGATTTATAGCAGGTAATGCACCTAGAACAGGCCTTCCAATTTCTACTTTAAATGCAGCATATCAAGAAAATGAAATGAAAGATGCAGTAAAAAAACAACAACAAAAAATAGCAATTACTAATCAAAGAATGAACTCATTAAACAAAGCATTTATGAGTGGTACATTTGCCCTATCTGCATTATCAGGTGTTGCCTCAATGGCTGGTGGAAATCTAGGAAAATTCTCTGAAATATTATTTCAAATAACTGGACCACTATTTGCTTTATCCTCTATTATTCAACTGTTAACTGGAAACAAAATAATTTCAATTATTTCTAAATTTAAAGTTGGCTTTGGCATTGCATCTGTTGGTTTAATTGCTCTTGGTGTTGCAATTAAATTAACTAATGATGCAAGAAAAAGAGAGTTAGATTATATTAATGGTCTTTCAAATGCCATGAAAACTACAACAGACCAAGTTAAAACACTTGGTGATTTCTTTAGCGTTGTTCCATCAAAACTTCCATTTGAAACTAGAAATAGAGAGGTTGTTTCAAAAACAACAAGAACGGCAAGAGATAGGCTAAGAGAAGATCCTGCATTTCAAAAACAATTTGCACCAACAATTAAAACTTTATCAAAGTCTACAGCAGAACAAGCACAACTAGCCTTTACATCTTTGGCTCTTAATCTTAAAGCCCAAGGTTTTGCTACTGATCAAGTTCAAACAATCATTGACGCCCTTCGTGAAGAAGCAGGTAAAACAGATGTTAAGTTAGATGTTAAATCACTTAATTTTTCACCAGAATCAATTAAAGGATTACAAGATCAAATAGCAAAACTACTTGTTACATTTAGTAAAGATTTTACTCTTAAACCAACTGGAGGACAGAAGTTTTTAAGTGGTTTTATAGCATCATTATTTGGAGAAACTCCACAACTTACAGAAATGACTAATGCAACTAAAAAATCTCTTTCAGAGTTAACCACATTTATTACAGAAACATCAAACTCCGCTGCTGGAATGTTTAGGCTTGGACTTATTAGTGGAAAGGAATTTGAATCAACCTTACTGGCTACTCTTAATACAATAAATGGTCTTGATGCAGTAGCAAAAAGAGTTGCCTTGTTAGAAGTATTTAAAAAACTTGATGTTGATGCAAAGCCATTTTTATCAACATTATATACAGTAAAACAACAAATGATGTTAATTGCTTTACTAAGTTCTGGAGTTCTTAGTAAAGACAGCCCAATATTAAAAGCCCTTTCTTCTTCAGATGGAAAAACAAAAATGAGAGGAATTAATGGCTTAACAAAAGCATATAATAATCTTTTTGGATCAATTGAAAAAGTTAATAAAGAAGATGCAAAAAATAATGGTGACAATGCAGGTGGAGCAGGAAAATTAAATGCACTTCAAGAAAAAATTAAAGCAATTCAAAATCAAACCAAGGCCTATATCATACTGCGTAATGCAAAAATTGATGAAGCAACTGCAACAGAATTATCAAATGATGCAGAGATAGCGTCCCTTGTTATTGCAAATAGTAAGGGCAAGTCATTACAGCAAATTATTAAATTAATTAATGAATATAAAGCAGCAGTAAAAGGACAATCAGATGCTGAATTAAAATACATGGAAACGCCAAATTTGTTTAAAAAACAATTAGAGCGATATCAAGCACAGGCAGAACTTAGAGATAAGATAATTGATATTCAATTTGCACCTAAAATAAAGGCAGAAAATGATGCTTTAAAAACTCAAGAACAAAATTTACAAAAGGTAAATGATGAAATTCAAAAAATTACAGATTCTCAAATTAAACCAATACAGAACATAATTGATGCAAATAATTTTGCTCTTGAATCAATATCTTTAAAAGAAGATGCAATTAATGAAAAATATAATACACAGATAGAGTCTTTAGATAAAATTGCAACGATTAATCAGGATATTGCAAATATTCAAAAGCAGAGACTATCTATTGCTGATGCACTTACTCGTGGAGATATATCTGCTGCTGCACAACTTGCTCAAGAGGCAAGAGCAGAAAATGCATCATCCGCAGTAACTGGACAAAAAGATGCTTTGACAAATACTCGTGATGCTCAAATTAAAACACTTGGAAGAATTGCAATTGAAAAACAAAATAAAGAACTTCAATTACAAATTAACACAATTGAAAGAGGATCGCTGCTAATTCTGCAACAAAAGAAAGATACAATTGAAACTACAATTGATTCAACTAATAGAAATATTCAAGCATTAAACTCTGAAGTTGATAGACTAAAAGATGCTACTTTGTATGCTGGAAAAACCAGGACAGAGATTGATAGTCTTGCTGGACTTATTGATGCAGCAGAAAAAGCAGGAATACCTTTTAATGATTTACTTTTAAGTCAAGCAGGATCTGCTGCAGCACTTGCAAAATCACTTTCAGATGCTGTTACTGCTCAAACCAATCTAGCATCTTTATCAAGCCTTGTATCAGGTGCAGGTGCAGCAACAGGTGCAAAAACAGTTGCATCAACGGTTGCAGCAACTGGTGTAGGAGCAACAACTGGTGCAAAAACAGGTTCAACCGTAACAGTTAAATCTGGCAACACCCTAAGTGGAATTGCAGCAACAGCAGGAGTAAAACTTGCAGATGTAATAAAAGCCAATCCACAAATATCAAATCCAAACTTAATTAAACCAGGCCAAGTAATTAATATACCAGGAAAAATGTATGGTGGTTTAATTTCAAAGTACATGGCATTTGGCGGTAGAGCAATGGGATCCGATACCGTACCAGCAATGTTAACTCCTGGAGAATTTGTAATGAATAAAGCAGCATCAAGGGCATATGGACCATTACTTGAAAGACTAAATGAATCCAAGTATCCTGGAATGCTTAGTGGTGGCGGACAGACTCAAGTTCCAGTAAATAATATTTCAACATCTGTAAGCGATAACTCTACAGCAGTGTATAATTATAATTTAGGATTCAGTATTAATGGCTCCAATGGAAATGCCAAAGATATTGCCAATGCGGTAATGAGAGAAATTAAAAATGTTGATTCACAAAGAATCAGAGGACAGAGGCGATAATGGCTACTAGTGCTTATTTAACGGGTAGACGCAGGTATACCAGACCCCAAGGCATCTTATGGGCAAACAACGCTGGAAGCCTCTCTAATGGCCTATACGTGCCTACTGGGGTAGAGGTAGGGGCCTCCACAACAGAAACAGATCCAGACCTACTAGATCAGTTTATTATTTTATCTGATCATAATAGAGGGGATATGCAATTTAATACCCAAAGAATTGAGCAACGCCAAAGAACAATTAATGGTCGTATGCGTTCGTATCATATTGCAGATAAATTAACTATGTCTGTATCTTGGAACATGCTGCCTTCAAGAGGGTATTCAGGATTGCCCAACTTTAACTCAACAACGGGAGTATCACCAAGTGAAGGATCTACAACAGAGTACACAGCAGATGGTGGTGCAGGTGGAGTAGAACTTCTTGATTGGTATGAAACACATCAAGGTCCATTTTTTATGTACCTTGCTTATGATAAATATACAAACCTAGAAGGACAAACTTATGAATACAATGGTTTGAACAGATACAATCAAATTATTGAAGTTTACTTTGCAGATTTTAATTATTCAGTCGTAAAACGTGGGGCAACAAATCATGATCTCTGGAACATATCGGCAACACTGGAAGAAGTTTAAATGTTTGAAAGTGCCGACCTAAAGAACCACTTTGAAACATCTGCAACAATACAGACAGAGTCATTAGTTCTGGCTGAGTGGAACATGAATATGCCAGATAATATATTTAAACTTGGCAATTACAGGTATAGATCTCAAGAACAAAGTTCTCAATTTTTAACATTACCCAACACATTTGATAGCGCAGACGCTGGATTATTTTATACTGGAGCAACAGATGCAGATGTTGTTATTGATGGAGGGTTTGAAAATGATGGAACCCCACAAACTTTTACATCTATAAAAGAAAAAAATAAACTTTTATACTCATTAGAAGATTGCATAAAACCATTTAGACCAAGATCTGGTATTAATAAAGCAGTTGCTTTTAAAGGTAAATTTTTATCAAACTCTGGCAGCGATCTTGCTAGAAGGCCAAGATATTATATGGCATCACGCTATGATCAATTTAAATATTTTACATCTTTTAGAACTGAAAATGGTATTGAAAGAGGTATTGCTAAAAATATAGTTAATGGCAATTACTATATAGACGATACTGCCCCATTTGTAGTTTATAAAGAAAATGTACCAGCAAACAGAATTATTGTAAAGATGCAAACCAATGTTGGAGATATAAATCTAGGAGACTTTACTGATATTTCTAAAACTTTTGCAGATCCGTTTTTTGGTAATGCAAATAAGACAACACCAACAAGATGGAAAGTTCAGCACCTTGAAGGAAGCAATTGGGTAGACTCTTATGTGTTTACTGAAAATGACACTCGTGATGATGGATCTCCAATTATTAGTCATGACGGATATGTTGAATTACAATATAGATTAAAAAATATTCCAGATAATTTTAAGGACAGTTTTGTTTTTGCAGAAACTTTTTCTTCATCTACGCTACTACCAAATGAATCAATAAACGGATATGCATATTTAGTTATTTCAAATGCAGAAGATATTGGAACTTATTACGTTTGGAACAGCACCACTGAGACATACGATACATTTACTCCTGTCTATGGATGGGTATTGGGAAGTGAACAAATTGATAATAAAACAACATTTGTTACAGACCTAACAAGCCCACTATCATTTCAAGAAACAACAAATGGACAAATCGTTTACAGAGAGTTTCAAAATGTTCGTGGACTAAGAATTGTAGTAGAAAGAATGAACAAATTTGATTCTACTTTTGACTTAATTGAAATGTCTCCAAGATTAGTTGCTAATATATCGGATAAAACAATAGACTATAGTGTTAAAAAAATTCTTTCTGATCTTGGCACATCTGCTTTGCCAGTGGGACAGTTGCTTGCTTCAACTGGAAATATATCTTTGTTTGATGATGACCAAGCATTTAATAATAACAATACAACTAGCATAGTTAGTGATTATGTTGATAAAAATATTAAATTTAATTTTTATGAAAAAATATTAAATGTAAGCGGATTTGATTACTGGGTTCCAATTAAAACACTCTACTCTGATGGATTTCCACAAGCAAGCGTTACTGCTGGCACATTGGATATATCTTTAAGAGACTTTTATTTTTTCTTAGAGTCTATGCCTGCACCAAGAATGTTGGTAACAGAAGTATCGCTTAGTTATGCAATTAGTTTAATTCTTGATTATATTGGGTTTAGCAACTACGCATTTTATAAAACAACAAACGAACCAGATCCAATCATTCCGTATTTTTTTATTGCTCCAGATCAAACGGTAGCAGAAGTATTAAATCAACTTGCAGTGTCTACACAAACGGCGATGTTTTTTGATGAGTATAACAATTTTATTGTAATGAGCAAAAACTATATGCTTCCAGACATAGACGATAGAACTTCTAGCATGGTTCTGTCTGGATCTAACAACCAATCTGTTAGCGGTATTGTTGAAAACTTACCTTCAGGAACGCTTCCAAATATTCTTTCAATTGCATCTCAAGACAAAAAAGTTTATAATAACGGAAAGATTAATTATACAAGCAGATACATTCAAAGATCTTACGGATCTATTCGCCAAGCAAGCATGATTGATATAGATAAAACTTGGATTTATAAGCCTGCACTTTTATGGGAAGTGTCTGGAACAGATTCAACTAAAACAATTAATGAAGTTGCGTCTAAACAAGGTAAATATGTTTTAGGAGCAATGCCATTAAATTCTGACCTTACGATATCACCACCAAGTGTAGTTAGTCGTAAAATAATAAATAATATTTTTGATCTTGGAGAAAACGTTTATTGGCTTACAAGATATCAAGGATACTTTTATTCTAATGGAGAAGTTATTAGATATGATGCTGCACAGTTTAATGTTACCCTTGCAATTTGGTATCCAATATTATCAGACGGTATAAATTTAAATGAATCTAAGCCAGAAATTGTTTTACCTGGAAGACTAGCGCCAACAAGCGTTATTGATAGTTTAGACAAAAGAGTTGCAAATGGAGAAATTACAGAAGCACAAAAAGGTGAACAAATTCAGGCATGGAGAGTTTCTCACAGACAAGGTAGTAGCAATGTGTGGATTACCAATAATCAGGAGTATCAAAACTTTTTTAGATCTTTACCTTTTAATGGAAAAATATATCCCACTGGCTTAGTAAGAATTTACACAGTTCCATTTTATGAAGACATTGATGGTGTTACTCGTTTACAGAATGGCGTAGTTTATGAGCATGGACGTGCTCAGTTTGGAACAGCAATAACAAGTCATACCGCTGGAATAGACACCTATTGGTCAAACAATTCCTATGTTAGAGGCTGTGATATGGAAACCCAATATTTATTTACAACTACCTTGCTTGAAGATATTTCTTTGCCAGCAACTGTAATTGGAGCAGCAGGAGTTAATAACTCTAAAGCACAGCAGACATCAAGAGGCGGAACAATTAAAAACTTTATGTCTTCAAGTTATACAACGGAGACTCCAGTTAACTCAACCACATCTCCTAAAACTGGAACAATTCAATCATCAGCCTTAGTGATGAATGGTCCAACTTTTGAAACAACCGAAACCCCAATTGACTTAGTGTCTTATGTCTATAAAGAATTAGACAATTCTTATAAACATTTTGGAACAAGAATGCGTATTATTGGCAAAATTGAAAATAATGAACGTCGCAGTCAAACACCAAATGGAAGCACAACATACTACCAGGTTGCTGGAGTTCAGCCAGACCAAGCAGTAAGTATTGGAGGAGGTTCAGGAGGATTAGCAGTATTACTTAATCCAACAACAAACAACGGATATTACTTTGAAATTGCTGCATTAACAAGTGACAATATAGAATCATATTTAAAATTAGATAAAAATAATAAATCAGAAATTTCTATTAACAATGTTGTTTTTTATAAAATTAAAAAAGATGAGTCTAACAATAATGCAATCCCTGTAAAACTTTATGGCGGTCTAGCAAAAATTACAGTTGACGATGGTAGGTTTACTGGGCAGTATAGAATGGCGGGTGAAGAAAATCCAACGGTATATGATTTAGCCGTAGAGTATCAAGACATAGGAAAAATAAGAAGGTTTTACTTATATATTAACAATCAGTTAATTAAAGTTGTAGACGATCCAGATCCACTTCCAATATATAATAATATGGCTCCATTTGTTCGTGGTTCATCTAGAATCATGTTTGAAAACATTTATGCTTTATCACAAAACTATTCTCAAAATAGTGTTTTCACAGTTGGAGAAACACTATCTTCTGCTTTTGGAGATAATGAAATAAGTGCTAGTGAATCTTTAAGAAAATATGCAATGAGCGGTATGGTTCAAGCAACCTACCTATCTGGAATTAGTGCTCAACAACCACCTAAATACAATTTATATTTTGATGAATTTGGTTCAATAATGAGAGAGTGCGCTTATTTTGATGTTAAGTATGACCGTGCATATCCAGCACTTTACGCTAAGTTATCACCAACTTTTAATAATGTTAAAGGCTATGTCTCATCTGGTTTTTATGCAGACTCATACGGCGCTGAGTTTTTAATATTTAATGCTACAGACACTGCTCTAAATCTTGATGAAACAAGCGGTAACTATCTAAGAATTCAAGGCGTTACTTTTACACAAGATACTACGCATGAATTAACAGTTGACGAATACTTTAAAAAACGTAGCAATTTCTCTAACCCATTATTAACTGGATCTTCTCAAATTGTTTCTCCGCAAGTTGAAAAACAAAGGTTTGATGAAATTAAAAGAAGCAGAATGATTTATGGAAACAATGAGTTTACCTTAGACACTCCATACATACAGACACAGGATGATGCAGAAAATTTAATGGGTTGGATGATAAATAAACTTATGGTTCCTAAAAAATCAATTGGTTTAAAAATATTTGCAACTCCAACAATTCAACTTGGAGATATCCTAACAATTAACTATAAAGATTCCAACAATTTAGATTTGGTTACTTCAACTGATTCTAGATTTATAGTTTATAATATTGAATATACAAGAAAAATAGATGGTCCAGATATGACTCTTTATTTGGCGGAGGTGTAAAATGCTAGACAGCAGGATTGCTGGCGGAACTAAAATAGAAAATGCCAATACAAGAGAAGATAGGGTTCCTAAGCCAGAAATAATTGCTCCAGCAAAAGCGCCAGAGTTTACTGGTCCTGCAAAATATAGTCCATTTGTTGAAACTCTGAAGGCTGTTAACACTTCAGGCATTGTTAGTCCAGCAAAATCAAATGGTTTGTTTATTGGACCTATCCCAATGGGAACTACTCGTACTGCAACTGGTTATGAAACAACACCGTATTCACCAGAAAAAAGTTATACCCCTGGCGATTTTAGAAAAGCAGAAGAAGCATCCAACGAACCTTTTTATGAATCACAGATCAAAGAAGATATCCCAGTTTTTAGTACAGGATCATTTAGCCTTAAAGTAAGTCCAACACCCTTAACCCCAACCTTGCCAGTAACAGTTTCACCTCCACCACCACCAGTTAAAACTGCAACTTTAGATATTATATTATTTAATGAAGAATCCGTTCCTACAGATGGAATGTTTGATCAAATATTTGAAAATATTGGCGGACAAGAATTAATTAGCATAACAAGATCTGACATTGTTAATGGACAAAAAATATCATACCAGCCAATTAAAAACCTTTCAGCCATTCAACAAAGGTATAATCCAAACAATATTCTTAGCCTACAACAAACCTCAGACAAGTTCTTCGCTGGATTTTCAATTAAATTAGAAGACAAAATTCCAGAAATTGGCAACGGGCCTAACGGAGAAAACGTATACCTTAACGCAACTGGAGACTTAATTATTGAGTTTATTAACGTAAATGCTGATGAACAAGTAGAAACACAGATTAGCGTAAGTGGTACAATATATGAAGCAGATCTTGGAGACTATACATCATGATAACCAATATTGGTAAATCTATTATTGCAAAGTATTTACTTGGTCAGGCTCCTGCCTATGCCTCTTATATTGCTATTGGCTGTGGCGCTACCCCACTAGATACCGCCGATGAAATTGGCGATTATTCAACAAAAACAAATTTAGATTTTGAAATGTTTCGTGTTCCAATATCTTCTAGAGGTTTTGTAAACGAAGACGGTGTAGACAAAATTGTTTTAACAGCAGAACTACCAACAGAAGAAAGATATGAAATATCTGAAATTGGAATATATTCTGCAGGCTCTAATCCATCTGCGGGTGCATATGATAGTAAAACAGTTTTTGCGTTTACACAAACAGAAAACTGGCAATACGTAACAGCAGCCTCAGCAGTAGCAATTAACACGGAATCTGGTGCGCTAGATGCTCCAATCTACGACAACATTATTGCTATAGCGGATCCAGTATTTCAAACAAGCGCAGATAATCCAATATTTTTTAAATCACCAAGAGTTGCAAGATATGAAAGACCAAGATTTTTAAATAATGTAATTATGATAAAAGGCAATGAGGCTGATCTTGATATTGAATCTGATAGTGGTCCAACACAAGATACTTTTGAAATAGGAGCAGGATCAAACTATATTAGATTAAGCGGAACAACAGTTGACTTTACAAAAAACTCTCCAACAGACCAATTAAGACTAGCATTCTCAATAGTAAACAGAGATGGAACCTACGGGGCTGGCACTCAACCAGAAAGAGCAAGAGTTTTAGTTTCATTTGAAAATACAAGTGGAACACAATTTGCAAGACTTGAAGCAGAGGTTGTTGATGACAGTAGTGGCGGACAATATGATTTTGCTACAGAAAGATATTTTGTTATAACAAAACAACTTCAACAACTATATAGAACATCTGGATTTGATTGGAATGCTGTTTCTGTAGTTAAGGTGTACGCATGCGTTATTGATGGAGTTAATCCTTCTGGTAATTATTATGTAGCCTTAGATGCTTTAAAACTAGAAAATGTTGCTACAGTAAATCCACTCTACGGACTAACAGGATATTCAGTAATTCAAACTGCAGGCGCAGCAACAATAGTTAAGAGTCCTAATACTAGCAACTATGTTGAATTTAGATTTTCAATAGATCTTTCTAGCGGAAATAATTCATAATGGCTGATGCAGGAATTAAAAAGGTTATAATTAAAAAAGCATCTTTACCAGCAGTAGACAGCAATAAGGTTGGATACGTTTTTAGATATAGAATTGTTTCTGAAGATAAGAATAGAACTTCTCAGTGGTCTCCAATAAACCTTGTATTAGATAACTCAATTACAAGTGTTGCTGGAACCGTACAGGTTTCATCCTCAGTTATTAGTACAGTATGGGGGGATGAATTAAATAGACCCAAATATGATATTTTTGTTGCATTTGATGGGGCTACAGCAACCTATCACGGCACAACCCCAATTCACTCATATCAATTTATTAAAACTGGAACCACAAATGTACGTGTAATTATTCAAGTTGAATCATCTGAAAAAACACTAAACGCCAATTTGCAAATATACAACTCTGGCCTAGTTTCTTTGGTATAATAAATTATGAGGACATATGAATAAAATAATAACATTTACAAATATACTTGGACTAGATTTTTTTCCGCCTAAACCAGCAGTAAAAGAAGTGCCAAATTGGTACAAAGATACACCAGAGTATGTTAGTAATCTAGGTAAAAGATATGTTGATGGTGAGACACCCCATACAATTAAAAAATGTATGCCAGTATTTGATGCTATAACTGCTGGATATATTCTTTATACTCAAGTAGAGATACAAGTAACCCAACAAAATAATGTTCCATACTATGTGTGGCCAAGTCAAGATTTTATAAATCACCATCTGCTGATACAAGCCCCTTTACACCCAGCAAAAAATGATGCAGGATATGCTAAGTTTAATAATCCTTATTCAATTACTACTCCACCTGGATACTCAACCTTATTTATACAACCGTTTCACAGAGAGTCTGTATTCACTATTTTCCCAGGTATAGTAGATACTGATACCTACAAAGCCCCAGTTAATTTTCCATTTGTACTTAATGATCTCAAATGGGAAGGAATAATTCCAGCAGGAACGCCAATGGCTCAAGTTATACCATTTAAAAGAGAATCTTGGGAACATAAAATAGGTTCTAATAAAGAACGAGAAGAGCAAGAAAAAAACAGTAAAAAATTAAAAACTATGCTTTTTAATTCTTATAAAAAACAATTTTGGTTTAAAAAAGAATACAAATAGGAGAAATAAATGGCTAAAGTACCACTACCAGAAAGAGGGCAACCTCTTGATGTTACATATCTATATCAATTGATTGAGGCCGTAAACGACCTTTCTACAAATGTTGCTTCTAAGCAAACAAGTAAGACAATTATTGATACAGCAAGTGCGGGTAAGGCAGAGGTGCAAACCTCTAATACAAGAATAGTAGGCGGTTTGGTTGAAGTTGCAAACAACTCCACAGTTTCGGCGGGAAACGAAAGAACGTTCACCTACGACTTTAAAGACTTTAAATACCCACCAATAGTATCAGCAACTCCAGTAAACACTGGACAAACACCAGCAGGGCAAAACGTAAATATTGTTTTAAAAAGCGTTACAGAAACAAGAGTAGAGGGTGTTGTAAGGTTTGGTGCTTCTGGAGACCTATCCCTATCAGTACATCTAGTCATTGTTGGTATTCCAAATTAAAGATAAAATTAATGATTTATTGTAAAAAATGTAAAGGTAGAACTTTTGTTGACAGGCAGTATAGCAGTGCCCAGCATATGGAGACATACTGCATGGTATGTGGTATGAGAAAATTTTTTCATCCACCAGCAGAAAGTGAAGAAGGACGATGGTTACTAGCAAAGGAATTATCCAGAGCGAAATCTACAATAGCGAAACTGTAATACAAGGAAATAAAAAAATATGGTTTCTTAATGGAGATTTAGTAAGACTACATCACAGTTCAAGATCTACTGGAATGGTATCTGTTTATAATATTACTAAAGATAGAATTGAAACTTGCTTACGATCTGATTTTAGAAAAAATAGAGAACGTGCATATACTGTTACTGAGACTGCTAAATTAATTAATCGTCATAGAAAATATATGCCTAAATTAATGAAGACTGGAATGATACCAAAACCAATTGGTGCAAGGCTAAATGGACAAAGGGGTTGGCAAATTAGATCCTATTACTCAGAAAGCATGGTAAGGGATATACGTGCTATACTGGCTACTATACATATAGGACAGCCAAGAAAAGACGGACTTATAACAAATAATATGACTCCTACAAGCCAAGAGTTGACACGGCGAATGGGAGACGGTATACTTACATATACAAAGACAGAAGATGGAAGATTTATTCCTGTTTGGGCAGAAAACATTTAATAATAGAAACGGTGGGGTAATGGAAAACGAAAATACAAAAGTATCAGTAGCACTTGGATATACACTTAATTTAGGTAACTTTCAATCACTAAGGTTTGATTTTAATGTTATAGATAATACACGAAATGGTGAGACAGTAGACCAGGCTTTTAATCGTGTCTATAAGTTTGTAGAAGATAAGTTAACAGAAAAAGTTAAAGAAGCCGAAACAGAGGCTGAAAGTAACAACTAATGACTGAACGCAAAGACCGTATGGCTTTGCTAAGTAGATACAATAAGTTGCATCTACAAAGATATGAAGCCAAAAGCAACATGAATCTTAATGTTGAACAATGGGCTGCAGATGCTCTTGTTGAATCTTATGGTATAGGAGTTTGTTATGATTTATTGGATTATTATTTTAATATTTCTCTTTCTCCTGCTTGGAATTACTTTGCATACAATGCACAGAAAATATTGGAAGCAAAACTAGAAGTAGAGCAAGACATTAAAGACCGAGAAGAGCGAAGAAAACTAGCAAGGAAGTGGATTAATGAATAATACAGAAGCAAAGTTAATCACCGCAGTATTAAATGATAAACAGATTCATGTATTATTACAAGCAAATGTTGATAATCTTTTAAGAACCCACAATGACGTCTGGGGTTTTATCAGACTATATTCAGAAAATAATCAATCGGTTCCACCAGTATCTTTAGTTGTAGAAAAATTTAGAGACTTTGTGCCCGTAGAAGGGGTTGGTGCAACAAAGCATCACCTTGAAGAATTACAAACAGAATATCTAAATGATAGTCTTAAAGACATCCTACGGAATGCAGCATCTGAAGTTCAAGTTGGTAATGGATCAAAGGCTCTTGAGCATATTATTACAAAAACATCAGAATTAAAAAAGAATACTGCTGCAATAAGAGATATTGAAGTAACAGACCTTGAGTCAGCAATTGCATACTTTGAGAATGTAAAGAAAATGCAAAGCCTAGGTCACATTGGAATTAAAACAGGTTTGCCAGGGTTTGATAACTATTTACCTTCTGGAATCATGCCAGGACAACTAGGAGTCTTCCTTGCATATCCTGGTATTGGAAAGTCTTGGTTGGCTCTGTACTTCGCTGTACAGGCCTGGAAACAGGGTCGTAGCCCACTTATCATAAGTCTTGAAATGTCTGAAACAGAAGTTCGTAACCGTGTGTTTGCAATTATGGGTGAGGGCTTATGGTCTCATCGTAAACTTAGCAATGGCGAAGTAGAAATTGAAATGCTTAAAAAATGGCATGCAGATAAATTACAAGGCAAGCCAGAGTTTCACATTATCTCTAATGATAACGGAGGAGATTTAACTCCTTCAGTTATACGTGGAAAGATTGATCAATATAAGCCAGACTTTGTTGTTGTTGATTATTTACAATTAATGTCACCAAATCAAAAGGCCGATAGTGAGACGGTACGTATGAAAAACCTTTCACGAGAACTTAAACTTATGTCTATTAGCGAAGAGGTTCCCATTATTGCTATTTCATCTGCTACTCCAGATGATGTTAAGGATCTTTCTACACCGCCAACTTTAGGACAAACGGCTTGGTCAAGACAAATTGCTTATGATGCTGACTGGGTAATGGCTTTAGGTCGTGCTACGAACAGTGATATTATTGAATGTGTATTTAGAAAAAATAGAAATGGTTTTATGGGGGACTTTTTAGTTCAAGTAGATTTTGATAGAGGATACTATCGCTATAAGGATTATGAGGATAAAAATGGTTAAAGATTCTTATACTGCAGAACAAGTTAATCGTGTGCTAACTGGTGCTGGCATTGATATTGAGGCTGAGTATGGAACAGACTATATTATATTTTGTCCGTATCATAACAACAACAGAACTCCCGCTGGTGAAGTATCAAAAGAGCATGGATTGTTTTTTTGCTTTGGATGTCAAACCACAAAAACTCTTGTTGAGTTTGTAATGTATATATCCAATAGAACCTACTTTGAGGCAATAAGATATATTAAAAGTAAAGAGCAAGAAAGTAGCATTGAGACATCAGTCAATAAGGCGTTAGTAAGTAAACCAGAGTTTATCCAGTATGATGAACTATTAATTAAAAGATTAAATAATAATGCATTAGAGTCTCCAAGAGCAGTTAGGTATTACGAAGGTAGAAAAATAACTAAAGACTCAATGATAAAATTTAATCTTGGCTATTCAGAAAAACAAGATTCAGTTACAATTCCAGTACACTCTCCAGACGGCATGTGTATTGGATTTGTTGCTAGAACAGTTGAAGGCAAAGAATTTAAGAATACCCCTGGTTTGCCAAAAGGGAAAACCTTATTTAATTTACATAGAATAAAGGCTTCAAGCATTGTCTATGTAGTAGAGTCTTCTTTTGATGCAATTAGGCTAGATCAAGTAGGATTCCCTGCGGTTGCTACGCTGGGTGCTAATGTTTCTGCAGCACAAATAAAACTATTAGAAAAGTATTTTAATAGTATTGTTTTGATTGCAGATAACGATGATGCAGGAATAATAATGAGAGATAAGTTAATTCAAAGACTTGGACCTGTTGTTACTTCTGTTTACGTAGATAAAAAATATAAAGATATAGGCGACATGGATGATGATGCAATTAAAAAGTTGGAGTTCCAATTTGACAATTCCATCACTAGTATGTTAAAATAGATATAACACATAAGGAGAAAAAATAATATGACTATTGTAAAGGGACTAAAGAACATTAATGCCCTAGTTGACAAGCCAAAGTATGATGAAAACTCTCCAAAGGTAAGATGGTTAAAACTTGCCGATGGACAGTCTGCAAAGATTAGGTTCGTTGAAGAACTTGATGAAGACTCTGCAAACTATAATGCAGATCGTGGGTTAGCACTTGTTGTTAAAGAACACACAAATCCAAAAGACTACAAACGCAAGGCTGTAGACACTATGGAATCAGAAGGTCGTGACTGGGCTGAAGAAATGCATCGTAAAGATGTAAAGGCTGGCTGGAGAGCACGTCTTCGTTTTTATTGCAACGTACTTGTAGATGATGGCATTGAAGAGCCATACGTAGCCATTTGGTCAATGGGCGTAAGTAAGCAATCTGCATTCAATACTATTCGTGAGTATGCCCTTGAAACAGGCAGCATCTCAAACATCTTATGGAAGTTAAAGCGTAACGGTCAGGGGACTGAAACAAGTTACACACTTATTCCATCTGCACCAGATAAAGAACCATTTAACTGGACAACACATAAGCCATACGCTCTTGAATTAGCATTAAAGAAAATTCCTTATGCTGAACAAGAAGCATTCTATTTGGGGTTTGATACTCCATCCGTAACTTCATCAACCAATACAGATTGGTAAGATGAACTACGTAGGCTTACATGTTCATACTCACTACTCCCTATTTGACGGCATAGCAACTCCACAAGAGTATGTAGACCGTGCTATCAAGTTGGGTATGAACGCTCTTGCAATTACAGATCACGGATCACTTTCTGGTCACAGAGAGTTTTACCGTTCTGCAAAAGAAAAGGGCATTAAGCCAATCCTTGGTCTAGAAGGATATATGTGTGCAGACATATCAGATAAAAGAGATAAGTCTGAAAGAACAGGTCAACAAGATCTTGTTTATAATCATATTATCCTTCTAGCCAAGAACCAAAAAGGTTTAGAAAATCTTAATAAAATTAGCGAAATAGCATGGACGGATGGATTCTTTAAAAAACCAAGATTTGATTTTGAAATTCTTCAAAAATACAAAGATGGCATTATCGTAACATCTGCTTGCCCTAGCAGCGTTATTGTTAAAGCATTAGAAGAGCAAGAGTTTGCACTTGCTAAAAAACACATTAAGTGGTTTAAAGATAATTTTGGTAGCGACTACTACATTGAGGTCATGCCACATAATACGCCAGAAATAAATAAATATCTTATTGATCTTGCTGATGAATTTAATATTAAAGTAGTAGTTACACCAGACTGTCATCATGTTGATGAATCACAAAAACATATTCAAGAGTTTAAACTTTTAATGAACACTCATGCTAAAGTACAAAAAGATGCTACATATACAAAATCTGTAAAGATTGATTCTATGATGGAGCGTCTTGATTATCTTTACGGAGAAGACCGCCAGATAACATTTAATAAGTTTGACATTCATTTACTTTCCTATGAAGAGATTAAGGTAGCAATGAAAAAACAGGGTATTGATAGAGAAGACATATACTCAAACACACTATTACTAGCAGAGACAGTAAAAGACTATGAAATTAAAGATGGTCTTGATTTACTTCCAGTTCAATATAAAAATCCAGATCAAGAATTAGCAACCTTAGCATTTGCTGCATTAGAAGAAAAAAGATTAAACCCTAATTGGCTTGGCAACGATGTTTATGAACAAAGACTTATGGAAGAATTAGAAATTATTCGTGATAAAAAGTTTGCACCATATTTCTTAGTAGTTCAAAATATGATTTCTTGGGCAAAGAAAGAAGGAATCTTAGTTGGTCCAGGGCGTGGATCTTCTGCTGGTTCTTTGGTTTGTTATCTTCTTGGCATTACTGATATTGATCCATTAGAGCATGGGCTTTTGTTCTTTCGTTTTATTAATCCAGAACGTAATGACTTTCCCGATATTGATACAGACATTCAAGATACTCGTCGTGATGAAGTAAAAGATTATTTAGTTAGACAGTATAGGCATGTAGCATCTATTGCAACGTTCCTTCAATTTAAAGATAAAGGTGTTGTGCGAGATGTTGCACGAGTTTTAGATATTCCACTTGCAGATGTTAATAAGGTTTTAAAACTTGTTGACACTTGGGATGAATATTGCACATCTAAAACTACATTATCATTTAGAGAAAAATATCCAGAGGTGGAAATTTATGGAGAACAGTTACGTGGTCGTATTAGAGGTACTGGCATTCATGCTGCTGGTGTGGTTACTAGTAAGGATCCAATCTTTAGGTATGCGCCATTGGAAACTCGTTCTTCTCCTGGATCCGATTATCGCATTCCTGTGGTCGGTGTTGATATGGAAGAGGCTGAAAAGATTGGTCTTATTAAAATTGATGCATTAGGACTTAAAACTTTAAGTGTAGTAAAAGATTGTATTGACATGATTAAACAAAATCACTACAAAGATATTGATCTTTTATCAATTGATATGACAGACTCTAAAGTATACGAAATGCTTTCAGATGGATATACCAAAGGTGTGTTTCAGTGTGAGGCAACTCCGTACACAAACCTTCTAGTAAAAATGGGAGTAAAGAATTTTAGCGAGTTAGCAGCATCAAACGCCCTAGTTCGTCCAGGCGCTATGAACACTATTGGTAAAGATTATATTGCTCGTAAACACGGAAAACAAAACGTTTCTTATATTCATCAAACTATGAAAGAATTCACAGACGACACATATGGGTGTATTCTTTATCAGGAACAGGTTATGCAGGCTTGCGTTTATCTTGGTGGAATGACAATGGCTGAGGCTGACAAGGTTCGTAAGATTATTGGAAAGAAAAAAGATGCAAAAGAGTTCAATCTATTTCAAGATAGGTTTGTTGCTGGGGCGAGTAAGTTCATATCTCCTAATAAAGCCTTGGATCTATGGAAAGACTTTGAGGAACACGCAGGTTATTCGTTCAACAAGAGTCATGCGGTTGCTTATTCTACACTCTCGTATTGGACGGCGTGGTTAAAATACTACTATCCACTTGAGTTTATGTTTGCCCTTCTTAAAAATGAGAAGGATAAAGACGGTAGAACAGAATATCTAATTGAAGCAAAACGTATGGGTATATCAGTTAAACTACCACATATAAATGATTCAGACCTTGACTTTAAAATTGAAGGTAAGGGGATTCGTTTTGGATTAACTGGTATCAAGTTTATTTCAAATAACATTGCACAAAAATATATTGATGCAAGACCATTTAATAGTTATAAACAACTTGAAGAGTTTACATTTACAAAAGGTAATGGCGTAAACAGTAGAGCACTAAATGCGCTTAGGCTAACTGGTGCTGCAACATTTTCTGATAATCCACGTAACGATGAAGACATTAAAGAAAATCTTTATGAGTATTTAAATCTTCCAGAGTTCAATATTTCTATTCCATCTCACTATTATGCATTTATTCAATCAATTGAGGATTTTGAAGAAAAAGGATCTTTTATTTTAATGGGTATGGTTAAAGCAATTAAACGAGGAAAGGGATGGTCAAGGGTTGAAATTTTAGACAAAACTGGAAGCGTTGGTATATTTGATGAAGAATCAACAACTATTGAAACAGGTCGCACCTACTTAATTCTTGCTAATGATAATAGAATTGTTTCTGCAGTTCCTATTGACGAAGTAAAAGGATCAACAAATGCACTTGTTAAGTTTTTAAGTTATAAGCAACTACCCTATACAGAAGATGAAATGTTTGTTGTTTCATTTAAATCAAGAATAACAAAGGCTGGAAAGAAAATGGCTTCTTTAACCTTAGCAGATACGTCAAGAGACTTACACTCAGTGACAGTATTCCCTACTGCATTTCCAAAAGCATACATGCACATTGAAGAAGGCAAGTCGTATAAATTTAGTTTTGGTAAAACCAAAGATGGCACGGTAATTATGGAGGATGTAAATGTCAGTTAACATACAAGATGTACTAGCACAGTTAGACCCAAGAATTAGAAAACGTCTTGGGACAGGAGAGGGAATTACTTTTGAGTATCAACCAACTCCAAGTTTTGGTTTAAATCGTGCCCTTGGCGGTGGATTGCCATACGGAAGACAGGTTCTTATATGGGGTAGCAAGTCATCTGCTAAGTCTTCTATGTGTCTACAAATGATTGCTTTAGCACAAAAAGAAGGCAAGGTTTGTGCATGGATTGATTCTGAAATGTCCTATTCGGAAGACTGGGCTAAACTGATGGGGGTAGATCCAACAAAACTAATTTACTCTCAAGCACGTACTATTAGCGATATGGTAGATGTTGGCGTTGGACTTATAAATGCTGGAGTTGATCTTATTGTTATTGACTCAATTACATCAATGCTTCCTGCAATATATTTTGAAAAAGATTCAGACGAAATGAAGGCGCTTGAAAATACAAAGCAGATTGGTGCAGAGTCTAGAGACTTTAGCAATGCCTGGAAAATGCTTAACTATGCTAACAATAAAGTAAAGCCCACGCTGCTTGTTCTTATTTCACAATCAAGAAATAATATTAATGCAATGTACACAAGCCAACAACCTTCTGGCGGTCAGGCAACTAAGTTCTACTCATCTTGCGTAATTAAATTGTTTTCTTCTGAATCAGAAAATCAAGCAATTAAAGGAAAGATTAAAATTGGAGATAAATTAATTGAAGAAAAAATTGGTAGAAAGATTCGTTGGGAACTACAATTCTCTAAAACCTCTCCAGGGTTCCAATCTGGTGAGTATGATTTTTATTTTAGAGGTGACAATATTGGTATTGATGCAATAGGAGATTTAGTTGATACTGCAGAATCAATGGGCTTGGTTAATAGAACTGGCGCATGGTATCAGTTAGATGACGGCACAAAGGTACAAGGCCGTGATGGTTTTATTGCTCGTGTTAAAGAAGATCTAGATTTACAGGAACAACTTAAGAAAAAAATAATTGATGCCTGAGCAAATTTTTACTGTATATCCTGGAAAATGGCCATGCAAGACTTGTCAAGAAGTTGTAATATCTTTAAGGTATTGGCCAGAAACTGGAAATGCCACCTGGATGTGTACACAAAAACATATTTCAAAAGTTAATCTATTACCTCCAACAAAGAAGGACTATGAGCAAAAACAAAGAAAAGAGATTATATAAATGAGTAATAATAAAAAAAATGAAACTGAAACAGGATTTTATAATTTTATAGATAAAACTATTTTTGGACAAAGTTTAATTCATTTAATTAATTTAAATTTGCCCAAAGACTCTGTTATTGTAGAGGTAGGAACTGGCTATGGCACAACAGCATGTATGATTGCACAGCATTGTCCAAATATTAAAAAAATATATACAATAGATCCATATACGCCATACAACACATCTTGGGTTGGAGGCGATATTTTTTTTGGTAAAAAAGAAATTGATAATGCAAAAGTTATTGCAAAACATAATATTGAGTTTAGTGGATTTAAAGAAAAAATAGAATCATTAAATATAACATCTGACTCTTCTTTATCAATTTTTGATAATGAATCTATAGATTTACTTTTTTATGATGCAACGCAAACTGTTGAAATTATATATAAAGATCTTTTTAATTGGTATAAAAAAATAAAAAGAAAAGGAATTGTTTCTGGACATTGTTGGAGCGTTTTAAAAGATGGAATATTGAAATTTAAAAATAATATAGACAGTGATAGCATTTTAAGTGTTTATGATGATGTTTGGGTGTGGCAAAAAAAATGACAGAAAAAAATGAATCAAAAAAAATAGGTGCAAAACAGCATAAAAATTCTGGTAGAAATACACAGAAAGGCGATGCCACTTGGAGAGGATTTGTTGTTGACTTTAAAGAAGCCAGCAAATCTTTTACATTAAATAAAGATGTATGGGCAAAGGTCGTTACTGACTCAATCCAGGCAGGTAGAGATAAATCTCCAGCCATTATTGTAATTCTTGGAGAAGGCAATACAAAGGTAAGACTTGCTATAATTGAAATGAACATGCTAGAGCAATTAACAGAGGAGGAATATAATGTCTGAAACAGGAACACAGAAAACAACACTTGACATGGTAAATGGTTTAACAGAAATTGCAGACTATATGCAAGATGAGGAGTTAACCGTTGCCTTAACTATGATTGCAAAGATTATCATAAAACCAGATATTCCCCTACAGGCTGCTAGTCTTGAAATTGTAAGGCTACAGGCCATTGCAGCAAAGATGTCTTTTAAAGCCACTTGGATGGCTAATGTTGACAAATCTGACAGGGCAAAGAAAAATATATACTTTACAGCAGCACAAGCAATAAACGATTTGGTCTCAGCGCTTAAATACATAATGCGCTAACCTGCTATAATTAATATAAACAAAGGATAAAACATGGCTAAAAACTTACTAAAACAGATTATGATTAAAGATATCAAAAAGAACAAAAGAAATAGTGAAGAAGATGAAAATCTTGTTGAGGGGTTAGACACTGCCATAAACGCTGGCTATCTTACTAAAACAAAACCAAAATTTACTAAGAAAAATAACTTCTCTGCATCCAATCTAACATATGGCTCAGGAGAATGTCCAAGGTATTGGTCTCTAGCCTTTGATGGTCAGATCTTCTATGATAATTCAGACGCAATTGGTGTAGCAAATAGAACACAAGGAAGCCTTGGACATGGAAGAATTCAAGAAGCAATAGAAGCCTCTGGTTTACTTGCAGAAGATTTAGAGTTTGATCCAATACCAAGAAAGTATAACCAACAAACTCATCCAGCAATGGAGTTTAGAGTTAAAATTGATGATCCACCGTTTGATGGGTATGGAGATGTCATGCTTGACTACAAAGGTGAAAGACTTGTTGGTGAAATTAAAACAGTAAGAAACGATGACTTTGAACATAAAAAATTAAGTAGAAAACCTAAAATGGGTCACTTAATGCAATTACTAATGTATATGAAGGTTTGGAAAATTGGTAAGGGTGTAATGATTTATGAAAATAAAAACAATCACGAATTACTTACCTTACCCGTTATAGTAAATGATCAGTATCGTACTTGGGTAGATGAAACATTTGAATGGATGAGAGTAGTTTACAAAAGTTGGCAAGATAAACAATTACCAGAAATTCCCTATCGTTCAAATTCAAGAGTTTGCAAGGTGTGTCCTATTCAAAAAGCATGTGCAGAAGCAGGGGACGGAACAATCAAAATTAAACCTATGAAATTATTAAAGGACGAGAAAGATGAATAAATGTGAAACTATGTGAAAGGTGCGAGACCCAGTTTAAACCAAAGGTAAGTTATCAAATTTATTGTGGAGATGTTTGTAGAGAAGAAGCCACCAAAATAAAGATAGCCGAAAGGTATCACATAACTCGTAGACAAAGAAGGATAGGTAAAAAAAGACTTTGTATTGGTGGCTGTAAAGAACAACTTTCAATATATAACGATTCTGGCTTTTGTCCTAATTGTAATATAAATAAAAAAGAAGTAGACAAAATGTTAAAACAACTAAAAGGATTCTTTGACTATGAACAAAAATAACCAAAAAACAATTTGTGCTATTGATGCAAGCACCAACAGTCTTGCTTTTGCTATTTTTAATAATAAGACCCTAGGTAGTATTGGTAAAATTAATTTTAATGGAAAAACAAATTATGAAAAAGTAATAGATGCCTGTGCTAAGACAAGGGCATTCTTTGAACATTTTGGTGGATTTGAAGCAATTATAATTGAACATACCGTATTTATGAACAGTCCTAAAACTGCTGCAGATCTAGCATTAGTTCAGGGGGCACTATTAGGTGCTGCTGGACTAACTGGAACAAAAGTTATAGGAACCGTATCACCAATAACCTGGCAAAATTATTTAGGAAATAAAAGGTTAACCAAAGAAGAACAACTAGGAATTAGATTAATGAATCCTGGAAAATCAGTTTCTTGGTACAAAACATACGAACGGCAAATAAGAAAAGAAAGGACCATAAAACTAATTGAAATTAATTATGATAAAATTATTAAAGACAATGACGTTGCTGATGCTTGTGGTATCGGCCATTGGGCTATTAATAACTGGAACAAAGCAATGAGAATTGAGGAATAATGCCAGAGTTAAATGCAAACATACCACCAATTGAGTGCTATGTTCGTGGTAACTTCTTAAGAGATCAAGAAGATAGTCATGATAAATATTTTCCATGTGTAATTTTTGGAGTATCTAGCGTTAAGGCCAGAAGTCCTTTGTTTCATTTTTTAATGGAAGATGGTGGTATTTGGTGGCGAATGCCAATCAATGCATTTTGCACTAAACCTAATGTACCTGAAGAGCCTATATACAACCTTGTGTTGTGGAATTCATTTTCTCCACACATATCTGTAACTAAATTTCAAAACTTAAGCAATATGAGAATGTCATACTTAGATAGAGAAAAGAATCAGGTTCCTGGCAAGTACCTATTTACTTTAGATTGGCATAATCCAGATAGCAATGTATTAGACGATGGCTATTCTGAAAATCCAGGGCAGCATAAGTGTGGTCATGTTATTCAAAGAGATGATGGCAATTTTGCTATTCAACCTAACAATAGGGTTAAGTTATACGAGCCATCATTTGTTACTAAACCAGACCTTCTGCTTCATAGATTAGTTAATACAAATAAGTGGGATGTTGAAAGTTATGATAAATGGGTACTAGAAGACTCAAATTCCTATAATTATGATATTAATATTGCTGAAATTGACAAATAATCCAATGGCTGCTAAACTATATACAAGCGAGACTTGGTTACGTAAAAGATTTCTTATGGACAAAAAATCTCCACAAGATATTGCTAAAGAGTGTGGGGCAAGCATAGAAACAATTTATGTGTACCTTGCAAAATTTGGATTAAGGAAATCAAAAAGATGAGCAAAAAAGATACAGTAAATGTATATTGGGCACCAGCATATTCTATGAACATGAAAGGGGCAAAAGAATGGAACATGATTTATCAAGATCCATTTAATTTATTTACAGAATTAAACAAAGATAAAAACTTACTTATTGATAAATCGTCTTATTTTACTTGTCCAGTAACAAAAAATTTATTTAAAAACACATATTTTTTTAAAAATACAATAAGTTGTAAGTATGAATATGATTTTACTGTAAATCCTCCTATTATTAATCCACTTACAGAAAATTTTATTAATTTAAATATAATCAGAGACCCAAACATGAAGTCTTATCCATTAATAGCAATGTCTTTATATTATATATTGTTTTCCGAAGAACCACTTGTTGCAACATTCTCAAATCCAACATTTCATAAACCAGAGTATATCAATTATGGAACATGTATTCCTGGAGAATTTGATATTGGTCAGTGGTTTAGACCATATCCAATGGAAATTCAATTGTGGAATCAAAAAGGAATATTTGAATTAAAAGAATATGAGCCATTATTTTATGTTAAATTTAACACCGATAAAAAAATTAACTTACAAAGATTTGTTTTTAATGAAAAATTATCACAATATTCTGATCATTGTATTAATTATAAAAATATTTTTGGATTTTTTCATCCATTAAGTAAAATGTATTCAAAATTTAAAGAGTCTAAGTTAAATACTTTAATTTTAAAAGAAATTAAAAATAATTTAGTGGAAGAAATAAAATGAAACCAAGTGCAGTATTTAAAGATGTTAAAGATTTTAAATGTGAGGATCTTTATCTTCAATCAATTGGGGCGCCATCTGGCACTTTAATTTGGCAAACATGTCATTCTATAACACAAATGCTTATTGAAAAAAACATAGCATACGGTGACTCTGCCTTAGATCCTGTAAGAATTTTTAGCAAGTCCGATCCAGCAGAACAACTTAAAGTTAGAATTGACGACAAACTAAGTCGTCTTATGAAAGGCACAGACTATCCTGGAGATAATGACATTGATGATTTAATAGGATATTTAGTTTTATTAAAAATAGCAAAGGAAAAAAATGTCAACTGAATCAGAATTAATTGAGCACCTTGATGAAGTTAATAAGGTAGTTACAGAATATCTTAAAGGTCAAGATCCAACAAAAATTTCTAAAGAGTTAGATATTCCACGTACTCGTGTTGTTTCATTAATTAATGAGTGGAAAGTTATGGCATCTGCAAATGATGCGATTCGTGCTCGTGCTAAAGAAGCCCTTGCTGGAGCAGATACTCATTACACAAAACTTATTACAAAGGCTTATGAGGTAATTGATGAATCAAGTATGACTAATAATCTTAGTGCAAAGACTCAAGCAATTAAGTTGGTGATGGATATTGAAAAATCTAGAATTGAAATGTTACAAAAAGCAGGACTTTTAGAAAATAAAGAACTTGCAGAAGAAATGGTTGAAATTGAAAGACGACAAGAAGTTCTTGTTGAAATCTTAAGAGACATTGCCTCAACCCATCCAGAGGTTCGTGATTTAATTATGAGACGCCTTTCTCAAATTGCTAAAGATGGAGAGGTAATTACAATTGTCCAAGATGTTTAATGATTTTTTAGAAGTTTTAAAAGAAAATCAATTTGACGAGATTCCAGTAGACGCAAAAACATTTGTTGAGTCTGCTGATTATCTTGGACAGCCACAATTATCTTTAATTCAATATGAAATTGTAGAAGCAATGAGTCAAATTTATCGTAAAGAAGAACTACAAGAAATTTTTGGATCTGTTGCTGGCTCTCAATATTTTGATAAATACACTAAAAATGAAATTATTTTGCAACTTGGCAAGGGATCTGGAAAAGACTTTGTATCAACGGTAGCCTGTGCATACATAGTCTATAAACTATTGTGTCTTAAAGATCCTGCTAGATATTATGGAAAACCAAGCGGGGATGCAATTGATATCATAAACGTAGCCATTAACGCACAACAAGCAAAGAACGTATTCTTTAAAGGATTTAAAACTAAGATAGAAAAATCACCATGGTTTGCAGGAAAGTATAACGCAAAGGCTGATAGTGTTGAGTTTGATAAATCAATTACTGTCTACTCTGGACACTCAGAAAGAGAATCACACGAAGGGTTAAATTTACTTCTTGCAGTACTTGACGAAATTTCTGGCTTTGCATCTGAAGTTGGAACTGGTAATGAACAAGGTAAGACTGCAGAAAATATTTATAAAGCATTTCGTGGTTCTGTAGATTCTCGTTTTCCAGATTTGGGTAAGTTAGTATTACTTTCATTTCCCCGCTATCAAGGTGACTTTATTTCTAAAAGATATGAAGATGTTATTGCAGAAAAAGAAACTATTGAAAAGAAACATTTATTTATTATGAATGAAGACCTTCCACATGATGATCCAAATAATCAATTTGAAATTGCATGGGAAGAAGATACAATTCTTTCTTATAAAGTTCCAAAAGTTTTAGCACTTAAAAAAACAACTTGGGATGTAAACCCTACTAGAAAAATAGATGATTTTAAGTTAGCATTCTATACAGACCTTGGCGACGCCATGATGCGGTTTGCATGTACGCCAACCTTTGCATCAGATGCATTTTTTAAGGATAAAGCAAAACTAGAAAAAGTAATGACATTAAGAAATCCAGTTGACAATTTTAGAAGGTTTGATGAATCATTTAAACCTGATCCAGAAAAAATATATTACATTCACGCCGACCTTGCTCAGAAACACGACAAATGTGCTGTAGCAATTGCTCACGTAGACAAGTGGGTAAACATTCAAGTTATTAAAGATTATGAACAAGTAGCGCCAATGGTTATTGTTGATGCAGTTGCTTGGTGGGAACCAAAAGCAGAAGGTCCAGTTAATTTATCAGAAGTAAAACAATGGATTATTAATTTACGAAGACAAGGATTCAATATTGGTGTTGTTTCGTTTGACCGTTGGCAGTCATTTGACATTCAACAGGAATTAAAAGCGGTAGGCATAAAGACTGACACTGTTTCTGTTGCTAAAAAACACTACGAAGATTTAGCAATGATGATATATGAAGAAAGAGTTGCAATACCAAGAATTCCTTTATTGCTGGAAGAGATGTCAGAACTCAAAATTATGAAAAATACTAGGGTTGATCATCCACGTAAAAAATCTAAGGACCTAGCAGATGCTGTATGTGGCGCTGTATTTGGAGCAATATCACATACACCTAAAGATTCTAACCATGAGATTGAGATTCATACTTGGTCTACTTCTGCACGACTTGCAGAAAAACAAAGGGATATGGTAGAATTAGACAACAAGGAAATGCCTAAAGATGTTAGAGATTTTCTTGATAGATTAAACATAATATAAACAAACAAGGAGAACAATGAATTCATTTAAAAAAATTGCCCTAGGACTCGCTGCAGCCATGTCCTTTGGCGTATTATCTGCACTTCCGACACATGCTACGGTGATTGCACCAACCTTGACAATTGACTCTCCTACAGATTCAATTCTCGTAGGTGAGACTGCAACAGCAGTAGTTTCGTTGTCATATATTTCAGAAACATCAGCAGACACAGCAACTGTGTTATCTGCTATATTTACACAGCCTTCTACGGCTAATAAGTCTGCAACACTTACACTGCTTGAAACAAATACAGCAACAGTAGTAATTGCAGGAGATAGTTTGACTGCAAATGTTAACTCAACAGTTAATACAACAGGATATGTAACAGCAAAATTTACAGTTACTTTGGCAGCGCCAACAGTTGCTGGAACATATGAGGCAAGAATTATTACAACTCGCCCATCAACTGGTCCATCAGTTATATGGACAATAACAGTTGGTGCTGGAGATACAGTTCCTTCTGCTTCAACAACAACTTCAATTCTTAACAGAGGCGAAGTAATTACTGCAACAGTAGATGATTCAGTATTTGCTCCAAAAGCAGCAGCAACAGATGCAGCAGCAGTCATTGTTATTGCACAAAAAAATGCAGCAAGCAGAACAACTTCAGAATCACTTCTTGCTACAGTAACTGGATCAGGATCAATTGGATATGGCACTAATGCTACAACAATGTCAGTTCTTGGTCGTTCACTTGTAATCCCATCAGGCAACTACATTGGTGTATTTGCTGACGGTACTGCAGGAGTTGGAACAATTACAATTACAACCCTTACAGGTACAGTGCTTGCAACAGAAAAAGTAACATTCTACGGAGATATTGCAACAATTGAAGCAACTGCAGTTAAGTCTGTTATTGCAGTTGGTGCAAATACAACTACAGTCAAGGCAGTTGCAAAGGATGCTTCTGGCGTAACAGTCGGAGCAGGAACTCTTTATGCATATTCATCAGATGTAACAACAGTATCTGATTCAGCAACAGCAACAACAATTGTTAACGGTGAAGCCGTATTTACAATTACTGGTGTTAAGACTGGTGGAGCAGCAATTACAGTTAAGTCTGGAACAATTGCATCAGCACCAGTTTCTACTCGTGTAGAAGCAGCAGCAGCAACTGTAAAGATTTCATTTGATAAGGCTACATACCTTCCAGGTGAGGCAGCAACAGTTAAGGTTCAAGTTCTTGATGCAGTAGGTCTGCCAGTTTCTGGTAAGACACACTCAGCACTATTCGCAACAGGTGGAATCACTTCTACTTATGCATTTGGTTCAGGATCTGACGTACTTACAGCAACATCAGTTACAACTGATACTGATACAGCAAAGTCATACAAGGTATATATGCCTTTGACTGAAAACACTGTAAAACTTTCAGCAACTGGTGGTACATCCCTACCTCTAGCAGGACAGATTGCAGTAACCGCATCAGCAACAGTTTCAAATTCTTCTTCTAGCACAAACGCTACTCTTGCAGCATTAGTTGCACAGATTACCGCCATGCAGGGAATTTTTGATGGCCTAAAGGCAGAAGTTGCAACTTCAAAAGCAGAAAGAGTTGCTTTTGTAAAGCAATACAATATTCTTGCTAAAAAGTGGAACGCAAAGAATCCTAAGTCTAAGGTTGCACTAATTAAGTAATATTACTTATAAATTAAAGGGTTAGCCAAGCGCTAGCCCTTTTTTTTATTGGATAAAAATGGTATAATTGCTAATATAACTACACATTGGAGATTATACATAATTGACTAGCCTCAAGCGTAAAATATTATTGGCTTTGGGGATAGGGTTATGCTTAACAATTTTTGGTATTATGGCGCCTAATGAAGCCTATGCTACGGATAATCAAGAACAGGTAGTAGTTAGCCCTGCCCAACAGGCAGTCAATACAGCCCTTGCAACGGCTACTACAGAGGTTCAACAGGCTATTTCAGCCACAGACACAGCCACCGCCACCGTTGCAGTAGCAGTAGTTCAAAATGTAGAGGCGCAGTCAGCGGTAGATACAATAACAGCCACGGTAGCAATAGCACAATCAAATATAACCTTAGTAGACACAGCCACTGCCACAATTAATGCTATAGATTTATCTCTTACGCCAATAGATCAAAGTTCTCAAATAGTTCAAGATGCAAAAAATACAATTACAACAGCACAAACCTCCATAAATAATATTGATACATCAACTGCACAAGTACAAATATCTGAAGCCATTGCAGCAAAAACAACAGCAACAACGGCACAAACCACTGCACAAACCGAATTAACTCAAGCCAACATTGCAATTAACAACGCTCAAGATGCAGTAAATGCTTTGGTAGCCACAATTGGAACAACAACAAATGTTTTAGCAAATACAGATGATGCTGGTATTCGCATGAACCTTCCATTTAATTTACAAATGGGCGGAGTAACATATTCAAATATTTATGTTGGATCTAATGGAACAATTATGTTTGGAGTAAATCAAGGGACAAACTACTCTTCTACACCTACCGCTCCTTCTATTTCTGTAGCGGGATACGACTGGACTACATGGAGTAATGGTTCTGGTATTACTTATTCAACAACAACAAATACGCTATCTATTGCATGGGACGTTAGAGTATTCCCGTTAACAACGGCAGAAACACAGATGACTCAGATTCGTTTTAATGCAGACGTAAATCCTACAGATGGTGCTTGGGCAGCAGATATTAATGTTACTGGACCAATACCAAACGGCACAAGGTTTAACGTAAGAGAAACTACTAATGGAACAGTAACTGCCACTCTTGATACAAATCCTGGCGCTGGATATAACGCAACAATTAGTCAAGGCGCTGCATTTACTCCCACTCCTGATCCAAATAATGCAACTGTTTTGGCGGCAATTGATACAGCAAATGCACAAATTGCTACATTAAACTCAGAAATTACTGCAGTTGTTGCTCAAAATACTACAAACACATCAGCAATAAATGCTATTAATACAACATCTTTAACCAATACCGTAAACTCAGCGATATCAACAAAAACATCTCTTCAATCAACATTAAATACTAAATCAAGTCAACTAGTTACTGCAATTAATAATAATATTCCTACACCAGCCCCTATCATTACAATCCCAGCACCTGGTCCATTAATGTATGTTGAAGTAGACATGCCAACAGGGTATGAAGGAAACACATGGTTTTATCAAGTTACTACTCAAAATCCAACTGCTGCAAACCCATATGCTGGTGGAACATACAATACAGATGGCGCTCCTGCATCAATTGAGTTAAGTGGTTTGACACAAGGCGCTACCTATACTATTAGAGTTGCTAACTGGTCTGGACCTGTAAGTGAATATACTGAGACTGTTATTTCTATACCCGCTACTCAAGGCGCAAATTTAAATGGTGGTGGAGCAATTCAACCGCCACCTGCTCCAGAGCCTCCTGTTGAGCAACCATCTGATCCAGCACCTATACCAGTGCCACCTGCAGAAGAACCTCCTATTGTAATTGAAGAACCCCCTATTATAATTGAAGAGCCACCCGTTGTAGTTGAAGAACCCCCTATTGTAATTGAAGAGCCACCTGTTGTAGAACCTGAACCTCCTGTTATTGAAGAATTACCACCATTAACTGTTGAAGAAATTATCTCAGTTGTAGAAGATCTGGTTGCTGACGGTAATTTAACAGCAGCAGATGCAGAAGCAGTGCTAGATGCTTTAATGTCTGATGGAGAAATAACATCTTCAGAAATTAGTGCACTGACTGATAATTTAATATCAGATGGAACCTTAAGTGCAAATGAATCAGCACTAATTATAGATGCTTTAAATTCTGACGGGGTAGTTACAAACTCAGAGGTCACATCATTAGTTGAAGCACTTGTATCTGAAGGCGGATTATCTACAAATGAAACAAAATTAATTGTAGATGCATTATCTGCAGATGGAAATATCACTACGTCAGAAGTAAATAATCTATCTGATGCTTTAACTAAAGATGGTTCATTTACATTAGCAGAAAAAGATTTAGTTTCACAAGTATTGATTACAGCAGCAGATGGAGCACCAGTAACTGCTGCCAACATAGAATCGGCGGGACTTGAATATCAGGATCTTCCTCCTACAATACCAGTAGAGGTAAGAGAAGACGTTAATGGTAATCCTGTAGTTATTACTGCAGAGGTGGCATCAGCATTGCTTGTATTGGAAAGTCCAGCAGCATTATTAGATGCAGTTGCTACTTGTTTTAATCCAGATGAAGCAATTGAAGGTTTGACAGAAGAGCAAAAATGTGAATTGGGCAAAGCCTTACTTAGCATAGGTGCTGATATGTCTATACCAGAACGTGAAAAAGCAAAAGATATTGTAGTTGTAACAATCATTGCTGGTCAAATGATAGTTGGAACTGCATCAAGAAGAAGGAGAGCATAAAATGAAAAAGTTCAAAGAATGGGGTATGGCAGCCCTAAACGAAAACTTTACATTCCTTGGCTTCTTTGTAGCATGGGTGGTTTTAGAGGGTAGCGCAAAGACGGTGGTAGGGTACGTAACCCTGGCATCAATAGCCGTATGGTTTGCAACCATAGGAATTCGTAAAGAAGACTAATACTATTTAATAATACTATAAGTTATTATTTTAATGTATAGTATACTATTAGTATGAAGAAATTAACATCAGCCATTGGTTGCTGTATACTTGTATTGATGCTATCAGGATGTGGCATTGAACTAGGTCATTATCGTTACCCTTGTCAAAATCCTGATAACTGGAACGCTAAAGATTGCATACCTCCAATTTGTGAAGCAAAAGGTGTATGTACAAAAGATATTATTAAGGTAGAGGACACAAAAAATGCGTAATCGTAGAACACAGTCAGAGATGGACTCTTTATTAAAGTTTATTTTAGGATTAACCCTTGGAGCAATTTTATTTTTTACATCAATGGGAATTCTGTATGGTTTGCTTTTTGTTGAGCAACCACTAAATGCCCAATCAGAAAACGATAAAATGTTTTTTAACGTTCTTGGTAGCGTAGCAACTTTTATTACAGGAACACTTGCTGGTCTTCTTATTGGATCATCTGGCGCTAAAGATATTATGTCTGCACAGATTGCAAATAAAGAAGTTGATGCCAAAAATACAATGGCAGATAAAAAATTAGAATCAGAGATTGACGCAACAGCAGCACGTCTAGCAGCAAAGCCAGACGGGGCAATGCCAGAAGAACAACCAGTTGATACGGATTGGAATAAGTGATGTCAAAAGATTCTACAAAAAAGACTTTACTAAAAACATTAAGTTGGGAAACTTTTCACTTAGTGGGCGTCGCTGGTATTATTTATTTATTTACTCGTGAATGGGAATACGCAAGTCTTGGAGCCCTAATCTATATTGGTTGGGAAGCATTAGGCTACTTTATTCATGAAAGAATTTGGGCAAAATTTGGGAATAAGGTAAGGTGATGGCGGAGCAAGGTACAGCAGCACGTTTAATTGAAGTTGCTACAGCAGAGATTGGGACTATTGAAGGTCCAAAAGATAATGAAACAAAGTACGGCGCTTACACAAAGGCTAACTTTCAACCATGGTGCGGATCATTTGTTAATTGGTGCGGTAACGAGGCTGGCGTAAAAATTCCTAACACTGTTTATACTCCAGCAGGGGTAACAGCATTTAAAAAAGCCAACTCATGGATTGATGGAGACATAGCAGATCCAGAATCAGGGGATATAGCCTATTTTGATTTCCCCTCAGATGGCGTTGATAGGGTGAGTCACGTAGGCATTGTTGTTAAAGATAATGAAGACGGAACTGTTTGGTGTATTGAAGGAAATACTTCTTCAAAGAAGTCTGGAAGTCAACGAAATGGCGGAGAGGTTTGCAAACAGTTACGTGCTTATAAAAAAAACAAGGCTGGAGTTTTAATCTCAATAGTTGGGTTTGGTCGTCCAAAATTTGGAGCATCTACACCTACTACAACTGCTAAAAAATCTCAAAATAAAACAAAAACATGCTCAGCATGCGGTCAAAATATTAAATAAAGGTGTTTGACTAAGCAAAAATGCTTTGATATACTTAAGGTTATAGTCTGAGGGGGAATTGTATGACCGTACTGGCTGTTGTGCGTGATCAACTAACTAATAAAATTTATATGGCTGGTGATCGGGGGGCTTCAGATGATAATACTATCTTGGCTCTAACTTCTCCAAAAGTTTGGAAACTTGGTCCATACCTAATTGGATATGCTGGAGCATTAGACGGTGAACGTATTCGTTATAATTTTAATCCATATGTTCCAGACATTAAAGACACAGACAAGTTTATGCAAACTAAGTTTATTAAACAACTTAGAGATTTTTATAATAACTGGTGGGTAGATACTAGCAAAGAAGGTGACCTAGGTCTTATTATTTGTATTAAAGGACAAATATATGAACACAATGCTATTGATATGTCCTTGTCTAAATACAATTTGGATTATTTGGCTATGGGATCTGGTGCTGAGTACGCCTATGGATATTTAAATGCTACAGAAAAATCTAAAGATGCTCGTAAAAGAGTTATTGGAGCAGTAAATTCAGCAATAAAATTTAGTCCAACCTGCTTGGGTCCAGTTGACGTAGTAAGCATTTAGCGCTATACTTAATATATGAATCATAAGTATAAAGAAGATTTATCTTTAGAAGACAAAAAGTTTGGCGTTTGGCTTGAAAAAGGAATTGAAAAAGGTTGGGTAACACCGCCTTATTGCAATACCCATGATGGTGGATACGAATATATGGGTGAAGAAGAACAAGAAGAATGGGAAGCAGGTGGCGACCCATGTTGTCATGTCATCAGATTGATGATATCTTAAATAGATTAGGAAGAATATGAAAACAAAAAATAAAGTTTTTACTGCAATTTTAAGCGTAGTTGCATCATCATTTTTATTTATTGCCGTTCCAGAGGCAGCAACTGCTGCACCGTGTTCGGCATCCGATCCTTGTCAAACTTATGCAATGGTAGATAATACAAATAACGTTATAAATGTTATTGTTTGTCAGCCATCAGTTTGTGGTAGTGGAACTTTTGCTGGTTATCGTGTTGTTTTACAAATTGCTGCTAATCCACAAACAAATGATCCAACTGGAACAAGTGGTCAGATGACAAAACCAGAAGAAAATAGAGTTGTTACGTTGTCAGATAATAATACTTTTACTGTAAAACAGAATGAAGTTGTTATTCAGACTATTGCAGTTCCAGAAGTTCAAACTCAAAATACAAATAATACAACAACAACAACAACAACATCTATGCAGGCACAGTTTATTGATACAAGTACTGGATCTGTAAAAATTGACGCAACTCAAACTACTGATTCTACTACAGTAACTTCTAATTCTACAGTAAATAGTACAAACACTATTAAAGAAACTGTTATTTTTCAAGAAAGAAAAACTGCAGCACAAGTATCTTCTGTGCTTGAACAACAAAAACTTACTTTATTCCAATCAAGAATGAATAAGTTATTAATACTTTTAAGCGGTTGGCTTATTTAGTTTAATCCTTAATGTTGCGGATATTGCATAGTGGTAGTGCGTAACCTTGCCAAGGTTAATGTGCGGGTCCGATTCCCGCTATCCGCTCCAAGGCCCTATCTTCTAGTGGTCAGGATACCAGGCTTTCATCTTGGTGAGCAGAGTTCAATTCTCTGTAGGGCTACAAAATTCTGATATAATAATATTGTATCTGCCAAATGGGGATACATTAACTTATTCGCTTGAAAGGGGAATAAAATGGTAACACAGTTTGCAATGGATCTATTCAATGATCCTTTTTTTATTGGCTTTAATAGAGAGTTAGGCCGTTTAAATACAGCACATAAAGTAAATTCACAGTCATATCCTCCATATGATCTTCTTAAATTAGATGAAGACACCTATATACTATCTCTTGCTATTGCAGGATTTACAAAAGAATATATTGACGTATCGGTAGACAATGGAACCCTTGTAATTAAAGGAGAAATTGTAGAAGTTACAGATGCTGAAGTTGTTCACAAGGGAATCGCTGGTCGTAAGTTTGTACGATCTTTTGCTCTTGGCGAATACATGGAAGTATCTAGTGCTGAACTAAAAGATGGACTGCTAACAATTAATATTGTTCGTGTTATTCCTGAAGATAAAAAACCTAAAGTAATTAAAATAAAATAAAAATAACAACCTGGGCATGTTGCAAAACTGCCTATTTTTTGATATACTTAGATATAACCATAGGAGATTTAATGCCAAGAGATGACTACAGATGTTCTATTTGTTCTTCACAAATTGAATTTGAAAGATCAATTGGTGATGACAAATATCCAATATGCTGTAATGAATCTATGCAAAAAGTATGGAGTTCACCTGCTGCAATTTTTCGGGGTAATGGATTTTACTCAACTGACAACAGAAAGTAGATGTATAATATGAGTATGACTAATATTGTTGAAGATCATCCAAGCGTAGTTTCAAAAAAGTATATACTAAATGCCAGTGATCGTTGCGATAAATGTACTGCTCAAGCCTTAATTAAGGTTAAGGGCTTGTCGGGAGAGTTAACATTTTGCAGTCATCATTATGAAAAAATAATGAATAGTTCTGAATCACATAATAAAATGATGGCTTTTTTAGTAGAAATTCTTGATGAGCGTGAAAAACTTATTAAAGACAAACCAGTGGGAGGCATATAATGTTATACAATAAAGAAATTTTAGATTTTAGATTTTCTTACATTAAAAACTATAATATTGAAAAAATAAAAAAAATTGTTAAAAATCTTGAAAATGAATGGTTAGTTGATCATTCTAGGCAAGATATGTTTTATGTACATAGATATACAAACTCATACATTATAAATAAAGTTTCGCTTGACTGGAAACAAGGAGAGCCATTGCAGTCAATAAATAAATTAGAATCAACAGAACTTTCAGAACTTGCATTAGAAATTGCTTGTGATTTAGAAAAACAAATTGATGGAAAAATGGGTCAAGTTTTATTTACAAAACTTCCTGCAAAAAAAATTATTGATCCTCACGAAGACCATGGAGATTATTTACACTGTGTTGCACGTCATCACATTCCAATTATTACAAATTTAGGGGTAAGGTTTATTATAGATGGAGAAGGCCGACATGTTCCAGAGGGTGAGTGCTGGGAAATAAATAATAACAAAACACATGCAGTTGAAAATAATGGAGAAGAGGACCGAATTCATCTTTTAATTGACATAATACCAAATAAATATTTAACAGTATAAATAATTAAAAAGAAATGGAGAAAAATGTACGAATACTTTGTTAGAGAAGTAAAAAATGTTGTTGATGGAGACACCATTGACGTAGTTATTGATTTAGGGTTTGATATTTTATTTGAATCCCGTGTTCGTTTGGCTGGTATTGATACGCCAGAGTCACGGACAACAGATAAGGCTGAAAAGGCTCTTGGTCTTGAGGCTAAGGAATATTTAAAAAAACAACTTAAGGATGCTAAGTCAGTTGTCATTCGTACAGAAAAAATGGATTCATCAGAAAAGTATGGTCGTATTCTTGGTTGGGTTTATGTTAATGGGGAATCAGATTCCGTAAACAATAAAATGATTAAAGATGGTTATGCTTGGGGATATCTTGGTGATACAAAAATTAAAGATTTTGAAATTCTTAAAAAGGCTAGATCAAAGTCTGGTAAATGAAAAACGTTTTTTATTTTACAGCAGACTGGTGTAGTCCTTGTAAAAAAACAAGACCAGTTGTTGAGGAATTAAAAAAAGAAGGTTTTCAATTTCAAATGATAGATGTTGATTACGAACAACTTTTGGCTAAACAGTTTCAGGTTAAATCAATTCCTACATTTATTTTATTAGAAGACGGCAAAGAACTTGATCGTGTAACTGGGGCACAAACAAGGGCAGAGTTGGAGAACTTTATTAATTATGAAAAAATTATTCAAGAGAATATTTAATCCAGATGGGAAAAGCATGAGTTCAGATGAAAATGAAATGATTGAAAAGTTGATCCTTGAGGGTGGACTAGAGGTTGCGGGTATTGATTCTGAAAACGGATCATTCCTATATTCATTTACACCTAAAATTAAAGAACTAATGCCAGAACTTTATAATGATCATCTTAATAGAGTCAATGCTGAGATACTTTCTTTATGGGAAAGAGCCTACGTAGACATAGATTTTTTGGCAAAAGAGCCAGTGGTAACTCTTACAGATAAGTCTTTTGATCCAGTAGAAATGTCAAAACTACGCAAGCAAGACGTTTGGGCTATAGAAGAACTTAAACGCCTTACTCGTAAAAAATAAGTCTGATATAATAAAAGCATGAGTCATGTTGTAGAAGGCGATTTCGTAATGTTTGTTCATGAAGATGATGGAATTATGGCTGGTCGTGTTGAATATGTTATGACTAATCCTGGCTTACTTGGTATTCCTGGCTCTGAATACTCAATGGAATATGCTGAAGATGATAAACCAGTCATTGTTCGTGCTTATAAAGAAGAAGATGGCGCATGGGAAGAACAGCCATACGTTTTCTATCATCGCATGTCAGAAGTTGTGAAGATTGAATCACTATCTGTATCTGTTGATATGGTAATGGAAATTGGATCAAGTGGAACTGGAATTCCAACAATGCCATCGCAATCCGATATGGAAAACATGTATGCTGTTCAAATAGGAAAATCTTATAACTCAGATAATCAAGATGAAGATAAATGGGATAACATGGAAAAAAAGTGCTGGGTTGGATATGAACAACGTGGCATGAAAGACAAGGGTGGACGAATGGTTCCTAATTGCGTTCCTGTTGGCAAATTAAATGAAATGGATGACAACATGGGAAAAGCAAAACCAAAATATGAAGACTTTATTAAACCAAGAAGTGGTGGAACTGAGCCATCTAATCCAAAACTTTATGCAACAGTTGTTCAAGCAGCAAAAGATAAGTTTGACGTTTATCCATCTGCAGTAGCAAATTCCTGGGTAGTGCAAGAATATAAGCGTCGTGGTGGCACATACAAATCAGAATCAAAATCTACAACCAAAAGTATTTGGGGTGGAGCATTTGATCCTTTGACATTGGAAAAATAATGTCTAAAAAATCTTCAGGATCTTATTTTAAAAATTACGGGTTTAATCCAATACAAATTAAAGACGGCAGAATTGTTCGTTTAAGAAAAGATGGTAGTGTTAAAGCGGACTTAGGTCCATATCCAAAAACAAAGATAGGGGTAACTCATGGCAAATAAAGAACAAAAAGGTAATGCTAATAAAAAGAAAGAGCCAAAGATGACTCTTAAAGAAAAACGTGCTGTTAAGCAAGAAAAAAAGAAATCAAAATGAATACATTTTATTTCTTGCATTCTTTAGTAATAGGTTTGTTAATGATTGGATCATTTTTTTGGGGTAAGTCTTATGAAACAAATAGGGTAAAGAAAAATGGCTGATACATACACACCTACTTCAGGTATGAAGGCTGCTGCTCGTCGTGCTTTAAAATGGAAAGCAGATGGCAAGGCAACTGGTGCAGGAACTCCAGTAGGTTGGGGTAGAGCAACAGATATTGTAAATGGATCTGCTATGTCTCTTAGTACTGTTAAGAGAATGTATTCTTTTTTTTCCCGTCATGAGGTAGATAAAAAGGGTAAGGGTTTTTATTCTGGTCCAGATTTTCCATCTAATGGAAAAATTATGTGGGATGCTTGGGGTGGCGATGCAGGATTTTCATGGAGCCGTGCAATTGTAGAAAGAGAAAAAAAGAAAGTAGAAAAGGTTTGGCAGGGAACTGCCTTTGATCTAAGAAAGTAGTGGGTATATGGATAATTTAGAAAAAAATGAGTTAATTCAGTTAATATCATTTTATAAGCAAAAACTATCTGACGTAGAACTAGAGTCATTAAAACTACAACTTGAAGTTAATAAACTTAACTCTATGGTTTTAGGCTTGAGCAAAGAATCAGTTAAAAAAACTAAATAAAATGGAATATTTATTAGTTATGGGCTTGACATTGCTGGCCTACTGGTCTATAATTAAGATATCAAATAAAAAAAGAATATCATTTTTAAAAAAAATTAAATATCGGCAAAGCAATATTCATGAAATGATTAAAGATGTTATTCCAAAAGAAAGGTTTGAGAAGCCTAAGTTTATTACTCAATCTCAAAGACATATTCAAAAAAATATGTTAAAAGTAGTAATAGAAAAAGATAAAGCATATTGGATAATGGATAATGTTTTTTATACTGCTGATGCTATTAATGGCAGGGTAGATGAAAATACAGCAAAACCATTAGATATTGAAAATATGCCAACAAAAGAATTAGATAATATGTTATCAATACTTGATGACTTAAAACAAGGAGTGGGACCAAATGATAGTGGCAGTACAGGGAACAAAAGAGTTTAACCAGTACAACATTTTTCTACGTGCCATGAGTGTTGCCTTATCAGGAATGAAAGATGAAGATAGTGAGTTCATTATTTATTCCGCTGGCCCATCAAAAATAAATAATTTTGTTTCAGAGTTCTCTAATTTATCAGAACGTGGAATGAAGGCAAGAGGCAAAAAAATTAAATTTTATAATGTAGCACCCGTATGGTTGAGTGAGCATATAAAGCAAATTAATTATTTTGCTTTTTTAAGTAATCCAAAAGAACCAAAATCAAAATTGGTTTTAACTGCAGAAGCAAACAACATTGACGTTGGTCTTTTTAAGTATTAGGAGAAAAAATGATTATTAGAAGTTTAAAGACAATGGAAAAAATTGTAAATAAAAACGAAAACCTTATTTGGCATGCGTGGGATGTAATTGATTTAAAAGAATCTGATACAGCAAAAACCTCTCCTATGGGCATTAGAGTAAAAAACAAATGGTATCTGCATAGAATTTATAAGCCTGGTCGCAATGGTTGGGATATACCAAATAAGTATAAGGATTAACCTTGAAACAGCATTTATGGAAAGACCAAGCCTTGTGTTTGGGAACGGATAACAACGCATTTTTTGATAAATACGAAGACCATGAGGGATCTAGAAGAGACATTGATTCACTTTGCAAACAGTGCCCAGTTAGAAAAGTATGCTTTGCTAATGGCGTTTCAGGAAAAGAGTGGGGTGTTTGGGGTGGGGTATACTTAGAAGGTGGAGAAGTTTCAAGAGAGTTTAATAAACATAAAACCAAAGAAGATTGGTCTAAAACATGGCAATCACTAACAATGGAGGAATAGTAAAATGATTATACAAATTATAGGTTTACCAGGATCTGGCAAAACGACATTAGCAAAAGAATTAGTAAAAAAAATTAATGCAATTCATCTCAATGCTGATGAAGTAAGATCTGATTTAAATAAAGACTTAGGTTTTACCTTAGAAGATAGGATTGAGCAGTCTCGTCGTATGGGGGCTTTGTCAAGACTTCTTTCAAATCAGGGGTATGACGTTGTTGTAGACTTTGTTAATCCAACAAAAGAAACAAGAGATGCTTTTGGAAAACCAGATAGACTTATTTGGATGAATACATTTGAAAAAAGTAAATATCCAGATACAGACAAAATGTTTCAATATCCAGAAACTTTTGATATGTGTTTTGATAAAACAATTCCAATGGAAGAAAGAATTAACATAATCATTGAAGGTTTTGGATTACATGACTGGAGCAAGCCAACTACATTAATGCTTGGTCGTTATCAACCATGGCATGAAGGACATCATGCTCTTTATACAGAAGCGCAAAATCGTACAGAGCAAGTAATGGTTGGCGTTAGGGATACACATGGAACAACAGAGAAAGATCCTCTTACCTTTGATGAAGTAAGAGAATATATATCAAAAGATTCATACATGGATAAAGCAATGGTAATTAAAATGCCAAACATTACAAATATTGTTTATGGTCGTGATGTAGGATATAAGATTGAACAAGTAGATTTGGGGGCAGACATTCATGCTATTTCGGCTACTGAAAAACGTAAAGAATTGGGTATTTAGTTTTGGGAAAGGCATTGCAGATGCAGAAGATAGATTTGTTAAAAGCATGTTTGAAGAAGATATAGATGATGAAAGTAACAAAGACTAGATCATTTATTAAAGCATTAAGTTATAGAATTTGGGGAACCCTTTCATCTGTTGCTGTTGCTTATGTTATTACAAAAAATGCTTCACTTTCTATAACAATTGCTTTTTGGGAAACCGTTGTTAAAATATTTATTTACTACGCACATGAGCGTGGCTGGAATAAAGTTCAGTGGGGAAGAAAATGATGTATACGGAAGAAATGCGTAGGGCTGTGCATTCAATTACACCGCCTAAAGGATTTGGCGTTGAGATTATTGACAATGAGCACTTCCTTACGGTAAAATTAGATGAAAGAAAATTTTTGCACATGGTGCATGATGATAAAATATCAGCGCTCCAGTATGTAGTAAAAATAAAAAAGGCTTTAGAGGAGTGTGCTGCTATAGTTTTAGTAACTAGGGAGGCAATAAAATGATAAAACAATTTAGTCTGTTTTTTATTTGTAAAATAAAATCACATAACTTTGTTGACGCTGGTTCTTGTCCATTTACTGGTAAAACCTATGTAGCCTGCCTAAGATGTGGAGCAACAATAACAAAATGAAAAAAAAAATAATTATATTAGTATTATCAACTATATCTGCTCTTGTTGCAGTTAGTTTATTTTTTGCTTCAAGGCTTAGTCAATTATCAGACTTAGATTTATTTGACATTGAAGAAGATGATTAATGCAAACATTTTTACCATATAAAGACTTTGATCAATGTGCTGAATCTCTTGACAATAAACGTTTAAATAAGCAAATATTAGAGTCCTATCAAATACTCAAAGTCTTATCTGGTCAATCCCCTTCAGGTGCATGGCGCAACCATCCAGCGGTACTTATGTGGAAAAATGCTGAAAAGTCATTACGTATATACGTTAATGCCATGATTAAAGAGGCTAGACTTAGAGGTATTAGGACAGATGGCAATGAGTCCAACCTAGACGCCTTAGAGGCCGTTTCTGGGCATCTGTGGGGTACTCAGAAGCCAGTCTGGAGTCAGGTATCTCATGTAAATCGTGTCAATATTACCCATAGGGCTAATCTTTATCGTAAAGATCATATTTATTATGCAGAGTTTTATAAAGATACTAAAAGTGAATATAACAAGCCTTGTTGTGATAAATGTTTATATTATTGGACAACTCACGCTATTAGGAATGGAGTACAATAGATAGTATGGAGATGATGTTTCTGATATTTTTTGCCACCCTGTCTTTTTCCTTTGGACTATCCTATTGGGCTACCCTTGATAAACTAAAAAAGTCTAACCTATTATTGGCTGAACTTTTTATAAAAAACAGGGCACTTGAAGAATTAAACTCTCAAGCCAATAGTGGTATCAACATGTCTGACGACACACTACATAAAGAAAACTTTATAAAATTCCTATCTGATTCTAGAGACTGGGCATTTGAATATATTGAAAAGTCACAGCAAACAATTAAAGAGGTTTCTGATGAATTGAAGGTAAAAGGTTTGGATAAATACTCCGATAAACTTTTAGCGCTTTTACCAGAAATAAATCAAGGGAAAAAATAATATGAAAGATGTTCTGTTATCAATTATCACAGGTTTTGGATGCGGTGTCGTGTTCGCAGCATTCAAATTGCCAGTACCAGCACCACCAGTTTTTGCGGGAGTCGCAGGAATTATTGGTTTATGGATTGGCTATAAAACACTAACACAGATTATATCCTAGGAGGAATAATGAATAACATACTAAATGATAAGACAAAGGCAATGCTGGCATCATATGGACGATCAGTTCTTGGTTCAGTAATTGCACTTTACATGGCTGGCGTAACAGATCCAAAAGATCTATGGACTGCATTAATTGCTGCCCTGGCGCCCGTTGCATTGAGAGCACTTAATCCAAATGACAAATCTTTTGGCGTATTGCCAGATACAGGAGCCATTTCAGATGCTCTTGCTAAAATTGTTCCAGTTAAAAGTGCACCAAAAAAGAAGACTGCTAAGAAAAAGTAGTTTATTATATAAAGGGGGCAAACTTAAAAACTTGCCCTCTTTATTTTTTTTATAATGGGGATTAATGGATTTTGTATATATATGTAAAGATGGAATAAACGAAGAATTAAAGTATTCAATTAGATCTGTCGTTGAAAGTTTTCCAGAAGCAAACATATGGGTTGTTGGCGGTAAGCCTGATTGGTATGTAGGCAATTATATAAAAGTAGAACAAAAAGAATCAAAGTATAAAAATGCTGTAAAAAATTTAGAAACAATTTGTTTTTCACAAGAAATATCAAAATCTTTTATTTTAATGAATGATGACTTTTATATCATTAAAAAAATAAATAGAATAGAAAATTTTCATAGTGGCTTCTTATTAGATAAAATAAACTTATACCAAAAATTAAATGGCAACTCTCAGTACACCAGAAAACTTTCAGGAACATATAAGAAACTTAAAGCGTTAGAATTTGAGAACCCGCTAGACTATGAACTCCACGTTCCAATGATTATGGAAAAAGAAAAATTAAAGATAGTGTTAGAACTTTTAGATCAGTTTTTATGGAGATCTATATATGGAAACAAGTTTAATGTTGGTGGCACACAAATGGAAGACGTAAAGGTTTACAATTCTGGACCATTAGTTCTTAAGTCTTATAATTTAAACATAGATGATCATACATATTTATCTAGTTCCGATAGTTCATTTAATAATATATTTAATAAAATACTTAAAGACAAGTTTAACAAAAAAACTAGATTTGAGCAATAAGTTCTAGGTATTTATCTTTTAATATTGTTGGAGAAAAGTTGTTAAACCCTAACTCGTAAGCCTGTTGTTTATAAATAGTTTTATCATTGATAGACATGTACTTATCAATTGTTTGTGCTAACAAAACATTATTTGCTTCAACCAAATCAATTCTAACCTTTGTTCTAATGGTTCCAATGGAATCTGAGTCAACTAACCAATCTTGTGGCAAGATCTGGTTATTGGGTGAAACATTTGTCATAAAAACGGGGAGACCAGAAAGCAAAGCCTCATTCATTGGCAAACACAGTCCTGCATATCGTCTAGGCAATACCATAGCATCAAAGCCATTGTATAGGTCTTCCCTGTTTTCTGGATTGCCAATTTCAATCTTTAGCCTTGAGTCTGTTACATTAGTTACTACTTCACTTTGACTTCTAATAACTAATTCATAATCAGCCTTAGAGTGTTTTAACATATTAATTACAGTTTCAGTACCGTTTCTATCTTTGGCTGCCTTCTTACCAGCAATGTGTAATAACCTATTATGTGATTTAGAAATGTTATTGTTTTTTACACTTGTAAATAACTCAGGACTGGTTGGTGGCGGAAGATGAATTACCTTTGTTCTATCTCCAAACATATTTTTAATTGTTTCAATTTGCCATAAACTAGGAGATAACAATACAGTTGGTAGCGGTAGTTCTGGGTTTGATAAATGACCAAACAGTTCATAGTTATACTGAAGAATAGTTTTTACGCCACGCCTATTTGCAAACCTTACAAAATTTTGATCATAAAAGGTTTCACAACTCAAGACAACATCTACATCTCCTAAAAACATTTTTATCTGTTGAACAGATGGAAAACCTTGTGTCTTAATGCAACTATATTGGTCATACCAGTGTGGATGTTGCTTGTTGTTATTAAACGGGGTAGAGTCAATTAAAAGAATCTTATCAGGGTTAAGCATATTAACTAACTCTTTAGTCTGATTACCAAGGCCAGTATTGTCTGATCTTGCTATAATTCCTAGTCTCATTCTTTATACCCCCAGATTTCATCATCGGAAGTATATTTTCTTCCACCTTGGCGACCATCTAGATGATAAGAACGCTTAATGCTTCCCTCTGGATGATAAATCCAAAGTTTATGCATTTCCCAATTTTCTTGATTAAATACTTCATATGGGAATATGTCATCTTGAATTGCTCCATGAAATGTATCTTCTATAAAAAATTTATCTTTACATCTTGGTAGCACAATATCTTTGTAGTATTTTTTTCTACTTAAATGTGGGCGCTGACTCCATTGTATGGTTTTCATAAAGCCATCCTCTAAACCAAACATAAGGTGTTCATGCTCTTTTGGTATAAATGATTCATGGTGAAAACGAATAGTGTTTGCCTTATTGTATTCAAACATATCCAAACACTTGTCCCAGTCTATTGGTGTATCTGAAGTCAAAGGAGCATCTCCTTCAATATAAAGCAATAGCGGTGTTTTAACTTCAGTAATTGTTTGACGCATCATATTGGTTTGATGACTATGTTCTTTAAATATAAAAGGTAGGATGTTCTTATCTTCATGCAAACATTTCCATAAAATGCGATTTTTGTATTCATCGTAATCTTTTTTACGATTTTTTTGTTCTTCCCTAAGACCATCTATCTGCATAATAATTTCGTTGTCTGGAAAATGAACACGAATATCACTAATGGTTTGATCTATCATTTTTGTGCTTGGGTGATCTGTAATTACAGAAGTAGCCATGACAATCGTTATATCCCTTTTATGCATTTACTTGCCTCATTAACTCAATAAAAAGATCTCTTTTATATTTAATCCACCAACAAACAACTTGGTGCATTTCAGATATATAATTATTTAATAATTCAGGCAACAAATCAGATAAAGTTTGCCAATTTTCAACAGTTTTTATTGAATGCTCACCCTGAAATAAAAAATTAAAAAAATCTGTACGTTGCATTTTTGAATCTAATTTGTCTCCTATTGGTAAACAAAGCATTTCAATTGCTTCATAAAATCTGAATGAATCAATAACCATTGCTCCGCTAGGACAAGGAACAATCTTTGATAAAAACATTTTATCGTAATATGATTTTGGACTTAAGCCTTCTGCAAAACCATTAGTTGGATTATAAAAAGAATTTGGTATATTAGGCATAACAATTGCAAGTTCTTGCCTTCTTTGATGTGTTATCTGTCCTGAAAAAAATGCATCATACGATTTATCTTGATACTCTGGTAAATTATTTGGTAAGTGTTGTGGAACACCTAATGCTAACTTATTATATTGTGAATGTTTTCTGTGCGGGTATTGAATCCAAATTTCAATATTACTATGTTCTATCTTGTCAACTTTAAATGTGGCACTTTCATCTCCAGTAATAAATAAAACTACCCTGCTTATTTTATTTAACTCTTTGGATATTTGATCCTCATAATCTACATTTTGTGGTCCAGGAATAACAACAAAGGCTCTATCTGTGTTAGGCAAGGTTGTTACCTTATCTGGTTTAATATTATTTTTATTAAAAAATTGTTTTAATAAGCCGTAATCCCATTTATCAGCAGCACAATCTTCTTTTTTAACTGAATAAAGATATGCGTTAATCATGTTAAAACCTTCCATAATTTTTCTTCTACAATAAGTTTACCAATTAAATCTTCGTCTATGTAAGATGGGTCATGTACATATGCTATCTGTGAGTTATATTTTTTGATTGCCTCAATTTTATGCTGTGTAAAATTAATTGGAATGTTTTCTAAAGTATGGACTAACTCAAACTGTTTTAATCTTTCTTTATGTAACTCTGGATGCGACATTCTATATGGCAATTCAGCATATATAAAGTATGTTTTATTAAAACTTTTCATTAAATTAAAGAGATTGTCTGATAAAAAAACATGGTCTGGATGATGAATACCCAATGGAATATATACATTATCAAAATTTACAATTATATTTTTTATCCAATCAATTAAAATATCTTCATTTTGTTTTCCATAGACATCATCTAATAAATCGCCATTAATAACCTCAGCATTTATCATGGCACAGGCTTCATCGTGCTCCTGTCTTAGTTTGATATGTTTCTTATATCCAACTTCATCTGTTGGTATTCCAGCAAATGCAGATGCAATAGTAAAAGAATCCTCATTGTCAATAATATGATCACCTAATGAAAAGATTGCGTCATCTGTATGTGGACAAAATATTAAATTATTCATAAAATAAATGTACCTCATGTTGATAATCTAAAAGAGTTTCCTTATATCCTAATCCTTTTATCCATTGTCTAAGATCATGTAATGCCTCATTCCACTGTTGCAACATAAATTCAGGGTGTCCAGATAACCAAATCTTAGGTTTATGCTCTCTAAGCACCCTCTCAGCCCCTCCTAGGACCCTCCATTCACTACCTTCTACGTCCAAAGAAATGGCGGTAGGTGGTTTAATACCGTGATCATATACACAAGAATCTATAGTAATCTGACCATAGGTTTCTCCTTCAAGGTATAGTTCTTTGAATCCGTGGGCTATTTCAATAACATCATTGACTTCTGGTGGCCATTCATTATAATAAATACGTGAAAGACTGTTTATCTTATCAGATGCAAAGCCAGGTATACATACCATTGGAATTTTTAAGTTATTGGCAGACCAAGTTATAGGAAAATGTGACCACACCTTGGGATTTGGTTCAAATAAAACTAATTCTGCGCCCCACATTTGACATAGTGCTGGAAACTCTCCTTCTTCTGCACCCACATAATAAACAATATCTCCATTACCAATATTTTTATGCATTGATTTTAGTCTTAATTTTTCCCATCCATGAGGCTGGTACCAATCTGGTCTATCTGCACGATGTTTTGGCAAGATCATTTCAAACTCTCCGTTTAAAACTGCTTTGACCATCTCTGTCATTTCATTGCCTCCATAAAATAAAATTCATGTTCTCTTGTATCAAGTTCATAAATTTTTTCATTTGATAATACTGTTTCTTTATATTTTACTTTTGTTATATTTTTAAACCCAGAGTCGTGTAGTTTATACTCTAACGCTTTATCTGTTAGTAATGATCTTGATGTTGAATACCACGTCAACCAAGCAGAAAAACGTCTATCTAAAATATCTTCAGAGTTGGGGAAAAAGTTAATGTTATTATTTTTATATGCATCAAATCCAGAAACAATATCTGGCAAACTAATTCTAACGACACCGCCAGGCTTTAATACACGAATAAACTCTAGTAGTGTTGTTTTAATTTCAAGATAGGGTATTGCACATATTGTTGCATGTGAAACTATAATATCACATGAATTATCTGGAATTGAATGTAAATTTTTGTGTTCTGTTTTATATTCAGGATCAAGGTCTATGTTTATCCAATCAAACGGCTGAATGCTACCACAACCAAAGTTTATGTTCATTGTTGTATCCAATCCATCAAAGATATTTTTGGAGTCCATCCAGTTAAATCTTTAAACTTGGCATTAGATGCAAGAGTTTCTTGCACCTCACCAATTCTTGACGGTATAAATTTAACATCATTTGAAATGATATTAGCAATATCAAGTATAGAGTAATTACTTCCATACCCAATGTTATATACTTCACCAAATCCATTTTCAACCTCAGATGCAAGAATGTTTGCTTGTATTACGTCTGATATGTGAGTAAAATCTCTACGCTGAGATCCATCTCCAACTACTGTTAGTGGCTTTGATTCATGATATTGTTTTAAAAATAACCCTATTACTGGTGCATACTGTCCTTTTAATGGTTGTCTATCTCCATAAACATTAAAATATCTAAGAGATATAGTCTTTAATCCGTAAAGGTTGTAATAAACTCTTGCAAGGTTTTCACCAAAAACTTTAGCAGCAGAGTATGGAGTTAATGGATCAGGCGACTGTGTTTCTTGGTTTGGAAGCAAAGCCTTTTTCCCATAGGAAGAAGATGTGCTTGAATAGATTAGCCTATTTACCTTGTTAACCCTACAAAGTTCAAGAACATTGGCTGTTCCTACTGCGTTTGATTGAATAGATTTTTTAGGATTTAATATTGCTGGCTGTATTCTTGCATCAGATGCTACGTGAAACACGCAGTCAACATCTTTAAAGAGTGGTGCAATTAAGTCATAGTCACAAATATCATACTTATAGTTTTGTGCTTTATCATTCCAATAGAATTGCTCATGACATTCTGCAGACTCATCATCAATACAAATAACATTGTGACCAAGACTAATTAACTTATCAACAAGGTTTGATCCAATAAAACCAGCACCACCAGTAACTAAATATTTCATTTTATATTTAAGGTTTCTAATATGCTTGCCCATCTATGAACATAGGTGTGTTCTTGTTTAGTTCTTTCATGACCATTAAATCTAATTTGCTCCCGTTCAAGATTAACATTAAGATAGTGATCTATCTTATTTTTTAGATCTTCAAGATTACCGTGTTCATAGAATACAATATCATTACCATCTTCAAAGTATTCTTCAAGTCCTGTAATGCGAGGGTAAATAGTAAAACCACCACGACCAGTACTCTCAAACAACCTATCACTAGTATAGTAAGGATAGTTAAAGTTAATGTTTAAACTATCACCTATTGCTATCTTGCTTTTTGCATAGATACGATTAAGCGCTTCTCCACGTACAGTTCCAGTGTCACCATCTCCACCAACATGTAGGAATCTTTTACCGTATGTGTTTCTTAAAAAGTCTATTAATTCTGGACGGTATTTATGTTCATGATGATAACCTTTACTACCAACAAAGATTATGTCATGCTCAAAGTTGTCTGGATCATAATCTTGATGTAGATAACACTCTTTATCATATACACCAGCAGGTAAGAAGTGTCCTCTAACTTCTGTATTTTCATTAAACCAATCACACATTAACTTATCTGTAGCAAAAAAGTGACCTATACTCGTGTAGAAATCATCATTCTTTAAATCTTTTTCACGCTCAATTCCAAACCACAAATCCAAGTGATAAGTCATAGTTGGTATGCCAGCAGACTTTAATTCTTTTAGTACATCAGTCATAGATCTAGATCCTGGAGTCTGCCATCTATGTGTGTGTACCCAGATGAATAGATCAGAGTTTAATGATTTGTTTAATATTTCTGTGCTACCTGCTTTTTTTTCTTGCAGTTTTTGCACGGTATGCCCAAGAGATTCCAAAGACTTAGCATGATGATTCTCACTACTATAAGGCACTTCAAAGTTGCCAAGAAAAACTATGTTAGCCATTTATTTGTTCGTTTTCCCCTCTAGCAATAGCAGCAGATGCCTCAAAGGCTTTTTGTGTTCTACGAGATTTCAATAAACCTTTTGACTTCCAAAGTGGGATGGTTGCTTCAATGTCTTTGGCTATCTGTTCTCTTATTTCTTTAACAGTAAAAACAACAAAGTTCCAGACATCTTCTTTTTGTTTGTCGTTAAGTTCTTCAGTCCAGTTAGTCATCTTCTTCCTCAAATTCTCTTAAAGCATTGACATTTTTAAGACAGTTGTAACAATCTTTATTTATTAGTCTTTCCCCACAATATTCACAGAACATATGTATATCATATCATGCGTGTAGGACTGGAAGGTAACGCTCCTTCTTCTCAGGATTAAAAGTCCTGAGCATCACTTTAATGCTTCAATCCCATAGTACCCACAGTTGGATTTGAACCAACGCTTTGTGAATTTTAAGTCCACTGCCTCTACCGCTGGGCTATATGGGTTTGCTGGTCTGGTAGGACTCGGACCTACGACTTGCGAATTAACAGTTCGCCACTCTACCAACTGAGTTACAGACCAAGAGTACACTAGGTAGGACTTGAACCTACGATATCCGAATTATGAGTTCGGGGCCTTAACCAACTTGGCTACTAGTGTCTGCTGTGGTTTTTATACCTTTATGTATTATTTTTCTATAGACTTACACAGTTTATCAAAATTGGTAACTGAAGAAATTTTTAAATTCATTGCAACAGTAATTGTTTCAAAATTTTTATCAGTTATTGCAATTTTTGTATTTTTTTCTGCTGTAATCCAAGAGGCAATAGTTGTTTTAATTTTACCAGTTGTCGTTTTTTGTTTTGCAGTAAGCATTTTTATATTTAAATCTATTTCTTTTAACACATCTTGATCACTTGCTAAACCATTAGCCCAACTAGCAATCACCTTTGACTCATAACTTGTTTTAATAGTTTTACATGAAGATTTATTGCCTTTGGTATTTAATGATGTTATTGCAGCCTGTGCAGGTGCGTTTGAGATTAATAATGCAATTAATAAAGAAGTTGTAATTATTTTTTTCATATTATAAGTTTATCCTATTCAGATTGTTTTGTAAAGTTCTGACTATCTTTAATAACTGGATCAAGTCTATTCCAATGACCTGCAGAACTTCCTTGATATATTTCTCCAGTTTGCCTATCTATAAGCAACCATTTATCTGGGCATTTAGTATGAACGACTAAATCAACAGGTTTGTTAAATTCTTCAAACTCTTTTATTTTTTTCATTTATGCTCTTTCATGTGATTGTATAAAGTTTCATACGCCATTGCTGATCTTACCTGTATTTCTTCACTACATATCTCACAAATAACAACCCTGTTGGCCGACATATATACCAAGTATATCAAAATTTGAGCAGTATGTCAAGATAGGGTATAATAGAGTAATATGAGATTTAAACTTAAAGGTATAATCTGGGGACAATCTGCATTAATCGTAATACTTCTTTTGTCTTTGCTTTTTGTAGGGGGAGATTTAAAACAGGCTCGTAAAATGACTCTTGACCAAAGCAATTATTGTATAAAATATACCAGTGATATTATTGCAAGCAGCCGTCTTGATTTGATAAGAGAACAAGATGACCATGCAAGAACGGTAGACAAAGCAAACTCCGTAATAGATGACATTGTTAATAGATATAACTCACTTGTGGCACGGTATAACAAAACCACTAATGGAACCAACTACGACCCACTTAACACATACTCATATAGGATAAGACCTTGACATGTGTCCGCATTGCAATAATAAATTAATCCCACTATTATATGGTTTTGTAGATCCTGAATATGTGGATATGCATAAACAAGGTTTGGTATTCTTGGTATCAACTACCTATCATACAAAAAATAGTCCTACTTCATATTGTAAAAAATGTGAAAAAAGTTTTGATATCAAAGTAAAATATTAATCTTAATTACTTTGTTTTTTTATTTTACCCTCTTCCAAAGAAGACCAATACAAATTATAATAATTTATATCGTAAGCAAATCTTTTCATATGTGGGACATAGGCGCCAGAATGAACGTGTAACTTTATTCCAGCCTTTTTTAAATTTCTAAAAAATGCAATATCTTCACCAACAAAACTTTCTGTATTGTGAGCCTTTTCCGCAAATAAAGAATAGTCAGGAGAAATTTTTCTTAATGGATCAATTATTGATTTATGCATTAAAACAAACCCAAAGCCTGCGTAATCAACAACAATGACTTTATCGTTTGGAATATCGTTTACAACTTGAATTAAAAATTCATCTTCTGTTTCATTAAAAATAACTGGCATAGGTTCCATTAATGAATGTTCGCTTTGTTTAGATATAAAATATAATCCAGATATTACTGGAACAGAGACTTTATCTGCAGAATTCCATAATTTTTTAAAAATTTCTGGCGCTATAACTATATCGGAATCAACCCATAGAACCCAATCAGACTTTATTGTATCTGCCCAAACATCAAAAGCAACCTGTCTTTGTCTTGCAATTTGATTTCCATGGACTCTTAAACTAGAAACATTTTTAATTCCAACTGATTCCATTGCTAAGATAGTTTTTATAACTCCATCCATAAATAATCCGTCAACACTACCATTGTCACACCAAACTATTGTTAAAGATTCATCTTTAGCATGCATAATTATTTAAACCCCATTTTCTATCATAGAATAATTATACCAAATTTAGGAGAAAAAAGCAAAGCGCAAAATATAAATTTCAAGTTTGGCGACGGTAAGAGATATTAAACCTTCCCATGCCCTAAGAGGGCACTAGTGGTTAGTATCTTCTATCTTTGCCAATATAGACAATGATATTTTTTCTCGTTCTTGCGGGGATAATTGAATACCTGTATCTATCTCTGTCATTGAAATGGCTAGATCAACTAAATCTTTACTCATAGATTTTCTTTCCAATCCACCTCATAGTATGTGCCCCATCGTTCATAAGGCTTATTAAGATAATACCAAACCTTGCTATGGAATTTAAAACGGTATCCAAGATTGCCTTGTTCCTGTAACTCAATGGCTTTAACTAAACTACTAGTAGCAGGATAACTTAATTGGTTTGCAATCCACCTCAGCGGAAGTATCTTCGTCTTTTGATGTTTCTGGAACTCCATTTTTAGGTATCCACACTTTCTTTCCGTCTTTGTATACAGGCCAATATCCTGCTGATCGCCAATCCATTCTCATAATCTTTGGCTCTTTAATTTTGGTCAACCTTGTATGTCATTGCAAAATAGCAAGCCAAATATCCTACAAAAAATGCGGGAATAAGAAATAAAACATTAATCATTTGTAACCTCCTTTATTATATAAGTATAACAAATTTTGGCGGGGAAGTCAAAGAACACCGTAATCCCCCTAGTATAAGACTACTGAGAACACATAAGGCAAGTAAAGGATTTACCAGAGGCTGATATAAAGATTTTTTGGCATTTACTACATTTAATCTTATATGTATCAAAGTCTAAAGAGTTTTCAAAGTTATCTAGTGTTCCCATATTAATGAAAACTATCCCCACAGGCGCATGAGCCTTGTGCATTAGGATTATCTATTGTAAAACCTTGCTTTTCTATAGTGTCTACAAAATCTAAGTTTGACCCTTGTAGGTATGGATCTGACATTCTATCCAATCTAAGATCAAAGCCTTCAAACTTATAGATTACATCGCCTTCTTTTTCTTCATAATCAAAATAGGTTTGATATCTAAGTCCTGAACATCCTCCAGGAGAAACCGACACTCTTAAAAATTGTGGTCGTCCAGGAGTTGAAATTTGAGACTCTGTAATTAGTTCGGCAACTTTTTTAATTGCATCTTTAGTTAGTATCATTAAAGTTTAGAAACAATGTTGGATGCCATCTTAAGGCCCTTGACTACACCATCATGATAGTCTTGATTCTTCATTACTTTAGCAGTATCCCAAATGCGATAAGAGGCTTTGTCTAATATCTCTGCTATTTCTTTTTTTAGCATTATGTCGTCTAGGCTCATACATCCATCATACCAAATTTTGGCAGTAAAGTCAAGGCAAAAAATATAATCAATCTTATGGCCTAGAAAATGCTGACCAAAATTTTTTCATGTCCGTAATAGTAGCAGGATCTTTTGTTGGTATCCCTGCTCTAGAATATGCTGCTCTCATTGTTGCATTATTATCAATTGCCAAATTAACTTGAGATCGCAATTTCATGCCAACTTCATATTTATATTTAGCGGTATCTGCAGAAGACCCTGGATTCATAATAAGTTTAGAATACTTAACTCCTGCTGTTCTTAATGCTGCCACAGTTTCTTTACGTTCTGACACATTTCTGCCTGTTACAATAATCAAAGACCCTGGCAAAGCGTTTACATAATCAATAACTCGGCGGATAGGTTGAGTTCCGTTTCGCAGTAAGGTATCGTCAATATCAACTATGGTGGCCATTTGTTAATTATAGCATTTATTAAATTCGGCGCAAAATAGAACTATCAAACCTTCCTATGCCCTAAGAGGGCAATAGCGGTTAATATCATAATTTCGGCGGGTATACAAAGGATGCCGTATTACCCCTAGTGTAATAACAAACCATATATCCCAGACAGCCAGATATCCACCATATCCCAGATATAAAGGTTTGACCATGTGTCCAATTACGCTGGTTTGATATAGACAATATAGAGCCAGGATGATGGTTTGAATGTGTGTGTAGTTATATTATTTTATAGAGATTTATTTTATTGAAACAGATAGCATCCAGTGCCATCTTTGGTGCATGCTGATACGATCTGCAAAAAAGTTTGCAAGTCCTTGTTGTCTTTGAGCAGTTGCAATATCAAATGCATTCGTAAGTTTTATTGTAACCATATCGTTTGCCATTAAAAGATCTTTTGACATTACTATTGGATCAGATGTAACTTCTGGTTCTCCAATTTCATTTAACTCTATAAATCTAGATAATTTAAATGGTGCGTATGTATCTAATTTTCTAAGCCATTCAGCATATGTATCTGTTGCTTGTTCGTAGTCTGCATAAATATCTCCAAAAAGTTCATGATATTGAGAAAATTCAATGCCTTCTACATTCCAATGATACCCATGAGACTTTAGTTTAAGGGTAATATTATCTGCAAGCAGAATCTTAATTAAATTTATTAATTCTTCCATAAAAACAGTATATCACTTAGTTTGATTTTTTTAGGATAATTGGGATATGAACAATCTGGAGCCAGGGCGATGGTTTTAATATGGCCTAGCCGTATCTTATGGATACCCTGAGATTTTATGGTTTTTGATGATCCTTAAACTTATTTCCATAGACATCCTTACCCTGCATATAATGCTTTCCAACACCATCTTTTAAAGTTGGCTCTACTTCGGCTCTATGATTACTAGCATCATGGTCTGCTTTAAGTTCTTCGTCTACTATTTCTTTGCTAAATATATTTTCAGCAAAATCAAGATTAAATTCATCACAATAGTACCTAGGAATTGGCATAAATGCAGCCAAAGGATACCCAGCAGGAATAGTTACCTTTATGTTAGGCATCTGCACTTTTAAGTTAAAGGTAAAATTTTTTCTAAGATTGTCTGTTTCTATAACCCCAGTCATAACTGTTACGTTTGGGATTACATAATTAGGTGGATTCATTGTTATTAGGTTAACCCCTGGAGGAGTCCTAAAGAAATATGGAGGATTTATGGTTAAAATACCACTGCCAAAATGACTATCTACGTTTGGGTAATAGTTTATATTGTCTACTTTTTCGTTTACATAGGTCCGTATACTAGTCTTATCATTCCCACCATCCCACTCAAAAGCAATGTCATATTCTAAAGATATCGTAAAGCCATACTGATTTCCAATAGTTAAAGGTAAACATCTATAAAAATGTGGAGTAAACCAATCTCTTTTTTTATTAGGTTTTTTTATCATATTGAGAATTCTATCCTGTGTTAGATTTTTATTCTCGTTGTTAGGAGCAATAAATACCGCTATGGTTTTATCTGGAACATTATTTATTCCATCATTTATCATTAAATTTCCTTATCTTTAAATATAGGATGTAAACACTAAGTATATCATCTACAAATAACCCAGTAAACACAATATAAATCTTACTGATATTTTTTATATTTGGTCTAGGTGGAGGAAAGTGGAGGATAGTGGGTGATTGAGCGTTTTTATAGATGGCGTCGTAATCCTCTGGCGGCCAAACCTCCCATCCCCAAACCTCCAAACCTTTCTATCCCCATATCTGGCATGCATTATATACCCAAAGCAATGGTTTGTCAACTCTAAAACCCCTATAAAAACATAACAAAAAAGTTATAAAATCTTTTAAAACACCAGGAAAAAATCTAGAAAGGTTTGATAACTATAGGGAAAGTTTTGATTAGTTGTGGATTTAAATCCCCGCTTCGTAATGTCTAACAATACTATTACTCAGCGCCCCGCAGGGACGCAAAAACGGCGGGGATAAAAAGATACACCCATATCACTAGTATAAGATACATACATACTCTGGATATAAGGTTTGAGATATAGAGGTTTGATGGTTTGAGATAGAAAGGTTTGAAGGTTTGGCATGAATCTGGAAAATATTCTATGCTACGTAATCTCCCACGATCTGGGATTTTTTTGAAAGGGTTCTTAATGTCTTTCAGGAAAAAAGGATGTCCTATTTGTGGTGGTTTGATATACTTGACCCGAGTGCAGGGCTATGCCTGGTCGCCAAGCAACTCATCAAGACTTCCCCATTCTCTATCCTCAACACCAAGAGAAGCAATAAATAGATTATAGGTTTCATCTATATACACAGCAGATTGCAGAGTTGGCAAAACAATTTCGTTCATTAAAAAATAAGCAAGTGGCAAACCTAGATCGTTATACTCTACAAAATCTTGCAAGTCCTCATCATCACGATAGTTCATCCACAACTCAGCAAGAATACTTATCTTGTTGTCAAAGGTATTACCTTGTGTCATGATAAACCCCTCTATCTAATTGGTCAACCTCTTTATTATACTGCATGGCTTCTAATATTTCATTAGTCCTTGAATAAATAATGTGTGGAGATATTTTTGCCAAGTAAAATCCTATGGCTTCTAAGTCAAGGTTCAAGTCAGAAAGCAGAGTAATAATCCTGCTAGCAACCTTTTCCTCTTTACTTATTCCCAGCCTAATAGAATTACGCATAAAACCCATTTCTCCATTGTATCAAAAAGTGTGGGAAAGCACAAGCCCACCACAAACCTGTGCCTTCCCCTATCTCTAGCGAGAGGTGACCCTACCTCCGCTTATGAAGCCCCCACAGTGGAAAGGACACTGCTGGGCAAATTATAACTAATAAAACTATCAATGTCTTTGTGGTCTACACCATCATGACTAATAGTATTATCTGTAAGGTCAATTAATATTGGATGGTCCGCAAAACCTAGGTCATTAGGATTGCATGCATATATACCAAACCCTGTTTCATCCAAGATAGAGTCTTGAATCAAGTAACTGATAGCCATGCGGACGTAGTATTCATTGTCTCCGCTGCGTGGCTTAGCATGCTGCAGGGCCTGCGCTAGGTCTGAATACATACCGTCTTCACCCCAATGGCTATACAGCGCTACGGCTAGGTCCTCTGATTGTTTAAATACAAATGTACAACGTGCTCCCATTACTCTTCCTCATTCTTTTCTATTAGGTTAGGTACGATGGATAATTGGTTTGCTACTTCGTTAAAAATAAACTCTTCATCTTCAGTATCAGTCTCATACACAAAGTTCATGTAATCACCTGTTGGTTCAAAGATTACTTCAATTTCCCATTTAGCCATTATAAGGTCTCCTCTGATTTTATTGATTCAACTAAGTCCCACGCAATTCCTAAACCATCTGAACCTGTTGCGGCAAAATTATCTAGGAATTCACTTTCGGCAATGTTTCTAGCGTCAATCTCATCTTGTGCGTCTTCAATACGAACAGACTTGGTGATTTGTCCTATAACTTTAATATCATAGGTTGGCATTTTTTGGGCTCTCCACTCCTACTAGTTTGAGTTCTTCAACTGTACCACATTGAGGGCACTTTTCCAAATCCTGTTCATCAAAGGCATCTCTGATAGTATTATCAGGGTCTTCAAATTCAGCACCACAGTTTTCACAGTAGAACCAGTTATGGCTAATCAAGACCTGAATAGTCGTATCAGGTGGACAAGGAACCTCAGTGACAAAGTATCCTATTCTATTTACAATGTGCCAGCCGTTCCAGATGTAGGAACCACCGTCGTCACCATCACCATACATCCAGATATAGGCAGGGTCTTGTTCTTTTACAAACTCAACCTCTTTATCGTAGGTCTCAAACATATGCCCATCAAAACTAGCATTCTCATCTAGATGATTCTTAATAGGCTTATAAGTGTCAAACCACTCATCTTCCGTCATCTCAATAAAGTTATCCATTTTTCTTAGTCCTATCACTAATAGCAAATGCTAACTCATATGTTAATTGATATACAACTGAATAGGCGTCTAGCATGCCTTCCCAATATTTACGTTCCATTGAATCCATTGCTTCTTCTGATTCATCTTCAGCCTCTTGGGCAAGAGTTAGTTGCTCCTCTGCTTCTAGCATGAAGTTCTTTAGTTCACCATGAAGAATATCAGTACCTGATTCTCCTAGGTCTATTAGTTTCTGTAGTCGTGGTGCTAGGGTCATGTTATTCATTCTTTAATCATACCCTCTGCCACTGACAAATAGTGACGGGACACATGAATGGCACCCTCAAGATAAGGAACAATGCTATCAGCACCATCCTCATTCTCTAGGTCTTGTTCAAGGCTAATCGCATGAATCTTAATATACTCAGTTAGAGTCTGTAGGTTCATCTTCATCCTCTTCTTCTTCGTCTTCTTCTTCAGGTTGTTCATCTACATCAATAGAATAAACTTCACTTGAATATCCGTAGTCTTCGTAGTGCCAGCCTTGTTCTTCGGCTTCTGCCTCGTTCTCTGCTTCTACCTCGTAATTGTATTCTACAATCACCTTTACATCATACATTGGCATTTTGTTCTCCTTTAGGTCTATATATTAATTATAGGGGTTGGTGTTGATTTTAACAAGTCCTGTAGGTGTGACCTTGCTCACATCTGTAATGATAGGGACAAAGGCATCTGACAACCCAATATTAACTAAATTAGGAGATCCACAAGAACACCAGCCTCGCCAGTCTCTGATATTTTTCAGGGTAGTAATCTCCATCAAGGCATCACAATCATTACATACATAATCATACTTAGTCCACATACTTAGTCTCCATACACTTATAAATATTTGTATCACTCATAGCATGAATCCACTCCATGAATTCTTCTTTAGCAAAGTCCTCAGCATCTTCATCTGCTACTTCCATGCCCATTTCTTTCCAGGAATCTAAATAAATATCTAACTCAAGAGTCACTCTAATACGATTCATTAGTCAAAGTACCCTTCTGCCCATAGACCTTGTAGGAAGTCTTGTGCCATAACTAAATAATTATGAATAGCGGGGTTTTGGTCTGCATCAAGCATGAAGTCAGCAGTTTTAACTCCATAAACCATGTTTTCTAAATCTTCCAGTGTATAGCCTAACATTATCCTACCTCTATTCCTGCATACTTAGCAATAGTGTTTAGTGTAATATGGATATGGCAGTCACAATCAATACCGCCCATGTTTTCCTCAAACTCTAGGTGTGAGAAGTTATCATCATAGATTTCATTTATTAGGTCATTTATGGTGTTCAAGCATATTCCTTTTCATAGGCAGGAAGTGAGGTTACTACCAATTCTAACATTTGTGCAGGGTATCTGTCAAGTACCCAATTAAGAGCCTCTCCAGCAGTTTTAAAATCAGAGGCGGTGCTACTGTATCCATACCCCTGGATAGTTGCTTCCCAGCAATCAATCCCACCAGGAGATACGGCATAGTTCATTTCATAGATTTCTACTTTTAGGGTCATGTATTAATTATCCTACAAACTGGGAAAAATGTCAAGTATCCGTAATGAGAAAATGGGAAAAATATCATTTCAACGTAATAAGATTATAACAAAAATGTTATCAAACTCGGGGCCCCTTTGCGGCTCTGATGGGACTTGAACCCACGATCTCTACCGTGACAGGGTAGCGCATTAACCAACTATGCTACAGAACCAAAATAGTGAGCAGTTTTAAATCATGCTCAGGATTTTTTTACTAAACTAGTTGCAAAGTATTTTGCACAATAGTTAGCAAACGATTTTTCTCTGCATTGGTAGCAGGGTCAAATCCAGAAGCAGCAGCAAACATGCTTTCGCCATTTGCACTACGAGCAGAACGATACCAGTCTAAACGCTCAGTTAGCGCATTAAACGCACCCCAAGCATTACCACTAATCATTCCGTTAAATTCACCAGTGTAAATATCGTTAATCATATCTACCTTGTTTTCCCATTTCTTTACAGCACCCTTAGTATCTTTATCAGGCTTAGGGTAAGCAGCAAGAATAATGTTATTGAAATCTTGTGCGGAGATTTCTTTTGCTATCATGGCATGAGCCATCTTATCAAATTCGTCCATGTAAGAATTAGCCATGCCTAGTGCCTGACGAGCAACAGCAATTTTGCCCTCAGCGGTTTGGGTATGACGGATTTTGAAAGATTGCTTAACGCCATCTTTCTTGCGTGTGCGGTTAAGTGCAACATTAAGAGTATTAGCACACACAACACGAACTGGTGTTATGCTTGCTTGAATAGCGATTGAACCATCATGTGATGTGTTGATGAGTAAATAAGTCTTTACAACATCAGCAACGCCATTAGGGTCTAATACGGTTTCACGCTCTAATGCAAGAGAGCCAAATACCACACGCCCACCACTAATTGAACCAGCGGTTTCCCAACGCCCACCACCATCAAGAATGTTATCGCCAAAGGCAAATAAATCCTCATTTTGTAGTGGAACATAACGCTGACCAACAATTCCCAAAACATCAGTTTGAGATTTATCAGTAGGGTTAGTGCGAACAACATATTGATATTGTTTATCAGATACTAGGGTAGTGGGGATTTCTAAATCCTCTAGTCTAACATTCCAATTATTAAGATTAGCAGCAACAAGCATTTCACTTGTATTTTTTTCAGTATCAAATACTGTGCCTAGATTATGCCAAGCAGGTTCTCTAAATGAAGCAAAACTTGCTACGCCATTTTGAGTTTCTAAATCATGAGCCATTTTTATCCTTTCGGTTGTTTTAACTAAGTCTAGCAGTCATGACTGACAATGTCAACTAGGACTGGGGAAAATGGTTTAATCTTCTTAAATGGTATAAATCGGACATTTGGGGCCCCCCGAGTTTTTCTGCAGAAATATAGAGCCTTTTTAAATCATGCTCAGGATCTTTGGCCCCTTATTTATACTGGCTGTACCGTCGCCAGTTTTGATAGCCCCCTATCAAATTTAGTAGTGGTCCTCTAATGAAACTTCGTCCACAGTTAAGTCTGCGTCGTAGTCATATGAATTAAGTTCTGCTTCAATTGAAACATTGCTTAAATCAAAGTCAGCAATTTCTGACATTGGGACGCTGATTGTTCCGCTGAATGAAACTGTACCTTGTACTTCAATTTCCTTGACTGGATTAACACCAAAGAGTTCACATAGCGCTACAAGAACTTCTTCTTTAGAATAGTTAGGGTCATACCATTCTACGATATTGTCTTCAAGTTGACTTACTGTTCCCTGCAGGCTACGCAATAAATCTTCTTTAGCACGTGCACTATGAAGGTCCCATTCAAGTTCTGTTACCTTGGATGTTAAATATGTTGGCTCTTCAGGAGCAGCATATGTTCCCGCAATAGCCTTGTACGTTACAAGAAGATTTGGGTTGTACGGTACTTCTAGTTTATCAATTGTTACTGCATCGCTGATATTGGTTGACATTGTGGGGCCTCTTCCTTGTTGTTTGGTTATTAATCTAATCATAGCAGCGGTCACTGACAAATGCAAGTTGTAAGCCTAGGGTTCTTAATTAGTCTCACATAATGAGATGTGATTTAGATCACGTTGCCTCGGGGGATTTTTGCAGGGCAATTAAAAATAAGCCTTTTTGATTCATGCTTAGGAATTTACACCTCTTACAGTTAGTGCGAACTGTGCTCTATAGTATTTCTATGATCGCCCTAATCAGCCTGGCGAAAGCAGTTTGAAATCATGCTCAGGATTTTTTATTATTTAGTTGTGCTTACCATAGCAAGACGACGAGAGCCGTTTGCTAGTTGTAATGAAACCCTAGTAAGTTTAGAATTAAGTGGTGAGAACTTTACAATTCTACCTGTAATTCCAGTTTTGCTAGTGGTGAATAAATCACCTAGTTGATATGTGTATCCGCCTAGTGTCATGATTTTCCTTTTCTGTTTGGGTGGTTTGCTTACTTACTTAGTCTAACATTTTTTAGGGGGGAAGTCAATTACCCTTCCCCACCTAATTATCTAATTAAAGATAACGAGCAATAGCGTTATAGGTGCTAGTGCTAACTGTTTCCTCGTCTGTCATTTTAAGGATACGGATAGCGTTTTCCATTTCCTCTTTTTGCTCACGATAAGTGTGCTGATGTAGTTGCTCAAAATTACGCTCAGGCTCTTTAGGGAACTCGCCTTCCTTAACTGTAATATCAAAATCAACATTAAGGTTTTGGCTGTATGAGCGATAGTTGGTGCGTAGGTTTTCTGCCTTAGCAACATTAGCGATAGCAAAAACAAATAATTCTTTTTTCCAAGCCTCTATTGCGGTTTGGAACTTTGCTTCGTTTTCGTCTTGCTTTTTATAGTTAGCCTCTAACTCTGCTAATCTATTTGTTAAGGCTGTAATAACCTTAGCAGTAGCGATTTTTACGCTGATGGGTTTGCTTCTTGCCATTTGTTTTGGTTTCCTTTTCGTTTGGTGTAGTTGATGGGGGTTTGAGTTGAGCAGTTTTAGTTGTCATGCTCAGGACATTTAGCCACTAGGCTAAGACTATGACTTTGCTGTCCAAGTTGTCCAGCGAGTTGCGCCATTAACCTCTAACTTAACACGAACATTACCATTTGCTTGTGGCACGATTTCTGTAATTGTTCCAGTTGCCTTTGACTTTTGGCTTGTGTAGGTATCTCCTACTTTGTAGATTGCGTTTGCTACTGACATGGTTCTCCTTTGGTTGTTTTTGCTTACTGTATAAGTCTAACATTTTTTGGCTAAAAATACAAATCGTATTTCTAATAATCTCATATTTTGAGATGTGATATCTGTGATGTATATCACACCACGATACCGAAACGGACAAAACGGACATTACTTATGCCCAAGACCTGCGAATAAGACCATGACAAATAAGATAGTTAGAATTGTTAATTCCAAGATTACCCCTATTTTTTAGATGATGAAAAAACTATGTCGCTCTTAGAGTATACACACAATCCGCAAGAAACGCAAGCAGAGCCAGCGCTTGATATAAGTGGAATGGCTTTTAAGTTTTCAGGACACTTAGCGCCAGGTTTATTAAATAACTCTTTCATATCTGCTTGACCTATTGCAAAATTCTTTGCAAGGTATGCAAGGCGTATGCCATGATCTTTTTTAAGACTAACGCCTATCTCTTTATTCTCGCTGTCTGTAGAATAGTATAAAGATAGATTAGGAATATTCTTAAGCATTAGTGCTGCAGACTGTACTCTAGTGTATACCCAAAACTTTATATCTGTATTGTTAAGGATGATATATTGCCATGCTCTAGTGTACTTATCATTAAAGAAGTCACCGTCCCAGTGAATGCGAAATAGCAATGGCGCATTTTTCTTTTCACAATCTTTTTTAAAATCAGCAATCATGTTTTCTAATAAATCAACCATGGTAGGTTCATCTGCGTCTTTCAATAACTCCCAATTGTGTAGGAGGTTAGTCTTTACTCCTTTGAATAACTTTTCAAGTTTTCCCGCGTAGCAAACACTTTCACAAATATTAGTGGCACCAGGGCATGAGTAAGCCTTTCCAGCAGGGAGGCCGAATGTGTTCGCAATTGCGGCTTGCTTTCCATTTTTTGTAACAAGATTAGCAACCTTTCTATCATGTGATCTTTTTAGTTGTGGTGTTGTCATATGAAAATTCTAGCAGAATATGGGAAAAATATCAAGTCGCCTTAATTGGTACAAATCGGACAAATCGCCCTCGGGCGCCTCTTAGAGCAACATCATTAAATCAAATTGGTCGTATTCACCAACTTGAATTATTTCACTTTCACCAAAATCATTGACAACTTCTAAAGTGTATCCGTCAGGTAGTGAAATTATATCTGCAATAGACACAACCTCATCGTCAATTAAAATACAATCATCAACCATTAACTGTCCTGCAGTTAAGATATCAACTTTTACGTAGTCCACAATCTGAATAGTATCATCATTTTCTAGATCAATCACATTACTCCTCAATTTCTGCTAGTGTTTCCCATAGAATAGGTTCTAGTATTAGTGCAACTGCGTCTAACTTATCTTGCAAGTCCTTACTCATCTACTGGCTCAATAAACCAATGCAGGTGGTGTCCATCAACAATGAATTTTGCTGGTGCTTCTGACTGACCACGCCAAGTAATCTGAAAGTCATTTACTTTTGGCAAGGTAATCATACGGTCATAGTCCTCATCATAGTAAGCGTCAATAGCCTCAATACAAGGTTGCACCATTTCAGAAGGCACTGGTGGATAATGATTACCACGCAAGTGATATAGAATCTGAGTTTCTAAATCTAATACTGAATCCTTGATACCTAGTGCTGTTACGGAACCCATATTATTTCACACTCACATTTCCGTTGCGATAGAAGGTCTTAGTATACATCTTACCCGTAGGGTCTGACAAGTTGTAGGTTGCGTATTCTTTAGCGTCGCCAAAGTCCACACACTTAGTCCAAGCATTGACTGCCTCTAGCATATCGCTAACTCGCAGGGTATGAATTAACTCTCCATCATATGAAGTAGTAAGTGAATAAGTATATTCCATTATGCGTTCTCCTTAGTAGAAAATAAAGCGTGGGCAGTAAATAATTCATCAGCAGGGATATTGTAAGGATTACACTCACACGCCCATACATCGTAGTCTATCTCATTACCTGCAAATTGCCAACCTTGTCCGTAGCACATGTCGCAAGCAAGTATTTCCATTATGGCATTTTTAACTTTTCCCATTAGCAATACCAATCCTCTCCTAAAGCCTTTTCAGCACACCAATCAGTATAGTGCTTATCGCACATAGTTTCAACATTAGAGTTAATCATGTTGATATTATTTTTTGTAGCGTAACAAATATTACACATAGTTTTCCTTTCGTTATATCTTTATCCTATCAGACTGGACTGACAAAATCCAATTAGACACGAAGAATCTGGACAATCTGGAGTGTGATCTTAACCACATAATGGCCCTGTGGATAACCCTGTGGAAAACGCCCCGAGGATTTTAGAACAAATGTTCGGACAGTTTTAGATCGTGTCCAGGATTTTTATTTATACTTTTAGCGCTTTACGCAATTCATTTCGCAATCTGCGAATTTCTTTATCTTGTGCAACATTTTGTTTATAAAACAAAAACATTACCAACATTGAACCGCTTAGCGCAATTATTACAGCAAGCAAATCTAAATTAGTTAACATTTACAAATCCAATCTCGTCAATACCGCAAGCCTTTTCAAATCTTGCGAAATCAAAGTTTTCGTTATCTGCTTTGAACCAATCAGCAAAAGTATCTACCAAATCCTCATAAATAGTTTGCGGAATATCTTGTGCAAAACTTTTAAGAATATTTGCGGTTTGTATGTAGTCTTTTCTAGTCATTAGTTAGCCTCTCCGCTAGTAAATAAATCGCCTAATGCAAAATCGCTACAATTACATTTTTCTACATCATAGTCAAGGTCGTTGCCCCAAAAGACAAGACCAACACCATTACACTCATCACAAGGAAAAGACATTACAGAATTTATCATTATACTAACGCCTTTCCTCTAAGTGTGCCACTAACCCCAAGCATATCGCAAGATAATTTAACAGATACGCCAACAGGTAATTGGTTTGGATAAGTGCTTATGAATTGAGCAACCGCACCCTTAGAAGGTAGGTTGATTTTTTTTACAGACCCATTATAGGTTTCTAGTTTTACAGTATAAGTCATTTCTGACCACCTTTCGTTTGTTTGTTTATATGGTAAGTTTAGCAGGTTTGGCAGACATTATCAAATTCAAATTCGGACATTTAGGACATTGGGGGTGTGAGATACCTCACAACGCCCCTTCGTTAAATAAGCCTATTTCTAACTCTAGGAGAGTTTCAGGCGGTATATCTGAAAGATCAAGCCACCCCGCACCCTCAGAATTCATGGTGAAAATTTCTACATAACCCATTATTTAGCCACCTTCCAATTTAGCACGATACAACTATCGCACATAGCAGGGATACCACGCTTAGAAGCATAAGCGGTATTTGTATAGCAAAACTCACAAAGTTTTTTTATCATTTACTCACCTACCTTCACCGCAATTGTTGCGTATTTATTTTTTATGCTAGGAGTATTTATAGCAATTAAATATGCTTGAGTATTTTCTCCATACCAAACATCAGATTTTTCGGCAGAGATAATCTCACCTGAAAAAAATCTTGAGTTAGAGCGATAGGTTTTACCAATTAGTAAATCCTCTATTGTGTATAGTTTAGTAGCCATTAGTGGCACCTTCTTTCTTGTTATTTTCTTACTAGGTAAGTCTACCAAAATTATCAGACATTTACAACCTACTAGCCAGTAATCTTAAATAGTGAGACGCTCAGCGGTGTGATATGCCCCACAAAATTTCTGTGATCTTAAACACATTGTCCTTAAAGCGACACGCCGTCTGCGCCGAGTCAACTCGGGTTTTTTATTTCAATTTATCTTTATGTTTTATTTTTCTTGAATACTTTTTTTTATTTGGAATTGGTGTCGCAGCATTACTACGACGCAATTCTTGAATACGAATTATTTTATTTTTTATTTCTTTTAACATTTTTATTCCCCTCTACTTTCTGCATCTGCTTCCCAATCAGAAAGCCAAACACGATAAGCAATTGGGTCGCAGTTAAATAAAATTTCACTAGCAGTAAATGTTAAATAACCAATCTTTGTGTCTGGATAACACTCGTCAAGCATTTGATCAAATTCTTCTTTGATTTCTAATTCTTTTTCAAATTCTGATTTCATTTATTTACTCCCAACAATTTGAGCAAGTAATTATATCTTGCTCATCAAATAAATCGCTAGAAACTTTGTTATCGCATAAGCGACAATTAAGAGTTATCATTTATATTCTCCTTTTAAGATAAGTTCATCTAGCATTTTTGCTAGAGGGTCTTGATTTTCATCAAGGTAGTTATTTAATTCTAACTGTTTAACAAAGTCTATCATTTAGACACTTTCCAATCTGACCACATAGATAGTCTTTCTGGGTCAGTATCGTTATACCAACGCTCAATATTATTTTCGCAAATTTCACAAAAAGTGAATTGCTCATCATTAACGTCTGAGATAGCAGACTTATTTGGAACGTGTGATTTACACACTTGGATTATTACATTTGAATTCATTTGAATTCCTTTCTAGTTTGAGAACCTTTCTCAACTTTCTTTATACTAGAAGTATAGCAGGGGGGTCTGACATTTACTCACCAGTAAGTAGGACAAAATGGACATTGTGTCTTGTGATGTAGGTCATGTGGATAACTTACGCTCAAAATTCAATGTGATGTGCGTCATGTGGATAACTGATCACGAGGTCGGGCGTGTCGGTCCCCGAGTCAATGTCCGATTTGCACCATTTGTCATGTGGTGCATATCACTAATTACATGCGTGTTATTCACGGCGTGTCGTCTTGACTTTTAGGCTTATCTCTGCTATAATTCCATTATACAAAAAAATAAAGAAGCAGACTCAATGAGCCTAGCGATTAAGCCTCTACAAGAGGATGAGCCTAGCAAATAAGTGAGTCAGAGATTAGATAGCCTCAATGAGCCTACCAAATAAGCCTAGCAATAGGATGAGCGTAGCAATTAAGTGAGGTATCTCACACCACGACACTAGAGGAAAGTCCCCAAAATGTCAGCGGTATCTGGTAAGATACTAGTATCAAGGTTAATCAAGGTGATTAACTTAGTAAAAGAAAGGTTAGGTCTAAAAATGACTAACACTATATATAACGAAATCGCTGATGAGTTTGGCTCATCTGCTCTATCTATTAACTATCCTGAGCCTGAGATTAGTATTACTCGTGCTGCTCAGTTGTTAAATCAAATGGGTTTTGACAATGCTAAAGCCTATCTATTAGCAGGGGGTCGCTAATGACTACCTCCAACATAGATAAGATTAACGAAGCCATAGAGGCTTTACAAAATGCTAACAAGGCGTTAGTAGAAATGTTTGGAGAGGATAAAGACTAATGCTAACAGTATTACTAATTATCTCTACACTATCTTTTATCACAATGATATTTGGTATCGCACTAACTAACGAAGGAGTACTATAAATGAAAATCACTTACACAATTTGGCAGGGTAGCCTAAACAAAGGCAGACTAACTGCTAAGACCATGAAAGAGATCATCGCCCTAATTGATGAACTAAACGGAGGCAAGCCTACTCTAAAATTTGAGTATCTTGTCCATAAGATTGAGCAGGTAGCATAGTGAACCTAGAACTATTATTTGACAGAGAATATTTTTCTCTATACATCAATGGCTTATGGCCTAACGGAGTCGCTATTGAAATTCCTACATGGTTACTAATTGGCTCTATTGCTTTTATTTATTCTATTCATCTAATTAGAAAAGATAAAGAAGAGGCATAGGCTGTTAGGGGCACACTATCCAGAGTGGTGTGCTCACTATTTTTTTTATTTTTTATTTTTAAAATTACATATCATACATCTAAGAAAAATATTCAGATTTTCTCAAAATGAAAATTTTTTCAGATTTAGGCGGGTATAGAAATATTTGCTGGATTAAGTTCTGGATAAGTAGTAAAGAAATCTACCTGTATTTCCTGTATTGCCCACTTGCTTATGTATGTTAAAATCATTGCTGTTATAAAAAGTCTAAAGATATATTTGCTAAGGGGCATGCTGATAGTATATAATATTATTATGTGCCAACACGTATATAAATACACAAATCCTGGGCTATGCCGATATTGTGGTTTGGACACCCACGATACAGATTGGGCTAAACAAAATAAACTATACGCAGAGTACAGGGAAAAAGTTGGATTCTTCTTCAACAATAATGCCTGGTGGTCAATCTAGCCAAAATATGGTAAGATAGATATATGTACTTACTAGGACTAGAAATTCGCAAAGACCGTAGAGAAAAACAATACTCTATGAAGACTTGTTTTGGCTGTAACAAAATAATGTGGGTAGCCCAAGAAAACATAAGAGTCTATAACTATTGCGGTAGTTGCAAATGAAACAACAAATCCTAATCTCTATCATCATAATTGGTTTGGCAGCACTGGTATGGCTATTCTAGACAACCTTGAAGACTCTATGGCAGATGACGACGGTATGCCAAGTCAAAAAGTTACAGATGCTATCAAAGAAATGCTTGAAGATCCAGAGCACCATAAACTCATGGAACGATTAAAATACATGGAGGACCATGGAGTCTAAATATCCTATACCACCTTACAGACATACTCCAAAAGGTTTGAACATAATAAATGAAACAACTAAATCAACAAAGTGTTGTGATGCCTGTGAATGTGGTAATTCTGAAGAAGAAAAGTTTAATAAACTTATGGAGACTCAGTCATCATTTGAAGAGTAGTTAGTTTTTGCTATCTCTTTTTCTTTGCATTTTTCTATATACTCCATTTGGCATAAAAGCAGAATGCAAATTAAATTCAGTTTTGTTAAATATCTTTTTATCTTTTTCTGTTTGATATCGTATTTCTTGTTTTAATTTTTGTGATCTTTTAAAAGGAATATACAGAACAAAAGGCTCTCCTCTTTTGATAGTTATTTCTTTTCCATTTCCATGATATAAAACTTGTTGATTAATTGTTTGATCTATATCTGTATCTGTAACTCCAGGAAGTACGGACCAATCCTTATTAAAATGATAAAATAATGGTAACTGTAAAACAGACCAACCTGGAGGAGTTATAATTTTCCATGGAGAAATTGCTTTAAAAACAAATTGTCCATCAACTCCATTAAAATTTGCACTTGTATAGTTTATAAATTGATCATTGCCATGATGCTCCCAAGAAACTAGTGGTGTGGATGTTTCCACAAGCCACTTATCATTATTACATTTTAACTTTGTATCACACCACATTGGTAGAATATAGCCTTGAGAAAAATAATCTGGAAAAGATGGACAGTCTTTTACGGTCCCTATTTTTGTAGATGGAATATTCTTAAACCATTGTGGAATAAAATGTTTAGCAGGTCTTGGCAAGCACTCTTCTATGGATTCTAGACCTTCAATAGTACTGATAAACTGTATCTTATTTGTTTTATTTTTAAACATATATATTATTATATCCTATCGCTTACCCAGTAGGATTCCTGGCTGAATATATATTTCATAAAATTAAACTATTCAAATTTTTATATTTTTTTAATATATAGTCAGAAAAGAAATTTTCTGGATTTGCTTTATTTAACTCAATTTTTGAATAAACCTTATGAAGATCTTTTGGTAGACCTAGGGCCTCGTCATTTTCCTTTTCCTCTAATACTATGTTATTTAAATCATTGTTAAATTTTTTAATTCATATATTTTATCCATAACATTTTGTGTATTTGAAATTAAATCATTATATTTAACTACATGAAATACATCTTTGTTTTCTGTCAAAGAAGAAGCATATAGAAAAGATTTCAGTTGCAATAAAAATCCATTTTCACCCAATAAATAGTTTGCTCTATTATCATTTAGAGATAATCCAGAGTCCCATATAAAACCTTCATCTGTCATTTTTTTATCTAAATAATCTGAGCCACTCTTAATTGCAGACTCAGTAATTTCAAAAGGATTTCTAATAGTAATAATAATTTTTGGTTTTGTGTTTATAAAATTTTTAATCAAGTTAACAGATTCGTGTGTGCACCAAAATTTATGTCTATCAAAAATTATAGGTTTTTTAATATCTTTGTGATATGAGTCAAGAATTCCCTTAATGGTGTTTTTTGATTTTTCAGATTTTGTGTATTTAGGGTCTGCTGGGTTATCTGAAAAATTTTGGCTAACAGAAAAGGCATAGTCTAAAACTGGACTAAGATGGCTTGCATAAATTTCTGGATGCTGGTTAAGCAAGGCAGATAAAAGTGTATTTCCAGACCTTTGCAATCCTGATAAATAAAAATATTTTTTAATTTCTGTTTCTTTTTGCACTTTTACAATATCTCCAATTTTGTCGGGGCACCAATGAGAGACTCATTAACACTGGTCCATAACTGTGACGACATACTAGTATTAATTCTAGCAGACAAACCAATAGACTCCATAATGTAGTTATGTCCCCCAGACTTGGTTTGAACTTTGTTCCAAACCCCACTATCATATATCAAGGTTTGAGCATCAAATACAAACAAATAATAAACCTTCTTTTCATTTTCGGCGGGGACAGAAGACCAATCCTCTTCTGCTTTAGCAAGACACACATAGTAATCAGCACTATTATCCACTACGCTAGATATCATGGCATCTAAGGTTTGATATTTACCTAGCCTGGAGCCAGAGAAGGTTAGTGTGTTATTTGCGTATACACCCGATTTGACAGAGAAACTTTCGCCTGACTCTAAAGACATGTCTACACTGATACTATGGCTTCTATTGGGCTGCCAGTCGTTTATATACCCTGCCTCAGTCAAAGTGTTAGCAATGAGTTCTTCTAGAAATTCACTTGTGCAGGGAAGACGATAAACGCTATGATGTATTTTTAGTTTACTTGTCAAACCTTCAATAAGGGTTTGCTTTATAGAATGTAGCACAATTAATTATAACCTATATCGGGCTATTAAGCAAACATAGATATTACATCCAGTTAGACATTATTGTGTGTGTCACACATGTTATGTCTTATAGTGGTTTGGTATCTCTATTTTCGGCTTTGTTAATTCCCGCCGAAATTTAATCTCAAATAGTGATATAATTTGTTTACAATGATGACAGTAGACGACTGGGCAAAACTAACACTTACAATTCTTTCAATAGTTACTATTGTTGGCGGAGGAGTTCGTTGGCTCGTAAAACATTATTTAAACGAACTTAAGCCGAATTCAGGATCCAGTTTAAAAGATTCCGTTGACCGCTTAGAGAAAAAAACTGACCAATTGTTTGAACTTTTGCTTGAACACTTTAAAGATCATTCTAAAAAATAATTTTCTTTATATATAACATATAAGATACTTTAAAAAACTTACTTGCTAGTTATTCTTTATTCTTTATATTTTTAAGTATACACTGTAATACTCTGGATTTTTAGAGTTTATGCAGAATTGATTATAACAATTGTATAACAATTCTTTTAATGCCTGGTTTATAACGTTTTGTTACAATTTATACCCTTTATAACGTTTTGTTATGATATGTCCTATTTATACCAATATAGTGTTATAATTTTTATGCTGGCGCCTAGATTCTAACCCCCACCCCACTGCGTCTAGGTGTCCAGTTTTTATTTAATGGTATAATCAATTATCATGTGTGCTCCTACAGTAGAAAAATATGGCGCCTCGCCAGCAAATATTCAATGGACAGTAGTCCGTGGAGACACAGCAACCCTGCTTGTAGAGTTTTTAGAAGACGATGAAATAACACCATTTGACTGCGACAATTGGACTTTTAGAGCAACTGCCTATGATCCAATGGGAAATGTATTAGATAACTTAACAGTAACCGTTGATGATAATGAGGCAACAATTACTGCTCCAGCATCAATTACAGAGGATTGGGGAACTGGCTATAGTCAAGTGGCAGCCGAGTTAAGGTTTGATCTTGAAGTAATTATAGAAGGCGGTAGTGGACCAAATGCAGACACGGTCTGGACTCCAGTTATAGGCACAATATGTGTTCTAAGTGATATGACTCCAGGTTTATAATGCCAATAGTAAAAGTATCAAACCCAACACCACTTCTTCCGCCAGTAATAAAAATTGGCAATAAAATATTTAAAATCAAAATAAAGTAGTTAGGATAAGTCATGGCTAAGAGCATGGACTTTCCCCCAAAGAAAAAATATCTAGAAACAATCCAAGAAGTTAAAACAACAGAGTACATTGCCGTACCTGGAATTACTGGAGAAAAAGGCGAAGTTGGGCCATCGGGACCACAAGGTCCTAAAGGCGACAAAGGCGACAAAGGTGACAAAGGTGATATAGGAAGACATGGGCCACAGGGTGAACGTGGGGAGCCAGGAAGGGCGGGGGATGGATATGATAGCCCATCTGGTCAGTATCCTGGCTGGGCTTATTATGCAAATAAAAGTACGCAAGAATATAGGCTAGGTCCAGAAAGAGGCGAAGATGGTTGGGTAAGTTTTTTCTTAGATCTAGACGAATTAAAAACCATTGAATCCTATTTGCCAAATAAATCTGTTTCTCTATTAAACTTAACAGCAAAAAATATAAATTTAAAAACCTTAAAGGTTGGTTCAAAAGTAGAAATTCGGTATGATTTTTCTTTAGAAACCTACACTTCAAATACAGAGGTTTGGATAAGAACTCTTTTGCGAGATGAAGAAATTTCTCCAATGGGGTATGTTGGATTACTTAAATATCAATACTTGTATGACATTTCACATTGTCAAACCATCTTTATTAATAGCGATAAAATTAAAAACTATGGAGGGCAACCTCAAATTAGAACTGACAACGAAGGCTCTTTTATTTTAAAAGGGATATATGTATCAGTCTCTTAGTGGTATAATGTTACAGGAGGAATAATGGCATTTCCAGGTTCTTATAATTTTAGTTACTATCGTGGCGATAGGTATGAGTTTGTAATCCGTCCAAAAACTGCAAATGGTGGCGCTTTTGATTTAACAGGTTATAGCGCAAACTTTACTGTTGCTAATGCAAGAGGAGAGGGTAAAACTCAGTACGAAATGCAGGCTGTTGTTGATGGATCTGCAGATACCGTAACTTGTACAATCCTACCAGGCGCAGGAGAAGCGCTAACTGCTGGAAGTTATGTTTATGACGTTCAAATAGATTCTGGCGCAACATTAGTTTATACACTTTTAACGGGAACTGTAACAGTAGTAGATGATATTACTGGAGCAGATGATTCATAATGGTTGACGTACTACTTAATACTGACGATGTTGTTGTTATAGGACCACCAGAGTCAATTGACTTATTAATTGACATTGGACCACAAGGAACTCGTGGTAGTAAGTTTATTGTTGGTTCTGGAGAGCCCAATGCATTAACAGCAAGTGGTGTTTTATTTGGAAATACTTTAATTTTAAATGATATGTATATTAATACCGCCCCAGGAGAAAATTATGGATATATGTATCAATATATTTCCCAGGCTGGTGCAAATACTTGGGTTGAAGTTTTAAAAGTAAGTCCAGCAATTTACTCATCTGTAAGAGCAGTCACATTCACATCTGGTGCAGGATCAACAACCATTCCAATATCAAACATTGTAACAGTTAGCGGTTCACCACTTACCGCTTCAAACTTTAATGTTCAGTTTCAAATTGAAGGAGCAAATCCAATTGCTTCATCAATGGAGATTCCTGCTTTAGTAGGTGCAGGAACAAACTTAGTAATAAATTTTGACGCAGTTCAATATAGCGGTGGCACTTGGTCAGCACTTACTGGAAGTAAAACGGTCCATTTGTTTATTTCTATAGTTTAATATAAAAATGGTATAATTTTAAAGAGGTGACCCAATGGCTGTAGAAAATATAGGAAGTTTAGTACCCACCAAGATTCCAGCATTAGCAGATGATGCGGATATTCAAGATGCGCTAAGAGCGTATCATTATGGCTCTTATGATTTTGATACCGCAGAAACAGATGCAACAGAACTTTTAAATCCATCAATTGCTTATACAATTAATAGTTTACAAACTCAAATTACTACAAAGGCTGCGCTAGAGGTTTCAGCAAGAGATAGTTCAAGAGTAACTACAACTGCACCAACTTCTGCTGCGTTCACTGCATTTTCTAATACAATTCCAGATGGTTATATTTGGGTAGACAAAGATGCTACTGCACAAGTAGGATATATATCAGCAACATCTGTTTATACTGCAACACAGCCAACAACTGGTTTGGCTAACGGTGTTATTTGGATTAAAAAAGGATCAAGCCCTATAGAGATGTATGTTTATAATGGCGATACTAGCGTTTTTAATCGGGTGATTTAATGCCAACAACTTTTGATGAAGATGGAAAGCCAGGGTATATCTACAACGTAGCAGATGATAAATGGTATGCCATTTCTGGTAAGACGGATACATCTGGAACTTTTGAATGGGCTGGTCTACAAAGTTATTTATCTTCTGTGACAATGCTTGAAGCATTAGTTGCAAAAAAAGGTATAAATAATTATCTTAATCCAGCAGCAAGAGACGCCTCAATTTCTTCTCCAACCGCTGGAGCCATATGTGTAATAAGACAAGATTCAAGCGGTAATGTTATAAATACCTTACAAATTTATGATGGATCAAGTTGGGTATCAATTGCAAGACAATCCTTAGTTGAAGAACTAGAACTTAGAACTATTATGGGTCTATATACTTTATAAAAAGATGATATAATAATCCTATACCACAGAAAGGTAGTAATTAATGGCTACAGTAACAAAAGCACTTTCAAGAACGGCTGCTGCAACTTCAAGCACAACTCTTTATACCGTTCCAAACACATCAACAACGACTGTTGTTACAAATATTGTAATTTCAAATACAGCCGCTTCAACATCAACAGCAACAATTTTAATTGATGCAATAAATATAATTCCAACAGTCTCAATTGCAGCAAACTCTGTTTTTGGTTTTGACTTAAAGCAGGTTATTCCAGCAAATGCAACCCCTAAACTAGTTAGTGGTTATGCATCAACTACTGCTGTAACATTCCACATTAGCGGAGTGGAGATTTCATAATGGCTAGTACAGTATTTCCAGTAGCAACTTCTTCCAGTGCTTCTGGTCTATCTAAAGCAGTAAATTTAACAAGTTCTGGCACATTTTATACCTTGGTTGACGCAACATTAACTGCAGGAAATTATACAATTACTTCACCAAGCACAATTGCCGTAACTGCAACATTTTATGATGCTTCATATACATCAATAGCAAGTGGAACTACAAGTTCTGGAACTATTGGTGTAATTGTTCCAACTGATGCAAGCAGAGTAATGTTATATGCAGCAGCAGGATCAAGTGTTGGTGTAACAATACAGTTAACTGGTTTAATTCTTAGTCCTACGTATACATCTGCTGGCACAGAAACATTAACATCTACTCAAACCTATACAGAATCAAGTACTTCTGGTTATGCCCTGACTTTAGTAGTTGGTGGTGGTGGTTCTGGTTCAAGTGGTGGATATTATCCAGGCGGTGGCGGTGGATCAGGTGGAATTGCTTTTGGTATTGCTCAATTAACTGGAACCACTACAGCCATGGTTGGTAGTTCTAACGGAACTTCAACTTTTGGAGCAATTACTGCAACTGGTGGTGGCACCAACGGAAATTATCAAGGATCCTCTGGTGGCTCTCCTAACGGAGCCTCTGGTGGCTCAAGTGGTTGTTTTTATGGTGGTGGCGCGGCAGGCTCTGCAACTATAGTTGTAAATTCAGCCATGAATGCTGGAACTACTGGTGGTGGTGGCGGGGCTAGAGGAAAGTTTGTTAATCACCCACCAGGTGCTGGCGCTGGCTCAGGTATTGGAACTGGCGGTTCAGGTGGTAATAACGGTTCAGCAGGAACAGGATATGGCGCTGGCGGTGGCGGTGCGAACTCATCAGGTGGCGCAGGATCACAAGGCGTAATATATGTTAGGAGATTTTAAATGAAACAATATGCTGTTATAGAAAACTCAACCGTTATTAATTTAATTGTTGCAGATTCAAAAGAACTAGCAGAAAACATGACTGGCAAAGAATGTGTTGAATCAGATAGTCCTCAAATTATTGTTGGTTCTGTTTTGGTTGATAATATCTTAAAACCATATGCCTCTTGGATACTAAACAGTGACAATGAATGGATTCCACCAAAACAATACCCAACAGGACTTAAAGATCTTCGTAAATTCCCTCTATGGAATGAAGAAAAAAATGATTTTGACTTATTTGATATACCAGAAATTGATCTTGGTTCTAATCCTTAATAAAAAATATAAAAAAAAATACCCCCAAGGCATATAGCCAAGGGGGATTTTTTATTTAATTGTTATTTACATGGATATTTGTTGTACCACTCTTGATACCGTGTTCCATTTATGGAAGTCCAAGCAGACCAGTCTTTTCCACCCTTAGTCATATGTAGAGTAATCTGTGCATTTACTACTGGATTTAGTAGTTCAGCATTTGAGTCTAACTCAAACTTATCTCTACGATCTGACCCTAGTTCTCCAAGCATGTTGATCTGAAATACTCCATAAGAACTATCTCCAGTTTTTACATTGCCGTTAAAGGCAAGAGGACGACCATTAGATTCTGCCTTTGCAATAGCACAAGCAGACCTTAAAGCCTTTCCTTCAAACCCAACCTGACGCAACATATCAACTAACTGCCCATCAGTCAAATTATGAGCATTTTCATACTTTTCTAATTTTTTGTCTTTAGAAACCAAAAAAGCCACCTGTTGGGTGGCAGATTTCACGGATTGCTTAATTAGTAAGTTATTTTCATTTGTTGCATTTGCTGAAGCCGAAAAGACGGTACTGCAAATAACCAACGTTAATACCCCTAGCCAAACATTTGCTTCTCTCATTGTAGAATACCTCCTAGAGAACAAATGCTACCAATAGGTAGCATGTATTAATTATAACACTAATTTGGCTCTTTGGTCAAGTTAAGGCAATAAAATATAAAAATACTTTAAATATTATATTAGTTAATGGTATAATGATATAACTATGGCACAATATAGAAACCCCGATGAATCTGCAATTACGCCTCAACCAACGGCTCCAGCAACGTACAGTCTTGGAAATATTCCACCATTAGTTAACTGGACAGTTGTTATTGGAGATAGTGCATCTTTTAGAATTTATGTAGAAGATGATCTTGGAAATGAATTAGATTATACAAATGATGAAAGCGGAGATATTACTGGCTGGGATATCAAAGCAGATTTTAGACGGTATTCAGATAATATCGGAACCGACCTAATATTTAGTATAACTCCATATGCAACAGTATTTGATGATGCAGGAGAATTCACAGTAACTTTATCCCCAGCACAATCTAAGCAACTAAGAACTGGTGATGTATTTGATGTTCAGTTAACCGATGCTAATCGTGTTTGGACGGTATGTCAAGGTGAAATGATTATGATAGGCGAAGTTACAGATCAGAGTTAATAAATGGCTACTACAACAATCAGCAATATATCAAACCCTGTTTCTCTTCAAGATATAAAACCAACAAAAACCCTCTCAAATATAAAACCCTTTAACTCAACAGCATCTAATGTTGCTTTAGGTGCAGTTCTTGCTATTGCTACATTAACTAATACCGTCGCAGTTTCTGATTTAAAACCAATACCGTCAAATTTTCAAAAAGTAGACTATGCAAAAGTTATTACACCAGCATCAGTTTTGCCTTTTAGGCTTACACTTACAAACATTGGTATTGAGGGATACAACCCAGCAAATCCTCCTGGAATTGGTATTCAGATAATTGGTTTCTCTAATTATATTCTTTAACATAATGATATAATAACCTCATGGCAAAGATATCAACCACCAACGTAAAGGCCCTGTTTCAGACAGGCGATAGACCAACTCAGGAAAACTATATAGATTTAATTGATAGTACTTCTGCTAGGTCTACCGATCTTGGATCAGACGGCAATAACGAGTTAACAATTAATGGAATTGAGAACTCAACAGTATTTGATAGTTTTGCATCAAGTGAGTTTAGATCAATGAAATATATGATCTCACTCAAGCATGTAGCAGGCGGTGCAAATAAGTACTCTGTTACAGAATTAACAATATTGAATGATGGATCAGATGTATCTGTTAGTCAATATGGCACTATTGAAAATGATGGGAATATTGGCACCATCTCTGTTTCAAAGGCTGGAGACACAGTTTCACTAACTGTGGTTCCTGTGGGGGGAAGTACACCTATAACTCTACGCTATTTGCGTATGGGATTAAAGGCCTAACCAAGGAGATAAAAGATGGCAACAGTAACAAAAGACTTTAGAGTAAAATCGGGACTGATAGTTGAGGGATCAACTGCAACCGTTAATGGAAAAAATGTAATCACAGCAGGCATCGTTGATGCTAAAGGTGATTTAATTGTTGGTAGCGCAGATGACACAGTAGTTCGTCTTGCCGCTGGAACAAATAACTATGTTCTTACAGCAGATTCAAATGAAACAAGTGGTTTAAAATGGGCAGCACCAGCAGCCGTTGGTACTTTTGATACAAGTATTGTATTTGAAGGTGCAACAGCAGATGCTTATGAAACAACTCTTGCAGTAGTAGATCCAACTCAAGATAATACAATTACGCTTCCTAACGTAACAGGCACTGTAGTTACAACTGGTGATACTGGAACAGTCTCAGCAACAATGCTTGCTTCAGATTCAGTAACCACTGTAAAGATTTTAAACGCTAACGTAACAGCAGCAAAACTTGCTTCAGATTCTGTAGAGACAGCAAAGATTGTTGACGCTAACGTAACTAACGCTAAACTTGCTGCAGATTCAGTTACAACAGCAAAGATTACAGACTCAAACGTAACAGCAGCAAAATTGGCTGCAGATTCAGTTACAACTGTAAAGATTCTTGATGCTAACGTAACAGATGCAAAACTTGCTGCAAACTCAGTTACAAATGCTAAGATTGCAGATTCAGCAGTAGACACAGCAGAAATTGCAGCAGTTGCAGTAACAGCAGCAAAACTTGCTACAGATTCAGTTGAAACATTAAAGATTAAAGACCTAAACGTAACTACTGGCAAACTTGCAGATAGTGCAGTCACTACAGGAAAGATTACAGATTTAAACGTAACTACTGGTAAACTTGCAGACCTAAACGTAACTACTGGCAAACTTGCAGATAGTGCAGTGACTACAGGAAAGATTACAGATTTAAACGTAACTACTGGCAAACTTGCAGATAGTGCAGTGACTACAGCAAAAATTACAGATGCTAACGTAACCGCTGCTAAACTTGCTGCAGATTCTGTAGAAACAGCAAAAATTGTAGATCAGGCAGTTACTTCAGCAAAGATTGCTAACGATACAATTGTAAACGCAGACATTAACTCTGCAGCAGCAATTGATCAATCAAAGATTTCAGGATTGACAACAGACCTTGGTAACAAACTAGCACTTGCTGGTGGTACAATGTCTGGCGCAATTGCAATGGGTACAAACAAAATCACAGGTCTTGGAGAGCCAACATCTGCACAAGATGCAGCAACAAAATCTTATGTAGACACAACAGTTCAAGGAATTGACTGGAAAGCATCCGTACGTGCAGCAACAACTGCAAACGTAACACTTGCTTCTGCTCTTGAAAATGGAGACGTTCTTGACGGTGTAACTCTTGCAACAGGTAACCGTGTTCTTGTTAAAGATCAATCAACCGCTTCAGAAAACGGTATTTATGTAGTAGCATCCTCTGGAGCACCAACTCGTTCAATTGATGCAGATACAGGTGCTGAAGTTACTTCAAACTTTGCGGTATTCGTAGAAGAAGGATCAGTAAATGCTGACTCTGGATTTACATTAACAAACAACGGTGCAATTACAATTGGTACTACATCACTTGTCTTTACCCAGTTTACTGGTCTTGGACAAATTGTTGCTGGTACAGGATTAGACAAGACTGGAAACACTCTTGATATTGATTCAACTGTAGTAACATTAACAGGTACACAAACTCTTACAAACAAGACACTAACATCACCAACATTAACAACTCCTGATCTTGGAACTCCATCAGCAGGAACTTTAACAAACGCCACTGGTCTTCCAGTAGCAACTGGTATCTCAGGTCTTGGAACTGGCGTAGCAACATTCCTTGCTACACCATCTTCTTCAAACCTTGCAGCAGCATTAACTGATGAAGCAGGGTCTGGAACAGTAGCATTTACTACTAGCCCAACTTTTGTTACACCAACTCTTGGTGCAGCAGCAGCGACAAGTATTGCTCTTCCAGATGCTCTTGTTGGTTCTGCTCTTGCTACCGCATCAACTTCAGCAACAACAATTGACACATGGTCAGCAAGCACTTATTCATCTGCAAAGTATATTGTTCAGATGAAAAAAGGTACTGACATTGAAGTAATTGAATTACTTGTTACAGTTGATGGATCAAACAACGTTTACTTAACAGAGTATGCAGATGTAATCAGCAACGCTGAACTAGGAACAACTAACGCTGTTTACAGTGGTGGAAACGTTCTTCTTCAGGTAACTGGTGCAGCAGTAGATACCGCTGTTAAGGTACACAAGATTTATATTGAAGCATAACTAGAATAGAGGTTAGAAGTGGCAACAGTAAATAAAGACTTCAGGGTAAAGCAC